ATGAAGTAGTTTGAGCTTGATAAACTTTCTTCCATTTTGCGATATCCTTAGTTGGATAATCTTTGTATTCGTTAGTAGACTTAGCTACTATCTTTTCAGTATTAGTTGGTTTCATATTTGAATCCTCCTTATATTTTTTGTTATTAGCTTTTAGCTATTAAAATATTACATAGAAAAAGTCGACTATTTAAGCCGACTATTATAATTTATTTATATCTTTCGATATTAAAGACACATCTCTCATTTCAAAAGTTCTATCAAAGAATCTTTTTCTTAGGTATTCATCATCATTAAAATCATCTTTGATACTCATTGAATGCGCACAATATGTTTCTATTATTTCTTCTCTCTTTTCTTTATCAAAATATGTATAAGTTATTATAGGATAATCTGTATCAAAGTTTATATTTATATCTAATAATTTCTTATTAGAAGAATGAAGAATATTATCTACAATCCTCATTCTATCCATTAAACAGTTTATCATTTTAATAGCCTCCTTATTAAGCTGGTATTATATTAGTTACATCAAACGTATAGAATCTTGGATTTCTAAAGTCTGGTACTATTTTACCTAATAAGTGTACTTTTTTAGGTTCTCCTAATCTCTTATAGTCAGGCATCTTGTTCCATATCCATAATTCTTTACCTACTACTTTACCGTATCTATTTTTAGTTCCTATACAAGTATTATCTTGAAGGTTTAAACATAAATGATTAGCATTGTTAGAAGAACTTCTTGCTTCTAATACTTCTACGTCAGTTAAAGCAAATACAGGTTCTTTTAAATCACCAAAACATAATAATCCTTCATATGGTTGTATAGTATTCTTTTTAATATCTGCTAATGATATTATTTCATCAACTTCTATAGTTACATCTTCTTCAACTTCTTCATTAGTCTCTATAAATAATTGAGCTAATGTACTATTTATTGATTGTCTTAATAGCTCTAATTTAGATTTTTCTACTGTAACTCCAGCAGCTACGTTATGTCCTCCAAAGTCTTTTAAGTTACCTTTTTTAACTTCGTAAGTAAATATAGCATGTAAATCTAATCCTCCATAAGTTCTAGCAGAACCATGTAAATCTTCTCCTTCACCACTTAATAAGATACAAGGCTTACCAAACATCTCTACTACTTTAGAAGCAACAGTTCCTCCAAGTCCTCCTAGATTAGGTACATGTATTATAACCATTAAGTCATTCTTATAGTTATCAGCTTGTTTAGCTATAGATTCCATTATTTCTTTTTCTAAAGCTTTTCTTGAATCATTTAAAGCTATCATTTCATTATATATTTCTTCCACATCTCCATTACCAAACATGAAGTCTGTAGCTTTATGTATATTCCCCATTCTTCCACAAGCATTTATTTGTGGTCCTATTTCAAAAGCTATATCTTTAACTGTTATCTCTTTTAAATTTTTATATGATATGTAGTGTTTAATACCTTCATTAGCACAACCATTATCTATTAACCATAATCCATATCCAACTAATCCTATATTTTCTGGAGTAGCAGGCATCATATCTGTTATAGTGGCTATTGCAACATTAGGTAAGTAATTCATTATAAAAGCATTATCTCCATACATTTCTAATACTCTTCCTGCTATTTTATATGCTACTGCTGTTCCACATAAACCTTTAGCATTTATACTGTCTAAATCATTTAACCATGGGTCTACTACTAAACATTCTGGAGTATGACCAGCTTTAGGAGCATGATGGTCTGTTATTATAACTTCTACTCCTTTAGATTGTAAATATGCTACTTCTTCTTTTTTAGTTATTCCGTTATCTACTGTTATTACTAATATTCTCTTTTTAGTTTTTCTTGGCACTAATGCTTTACAGAAAGACATTGATAATCCGTAACCTTCACATCTATTAGGATAATAAACAGATACTTTACATTTACTTTCTATTGACTCTTTAACAGCCATTAGACTATCAGTCATTACATATCCTGCATTTACTCCATCCGCATCATAATCTGCAAATATATATATCTCTGCTTTATCATCTTCTAAATAAGATACTATTGTTTCAGCCGCTTCATCTACATTCTTTATGCTATTAAATGGTGCTGTATAGAAACCGTCATTTTGTATATATAAATCTAAGTCCGCTTCATTATATCCTCTGTTTAATAATAATGCCACTATCTCTTTAGTAGTCTTATGTTTCTTTGCTAATTTATTTAATAATTCATTACTTACTTGCTTGTCTCTCTTTATTATTTGTATCATCAAAACCCATCTCCTTATATTTCTTATTTACTAATTCTTCTATGACTTCATTTAACCCTTTATTTTTATTAATAGCTTTTATTATTCCCAATCTTGTTACCACGTTAGGGTCAAGTGTAGTTGTAAATTTCTCTCTCGATACTTTACTCATATTGAATTGTCCTCCTTATGTTTTCTTATGATTTAATTATATACGTATTGTACGTATAAGTCAATAAAAATATGCAAAAAAAGAACAAGTTTTTCAACTTGTCCTATATGTATATTAATTAGAAGAACATTCCTACTATTGCACCAGTTGTTAAAGTAGCGAATAATCCAACTAATAAAGCTTTTAATCCCATTTTAGCAACTTCATCTTTTCTTTCAGGAGCTATTATAGAGAATCCTCCAATTTGTATTCCTATAACAGAGAAGTTAGCAAAGTTACATAATATAACTGAAAGTATTACTACTGTTCTTGGAGATAAAGTATTAGCTATTTCCATCATTGATGAATAAGCACTAAACTCATTAACAGCTGTCTTTATTCCTATTAAGCTACTAAAAGCTTGTATTTCATGATTAGGTATATGTAGTAAATATCCTATAGGAGATAATATTAATCCTAGTAATTCATTTAAATTAGTACCAAACATACTAAGTATTCCGTTGATAACAGCAACTAAACCAACAAAAGCTATTAACATAGCACCAACACTTATTGCTAAATCTTTACCTACTGTTGCTCCCTCTCCTATAGCAGAGAATATGTTATCGTGTTCTGATTCAACTATTTCACCGTCAGCTACTTGAGATTCTTCTGTTTCTGGTATGAATAACTTAGATATCATTAAGCAACTAAATGGAACAGTAAATACAGCTATTAAAAGATACTTCATATCTACACCCATCATTGAGTATCCAGCTAATATTGCTCCAGATGCTGAACCAAATCCTCCACACATAACTGCAAATAATTCTGATTTAGTTAATTTACTTATATATGGTTTTATTAATAGCGGTGCTTCTGTACCACTTAAAAATGCATTACCAACTGTAGAAAAAGTTTCTACTTTACCAGTACCCATATACTTAGCTACAGCAGTTCCTATTATTTTAACAAAGAAAGGTATTACTTTTAAGAAATATAATACTGATATTAAAGCAGATGTAAATACTATTAAAGATAATACACTAATAGCAAATATCATTGGTCCTGATGTTAATTCACCAAATACAAATGTAACACCTTCCATACCCATTTGTATTATATTGTTTACACCTATAGCTAAAGCTTCTAATATCTTTTGTCCTATAGGAACTTTTATTACAAAGAATATTAAAACAAATTGTCCTAATAAACCAGCTATTACTGTTCTCCATTTAATAGCTTTCTTATCTTCTGATATTATGTACGATAATCCTATTATAACTGTTAAAGTTATAATACCAAATAATATATTCATTATATTCATTTTAAAATGTGCCTCCTAGTTTCTTATTTCCTTTAATTTTTCTTTTATCATATTAAGTACTTCTTTTTTATGTTCTTCATTATTAACGTAATCATATTTATCTATATCTATAGTTAGTATTGGACTAGCTTTATAATGATTATAAACCCAATTATCATATCCTTCCCATAACCTCTTATAGTAATCATATAGTTCAGGGTCTAATTCATATCCTCTACCTCTATTATTTATTCTATTAAGTATAGTTTCAAAAGAACCAGAAAGATATATCATTAAATCTGGAGCTTTTTTATAATTTAATTCATCTAGCTCCTGCATCATTTCATTTAATAGCCCTTCATATATATTGAATTCTAAATCAGATATTCTTCCTAAGTCATGATTTATTTTAGCGAAATACCAGTCTTCGTATATACTTCTATCTAATACATTATTATCATTAGATAAAGATTGTTTTATACTTTGATATCTTGTTTTTAAGAAATATAACTGTAATAAGAATGGGTATCTTTTTGTTTGTATTTCTTCTTCACTAGCTGTATAGAATAGAGGAAGTATTGGGTTATTATCTACTGATTCATAAAATACTTCTGTCCCTAATTCTTCTCCTAATAATTTTGCTAAACTGCTTTTACCAGCACCTATCATGGCTCCTATAGTTATCACCATTATCCACCTTTCCTTCCTTTAGGTATATCATTAATATGAATTTAAATCATAGGAAGACTGGCTTTTTTACCAGACTTTCTACTACGCTTAAGCATTTCTTTACTTATACCCATTTCAGTACATAATAAATCTATAGCATCTCTTCTTTTTTGATTTACTGTATTGATATGAGCACCCATGTTTTCTGCTATTTGTCTATCATTCCAGTCTTCTAAATAATACTTTATAAGTATTTTTCTTTGGAATGGAGTTAATTTATTAAATATGTCAGAACAAGATTGTCCCGATATCCAAGTTAAATCAGGTAATCCTGTTGAACTTTCATAATAGTTATCTTCATATGATATATCTATATGTACATCTTTATTTCCATTAATACAATCTTCATACTGATAATTTTTATATTGTATACTTAATGGATTATTTATAAATTTCTTTATATGTCTAGCTACTTCATGTCTATAAGTGTTATAAACATAAGCACAAAAGTTTTTGCCTATAGCTTTATATCTTTTAGCTAATGTTAAAAAACACATATTTAAATCTGCTACTATATCTTCTTCAGCTACTTTACCATAAGTCTCTATAACGAAATTAAATTTAGCATATACTTCTGCTCTATTAGCAGCATTAATTTTCTTTCTATATAAAGCTTTCTTTAATTCATAGTCATCTATAAATAAAACTATGAATTCTTTCATCTCTTTATCTGTAAAATCTATATGTGTATATTTTAATAGCGTTAAATATTTTTTAAATAAAGGAGAGAATTTAGCAATTAGTAAATCACCACATACTTTTGCATATTCTTTCTCCTCTTTAGTAGAGTCTTCTGTAAACTGCTTTTGAAAATCAAGTACTAAGTTTTCTATCTCGTCCCACTCTTCCTTTCTTTTAGATTCTTCTTCTAAATTAAAGTTAGTTGTGGGTTGCATATTTCTTCTCCTCTATTTTTTAGATTTTGATTTTTTACGAGCCTTCTTAGCCTTCTCATATTCTGAATACTCTAGCCATGCTTTTGATGGTCCGTCCCATATAACACATTCAAAATTCATGTCAGGGTATTTAAAGTTAAACATTTTTTCTTTAATTTTAAAGTCTGCTGTCTTAATTCCTTTTACGTCTATAACCTTCACTGACTTATCTGCGTAGATTACAAGAAAGTCTGCTATGTACTTAATAGCTCTATTTATTGGAGCTTTATGTTTTCTTTTTAGCTTATCAAAATCAGGATGACTATCAGGTATAGATTTACCTTCAACTATTATAAATCTTTCTTGTAATACGAATTCAGGTTGTGTTTCAAATTTTAATATTCTCCCTGCTTTTTGTTCAGCTTTTAAATAAACATAATAATCTGATTCCATTTTTGAATCAAATGTTATTCCATCTATTGTAGTTTTCTTATGAGCTATCTTTCCTTCGCTCTTCTTTCTCTTGTATCTAGCCATTTATCATTTCCCCCATATTGTCATTATTTTTTTATTTTTGGTTCAACTCTTTTAGCTGAACTTATGTTAGTCTTTACTTTAACTGTCTTTTTAGATTTAGGCATTTCTGCTTTAAATCCTACTTCTTCTGATAAGTAAATACCTTTCTTAGCCATATATTACACCTCCTCTTGTCCTGTCCATGATTTACATATTCCTCTTGCTATACATGAACTACACATAAAAGTTTCTCTTGGATATATTATATTAGACTTAATAGCTTTACTTACCATTGTAAGCATAGATTCTAGTTTTTTAAAGTCTCTTGTGCCTCTTATTGTTTCTATTGTCTTGCCTGTAGCTGGAGAATAATAAGTAAATACTGCATCTTTTTTAAACATTTGTTTAATAGCATATGCGTCTATTGTATGTTTTAATTTAGTATCTATATCTATTCTCTCTGGTAAACTCCTATTAAAATGTGGAACAAATACTTCTATATGAGTTCCTTTATCTATTATAGGATTTAAAACACCTGTTAAACAAACTTGTGTGCCTGGTATTTCTATCTTATAAGAAGTGTTACAATCTAGGAATTTTATATTAAACATTTCTATGTATTCATATGTTCTATATACATATCCCCATCCATCTAATATTTTCTTAGCACCTAAGAATTCATTTTCTTTAGCTAATGAATCCCATTTTCTTTTAAATGTACTAAAGTCAGATTTCATTCCATTAACTCTTGCATTTATATTGCTGTTAATAGCTTCATAACATATCTGATTAAATGTCTTTTGTTCTTCTAAAACATGTCCCTTTTTTATTAATTGATATCTTAATGGGCATTTTATATATTCAAAGAACTCTTTTTCTTTTAATTCCATTTATTATCAACTCCTTTAAATTTATTATATACGTATCGTACGTATAAGTCAATAAGAAAATTAAAATAAAAAAGAGAGGATTACCTCTCTAAATTAATGGAACCAGTGTTTAGCGTTCCTTACTATCCAAACTGATGTAGCGAATAAGTCTTGTGGAGAGTTTGGACTTGGTTTAGTTTTAGACATTGGAGTACAATCTCCTAATTGTCCTTCTATTGTATCCCATACCATTTCTCTCATTTGTTCTGGTAATGGACCATATTGATATATTCCTTCTCTACCAGCTATTTCATCAAATTCTTCTCTAGCTTTAAATAAAGAAGTCATTAAATGTTTTTCATCAAAGTATACATTGTGTAACATAGCAGCTACTAATAATGCATCTACGTATGTTTGATGATTATCTGGAGTTAATAGCTCTTTTCTTATTAAGAAATCCATAGCTATTTCTGCTACTTTATTTTCATATTCAGTTATTTTATAATCAGCTTTCTTTAAGCATTCTTCTGTAAATAATCTTAAATCATCTACTTTTATAAAGTTTAAATATCTATTTATATTTGATTCATCTGCTAATACAGGAAACATCTCTTTAACAGACATAAATTTTTCCTTATTCATTTATATTTAACTCCTTCGCTTCCATAGCTTCAATTCCTCTATGTTTTTGCACTTCTTCTCTAAGTTGTTCTAATTCTTCAGCTAATAATCTTGATTGAGCTCTTTCAGCTGCTAAATCTATATTTAATTGTGCTATAGTGTTTCCTAAGTTAGTTATCATTCCTTGTATTATATTTTCGTTCATATTATTTTCCTCCATCTTCGAATTGTACATTAGGTACATTTATTGTTGTTTTACTTATTAATTTATTAATTTTCCATTCCTCATGTAATTCTTTATTACAAAGGTTATATCTTTTTCCTCTTTGAGTATCTTCAGCTTTACATATTCTACAGTCTTCATCTCTAGAATCATAAGCTCTACATCCATAACATGCTGGACACATTTGATAGTTAATACATGCTATCTTATTTCCTCTAACTGAAGAAGGTTGTTTTACATTCATTATTTCTTAATAGCTTTCTCTATATAAGCTATAACTTCTTCATGTGTCCCATTATCTACTAATTCTTTAGGTAACTCTAATACTTCATCTTCTGTTAATGTGTCTTTATGTACTAATACATAATCACCTAACATTTCTTGTAAGTGGTCTAAACATATACAGTAAGATAAACCATTTACATTTATTTTAAATACTTCTTGATATTCTATATTATGCTCAGGTCCTATAGTTTGTCCTGGCTTAACACATTTATAGCAATAATCTAATCCATTTGCTAATTGTATTCCATCTACTATTGTTTTTTCAAATATAGCCATCTTTAATAGCCCTCCTTTTAATTCTTATATTATTTTATATATGAAAAAAGACTAAGCTTTATGCTTAGCCTTTAACTATTGAATCTAAATCTACATCTCCAGGAACGATTATGATTCCTGATTGGTCTGGTATATATATTTTAGGCTCTATAGTAAGAGTGTTATGTATTAATTCTTTTTTCTTATCTATTATTCTTACAAATATAAAATCTTTATATTTATTGAAATCTGACGGTAGTTCTCCGTATAGATAGTCATCTTCTGCATCTTCTCCTGTAAGAGTAAACCACTCTTCCCCATCAAGGGAATACTGAGCTTCATCATCCATTCCCATATTAAATACTTCTACTTTAACGAATAGATGTTTATCTAGTGAAAAAGTATTAGACTCATATACTTCATAATTTCTAGTCCATGGTTTTATATCTGGAGCTTGTATTACAGATTCATAAGGTATATCTTCTACTATTCCGTCTATTCTTCTTTGTATTATCTCTTCTAATGTCATGTTAACTTCATCTTCGTAAACAGTCATTGAATGATATGGTTCTTTATTTTTTGTAGCTTTATACATATCTGCTGTCATTAATAGCGGTATTGCTTTTTCAGATTCAAATGCTATTGTTTTAGCAGTATAAATATAGTTATTTAATGTTATAGAACATGAAGTTTGTATATCTGCATAATCACTTGTTGAAGTAGAATAAACATATAGATAAGGTTTTGAGCCAACTTGATTTGCCCAATTGACAACTTCAGAACTCATAGTTATTGCTCTATTAGACATAGTCTTTCCTGAACCTGGTCCTCCTGTTGTTGCATTGAATTGTCCAGTAGGTGTTCCTGGTGTTGAACTTGGAGCTCCATTATTTCTATGGAATCTAAGAGTTTGATTATTGTTATAAGAACCTGCTCCACCTCTTACTCCTGTAAAAGTAGCTGAGCCAATTGAAGTAATACTTCCTGAACCTGGAAAGTTAGCAGCATTTAAGCCTAAGTATCCCATACAAGAACCATAAGAACTATACACACCTTGTCTAGCAATATTTGTATTTAACCATTTTGAATCTCTATATGTATTAAATGAAGTTGAAGATATAGTTTTACTTGTTGTAACAGCTGTTTCTGGATACAATTGTGTCCAAGCTGAACCATTCCATTTTTGTACTTTAGCATCTACCCAAGCACTCCCATTCCATTTTTTAACTGGTGCAGTAACCCAAGCAGAACCGTTCCATTTTTTTGTATAAACTGCCATTATATATTCCTCCTTTAAATTAATAATAAAGACCGAACTAATATTGCTCAGTCTTTATTATATTAATAGCTTTTAAGCTTGAATCCATACATCTCCAGTAGCAACTCCTGATGGAGTACCAGATTGTATAAATAATCTTTTACCAGCTATTATAGCGTTAACTGTACTATTACATTGAGTAGCTCTAAACTCTCTAAGTCCACTAGAAGTAGAATTAGTACCAGCAGCATATAAAGCATCTCCAGCAACATCGTATTCTATACGAACGTTATCTGAGAATCTTATGCTAGGATAACTTGTGTTTGTTAATTTTAAACCAATAGCTCTTAAATCACCACAGTCAACAGTTGCTCTTGCTCCAGTTCTGTCTATTAAGTATATTAAATTATTATCACTTGAAGCCATTATGCTAGTTCCAAATCTTAAATAGTCACAAGTTAAATTACCACCAGCTCCTTGTATCCATAAGTTTCCTCTAGCTAAAGCTATATTATTCATACCATATATAATACCTTTTAAATTAGAATCACCTGCAACATCTATATTTGTTAACCAAGCTTTCTTAAATCTATAAGAAGATGTTCCTATATCTGGTATAGTTTCATCTGCATTTCTAGGAGACCAGAACGCTTCCCCACCAAACACATAACTACTTGTTTGTTTGTTATCTGTCATATTATATGTTGATAATGCAACAGAGCCTCCACCATAAGAATATACATCCATAGAACCTCTCATATCTTTAGAACTTAAAGTTCTATGAACATTTATCTTACTAACAGCTCCATCTGATTTTTTAATAGTTAAATCACCAGTTAAAGTGCCACCTGTAAGTGGAAGATAGTTTCCAGAAACTCCTCCAGTTGCACCTATTTCAGCTAACGTCCAAGTTACATTCCCAGACCCATCAACTGTCTTAGTTGTGTTACCTATTGTAATACTTCTAGCTGTTCCCCATTTAGCAGTTGTTATATTCGCAGAACCGTTAAATGAAGTACCGTTTATTGTTCTAGCAGTTGTTAAAGTATTTGCAGAGTTAGCCGTTGATACATGTCCTGCATCTGTAGCTCTAACTAAAGTAGATGCATATGTTCTTAAATTTCTCATATTAGCTTCAGTATATGCATTTGTACCAGAAGCATTTGTATTGTATTTAGTCCATATTTCTGAATGTGCTTGACTTCTACCATTTTCTGATAACACATACCATGTCATACCTGCATAAGCACCAGGTGACTTATAAAATACATCCATACATGCACTTCTTGGTTGACTCATTAAGTTAAATACTAAAGCATCTGCAGCGAATCCATGTCTAACAAGCCATTTTATTTCTCCATCTGAACTATTTGCATTCGCTATCTCATTAGTTCTAAATGCTATTTTGGCAATACCAAATCCACCACCATGATAACCTGAATGCATTACTATTATTATAGATTTATCAACATATTTTGCATTAGCTATATCAGTTGTTAAAATTCTATGATATAAGTTAGTATTATTATCATTAACATTACAGCAATAGTTTTCTACTGGTATAGTGTAGTTAGTAGAGCCATTTACTGAAACACCGTTTAGACTTCTTGCAGTACCCCAGTTTGCTGTTGTGATATTTCCTGTACCATCGAAATTCGTACCGTTTATAGCTCTAGCAGTTGTTAAAATCTTAGCTGAATTTACATTAAAATTAGATACGTCTTTTAAAAACATAATTTCCATCCTTTCTATTATATACCTACATTTTTAATAGCTAAATGTCGGTATATCTTTCTATATAAGCTTTTTAAATTTAAATGTTATATTTGAAGCTGCTGAAAAAGCATGTGTACAAGATATTTGTAATTTTAAATATCCACCACCTGTTGTTCTTATAGTTCTTAAATATACATGCTTTCCATTGCTTGCATGACCTGCTTTATGAAGTAATATTTCGTCAGCTTCACCAGAGTTACTAGTTCCACTATACCAAGACATTATTCCAGAATAGAATTCTTGATATTGGCCTACGTTAGTCCCATCATTTACATACATTTGAACTGCATAGGTTCCTGATTCTAAGTTAGAGCCAGCTATTCCTGTATCTACCCAAGAAGTAGTGACATTTAATAATTTTGTTATAGTAGTTATATCATTAGCTGTTGCTTTTATAGTTACATTTCCAGAACCATCAAATGAAGCAGACCCAGAAAGTATTCCTCCAAGAGATATAGTTCTAGCAGTTGCCAATTTAACAGCTGCATCTGCATTGCCTCCTGCACTAGAAGAACCAGCGTAATTATGTGTATGTGAAATTGCTGCCGCACCTATTTCAGATACTGTTGGTTTATCCCCAGCATGATACACTTTGTTACCATTAAAGGTTAATTCCTTTCCTAGTATTTTCATATTTTCAACTCCTTTAATTTAAATTATATTTATATTTTTTATTACATTATATATATACTATATAGTGTTGGGCTACGCCAATAATCGACAAATTTTTTTCTATTAAATAAATAAAAAAATAGGGACTAGAAATCCCCATCTTTTTCCTGTTTAATAATTTTTTCTAATTTTGAAACTTTTTCTTCTAATAGCTCTCTTCTCTTTATTTCTTCTTGAAGAGCACCAGTTAATAAGAATACATAATTGTTTAAACTATAAGCAAGCTTCCCATCTTGTTCTCCAACAAAAGTTTTACCTACTCTGTCTTCTGATATTTCATTAGCTATGAAACCTATTTTATTATCAAAAGAACTTTTTTCATATTCATCATTTTCATTTAGTTGCTTATAGTTAAATAAGTATAATAATAACTTATCTTTTATAAAATCAAACATTTCAGGTCTTGTTACATCATAAGATGTATCTAATGTTTTTTGATTCTCATTGATTATATCTAAGTTAGCTGTTTTTTCTTCAGAATTTGCTACACGTCTAATATTTTCTTTTAGACTCATATCTGACCAACTACCGCTATTAGCCCATACAGAACCTGCATATACACTAGCACCATTACCTGCTGTATCTATTAAATGTATCTTTTTATTATTATCACCTGCAAGTATATTTTCATTGAATCTTAAGTAATCACAAGTCATCATATTACCAATTGTTCCACAATATAAAGAACCGTTAGCTAGAGCTATATTATTAACACCATATATAGCACCTTTTGTTGTTATACCACCTCCTGAAGTTATAGAATTGTCAACTCTTAAATTGCTAGTCACTGTCGCACTACCATAACACTCTAAAGCATTTGTAACTATAGATGAAGAGTTGAAGCTTTTAGAAGATAGAGCCCCTGCACTTGTAAGATTAAAATTAGGAGATGATATGATAAACTCACTAACATTTAACTTTAAAGGATTAGCAGATATAGTTAAACCTGCAAAACCAGATGACTGTGACAATACAGCTCCTTCAGAAAATCTTAATTCTCTTAATCCAGTTATCTTACTTGGAATAGTAGTGGATATTGTTATATCCTTTGTTCCATCAAAGTCAACTCCATTAATTTTTCTTGCTGTCGCTAATTTAGTTGCTTTTGCTGCTGTGGATGTATAATCTAAATATGTATTTGCTATATAATCAGCACTCCACAATGTAGTTCTAGATATAGCTCCATCATTAATAGCTGATGTTTTTATATAAGTTGAATCATGATTGTGATTTGATGTTGCTGCACCTATTTCATTTACTGTTGGCTTATTGCCAACATGATATACCTTATTTCCATTGAAAGTTAGCTCTTTCCCAAATAATTTCATATTTTCCAACCCCTTTCTCTATATAAATTACCTCTTCATTTCTTTATAATTACTTCTTTTTATTGATTATACTGGCACTATTTATGGTGAACAATGTCGAAGGTGTATTAAAAATAAAAAAGAGAGGTAAATACCTCTCCTATATATGTTACTGTATATTATTATTTAGGGAATCCATTACTCCAACCTTGTGGCACAGTTGTCATAGAGAATCTTCTCCATTCCTTAGTAATTTCTACCATTTTAGGTTGACATATACCTTTATTGTGTTGCCAACTGTCATGGAACATTAAACCTTCTGCTAACCACCAATCTCCGCCACAATTACTACAATAATGAGTTTGGTCTCTATCATCTACACCATTTTCATCCCACTTAACTTTTCTCAAATCTATACAAGTATAAATGTATTGGTATTTAGTATCAAAAGCCTTTATATTTGAAAATGGGTGATACATACAGTTTTCTGAATTAATCTTGTTTGCTTCTCTAAGTATTATAGTTTTTGATGTGCTAGATTGTTTAACACTGTCTCCAAAATATCTATTGCTGTCTCCATTAAATGACTCTGCATAAAAGTTACCATTTGGTACAGGTAGATGTTGAACTAATTCCCACTTTCCATTATACCAACCATAAACTTTTATATCCTTCATCTCAACACCTGTATTTTGAGTAAAAGGTGTTCCTTCAACTCTATATACATTAGACCAACAACCTAGTGCTTGAAACGCACCTGTTCCTGGACATCCACTTTGACCACAACTGTGAGCCATAGCAGTAGGTCTATATTGGTTTTCCCATCTACTATTGTGTTTCCAACCTGTTATATTACCATTAGGTATGGCTTCGTGTGCTTGACCCATTGGGTACATTTTGTCAAGTATATACTCAGGAGTACAAGATTTAGTATATTCATTAGAAGGTTCAGGACTAATACCACCACCTCCACTTGAGGATGCAGTAACTGTTACAGAACAAGAAGTCTCAAATTTCCCATCAGAAGTTCTAAATCTTATTGAAGTTTGTCCTTGACCTACTCCTGTTATTCTGTATCTGTAACTTTCTAAATCAGATACACTAGCAATAGCTCCACTGCTGCTCATATACTCAATATTTTTGTTTGTAACATTACTTCCAAATGATATTGTTACGTCAGCAGTTTTACCAGTTTCTATTGAAATACTTGCAGGTTCTACTTTTATTCCAGAAGTAGTTGTACCTCCACTTCCACCAGAGTCTGAACCTCCACCAGAATAACTACTTACTATTATACTAAATGTATTTGATGTTGCTATATCCACATACTCATTACCAACATAGTTTTTAGCTATTAAAGTTATGTTATCATGTGTACCAATACTTAAGTTACCAGTATAACATACTACTTTTCCAGAACTTGTATCTCTGTAAGCACTTACAAGATAAGTTCCATTTTGTCTTAATTCCCAAGCACAAGAAGAAGGGATATTAACGTTTGTTGTGTAACTTATTTCTAGCATTTCAGTATGTTTTATAGTATAAGAACTATCAACAGTCATACTATTGCTTGGATTTAGTATAGGCGGTTGTTCTGGTTCTGGGTTAGGCTCAACAACTTTTTCAGATATATTAACATGGACATCGTATTTAAATCCACCATCATCTGTCGTAGCTGTAATTTTTGCATATCCTGGATTTATTGCAGTAATTAAACCTGTTTCATTAACAGTAGCAACATTTGGGTAATCAGAATACCAATAAATAATCTGATTAGTAGCATTACTCGGAATAACAGATGCAATCATTTGTCTTGTTTGTCCTACAGTTAATGCGATATTCCAATCATCAACTGTTATACCTTTAACTGGTATAATAGTTTCTTCACCATTATCGCCACCACTATTATCACCTTTATTTATTAAATTTAATAACTCATTAATAGCTCCAATAACTGTTTTATTAGAAGTGTTTAATGAATTAAAAATTGTAGTAGAATCAAATGTACCAGTATCTCCTTTTTCCCCTTTAAGAGAACCGTCATCTAATTTTTGTTGTAGTGTTTTACCATCTGTAAATAAAACATCTGAAGCAACTAGTTTATTTCCCCCATGATAAATGTTTTTACCATTGAATGTTAAATTTTTGCCAACTATTTTCATAAATATTTTCCCCCTTTTATTATCAAAACACCATTTCTTAGATAAAGATTTTAGATGCTATTTTATAGTTTTGTTGCAAAGAATAACAGGATAGAAAAATTCGTTATTTCTCTATCCTGCGTAATAGTTTAAATTATCCAGTTACCACTACTCTGTAAGCACCAGAAGCAGGAGCAGAAGCAAATAATATATCTATATTATTAGAGTCAAATATTTGAACGTCTGCCATTACTACTTGCTTAGTAGCAACCTCTTTAACAGTTATAGTAACATCTTCAGTTCCTAAGTTATGAGCAACTCTTATAGTAGTAGCTGAACCATTTCCTATATTAGCAGCATATTTTCTAGCATATACACCATTATGGTTATGGTTAGAAGCAGCGTAGTTATGAGTATGTGATGTTATAGCACCTGTTAACTTAGCTTCTATTTCAGCTTTAGTTATATCACTGTTCTTTTGAGCATTAGCAGGAGCGTGAGCAGCTTGAGAATGGTTATAAGCTATTAAACCTTGGTCCCCTCTAAATGCTGTAGATGAAGTTGTACCTAAAGCTAAGTTAGATTTAGCATTCCAAGCATTTCTTTCAGAAGCAGTTATGTGAACTGTAGTATCGCTTGTATGTGATGCAGGAGCGTAAGAACCTGCAACTTGCTTTCCGTCTAAAGCTTTTTCTAACTTACCTAAAGCTGCATTTAATGTATCAGAAGCAGCTAAAACACCAGTTACAGTTGGTTTAGCATATCCTGTTAAGTTAACTTGAGCTCCTGTATGTGTATGTGAGCTATTAGCCTTCTTAGCTAACTCTGTATCTACATAAGATTTTTCAGCTTTAGTTCCAACTTTTTGTAATAAGTCAGTAACACCAGCTTGGTTTCCTTGAACAGCACTAGCTAATTCTTGTAATGTATCAAGAGCCTCTGGAGCAGAACCAACTAAATCTGCTACTTTTTTATTAGCATATGTTTTTGCATCTGCAAGAGCTTTGTCAGCTTTAGCTTGAGCACCAGAAGTAGTTTCTTTAGCATTCCAAGTAGACTTTTCAGAAGCACTAACAGTTTCACCATTAACAGCTATTGTTATTTTATCGGTAGTAGCATCTGAAGTTAAAACTATATTAGAACCAGCTACGAATTCTAATGTATCAGTTGCACTATCAGCAGCTACAGTAGTAGTTCCTACTTTAACATTTGAGAATGCATTTTGGTTTACATATTCACTATGTGTATGTGATGCTGGTGTAAATGTAGAAGGTTTCCCTGTTACTTCACTCCAAGCAGGTACATAACTAGCAGGCTTGTAAACACCATTGTGGTTATGATTAGAAGCAGCTTTACCATCTAATGCTGATTGTAAACCAGATATTTGAGCTATTGTATGAGTAGATGGATGTTCATATCCTAAATCAACCCATTTAGTTCCATTGTATCCAAAGTATTTGTTACTAGCTGTATTGAAGTATATTTGTCCAGCAACTGGAGTTGAAGGAGCAGTAGCTAAGTTTTGGATTTTGGCATTTTGTAATTCATTTTGACTTAAGTCAAGATTAACTAAATACTTCATATAATTTTATTCCCCCTTAATTTAGATAAGCAGTTCCTGCAAAACCTGATGCAAAACTGATTGTTAGATTATTAATGTCTGTATGAGAAACATCTCCAATAACAACTGTTCCTGCACTATCCACTATAGATACTGAAGGAAATTTGCCAAGGTTATGATTAATTTCCCAAACATCAGTTGACGTTATTTGATTATGAACATAATGCTTTGGTTTTGCTATTTGTTCTTTTTCTTCTAACGTAACAAACTGAAAGTTTTCATCAGTTATTATCTGGTCAGCAGAAGTCTGAAAATGGACAATCTCATATTCACCCCTCGAGTTTTTGATACGATATCTTGTCTTAATAGCCATTACCACATTTTCCTTTCTGTATTAATTTGACAAACAAAAATTTTTTTTGTCTATAATTTAATTACTAAAATTTTATTACAATTTTATATTAGTTTTAAAAAGAAAAAAGGATAGACAAAATACTGTCTACCCTCTTAACTACTAAACTAATTGTAACCAAACATGTCCTGCTTCAGTTTCAGTTGGCTCTTCTTCAGCAACAACTGGAGCAAACTTGCTTATTCTATTATTTAACTTAGTGTCTTCAGCTTTTAAAGCAGTTTCTTTTTCAGTTAAAGAAGAAGTTAATTCTTGTTTAGCTGCATTAACTGAAGAAGTTATAACACCTTCAACTCTAGTTATTTCAGCTTTTCTGTCTTCAACTTCTTTAGCTATGTTAGCTTTATTTTGAGCAGATTCAGTTCTAACTGGAGCAACAACTTCTTCTACTTTAGAATTAACGTAAGCCTCATCAGTCTTACCAGCTAATTCACCATTAACATAAGACTTATCAGCTTTATTGTTTATCTTACCAACTAACTCAGTAGCTAAATCAACTTCAGCTATTTTAGCAGATAACTTTCTGTAAGTAGTATCAGCTTCTGATTTCTTTAAGTAATTAACTAAGTCTAACTCAGAAGTTATTTCGTCAAATACTACCCATCCTTGAGGCACTGCTTTAGCAGATAAAGCATCTACACCTTTGAAGATGTAAGCTCTCTTAGTAGATATAACGTAAGCCATATCTCCAACTTTAGGATTAGCGTTAGTTGTAACTATTTCATCTTCTGTATTAACAACTATAGTGTTGTTATTTTTGTTAGCTACAGTATTTTTTAAGTTTTGTATATCTGACTCATTTGTAGTTACTCTACCTTTTAGAGTATTTATGCTGTTTTCTAATTCTGCTTTATTAGAATCAATTTTTGCATAAGCATTATCTATAGAAGCTTGTAATTCAGTCTTAGCTTCATGAACTTTAGCTTGAGCATCAGCTTTTGCATCTTCTAAAACTTTTGCATCAGCAGCTTTATAAGCAGCATCTATCTTGCCTATTTCACCATTTGTATAAGTTTTAGCAGATTCAACAGCTTCACCTTTAGCTGTAGCTATTCTAGTATCAACTGTTCCTAAAGCAGCTTTGTTAGCTTCTACTTTAGTTTTTAATTCTTCATTAGCTGCATTTATTTCAACAACTTTTTCATCAGTGTAAGCTTTAGCATCATTTAAAGTTTGAGCAGTCTTAGTATCAACTAAACCTCTAACTTCTTCTACAGATGTTTCTACGTCATCTATTCTGCTTCCTAAAGCTCCTTCAGCAGCTGTAGCTCTAGATACTTCAGCAGTTAATTTAGAATCAACAGCATTAACAGCTTGAGTTCTATCTTGAACTTCTTTTGCTATAGCACTAGTGTTAGCAGTTATATCAGTTCTTACTTGTTCTAAATCAGCTGTTTTACCTTCTAAAGCGTCTAATCTACTGTTTATAGTAGTATCAGCGTTTTTATATGCAGCATCTAATTCAGATATTTTATTTCCTAAATCAGAATGTGAAGCTTCTCTATCTTTTATTTCTTTTTCTATAGCAGCAGTGTTTTTAGCTATTGTAGCTTCAGCAGCAGTTAATTTAGAATCTAATTGAGTTATAGATTGAGTGTTAGCGTCAACTTTACCATCTACAGTAGATAATTGATTAGATTGAGCATCTATCATACCTTTTAATACTTTACCTTGTTTAGCAGATAAAGCTGTAGTTTGAGAATCAGACTCTAAAGTATCTTCTACATTAGATTCGAATTGTTCACTATCGAATCCGAATACTTTCCATTGTCCATCTACTAATTGATAAGTCTTCTTGTCAGCTTCAACGTAAACAAGCATACCTTCATATGCTCTGTTTCCAGTTAAGTGAGCATTTCTTTCTTCTAAAGTTTTAACAGTAGCTCTAGAATCAAGTGGTGCTTTAGCTCCTAAATCGAATCCAGATGCAACAGTTATACCTTTACCGAAGTTTGGCTGAGCTGCTCTTTCCATTTCTATTTCTCTTATTGATTTTATTTTAGACATATTCATAGCCCTCCTTATTAATAGTTAAACTTCATATTGAAGTTAGATACAGTTGATGCAGAGTTTACATATACATAATATTCTTGAGCTGTACCATCTAAACCAGTTATAGATACTTCTTGTATTCCGAAAGTACCAGTAACGTCAAAGTTATTAGGGTCTATGATAGACTTTAACTTACCATGAGCCTTTGGATATGCGAATACCATTCTTTGATATTCACAATTGAAAGCATGAGATTTGTTTCCTTTTCCTTCTACTTTCTTAGTAAGACCTTTTACAAGAGCTTCATCTATGCTTGCACCTTCAGCACAAACACCCATGTAGTAAGGGTAAACGAAGTTAAACCATCCAGTATTAACTGTGTAAGACTTGTTAGCAGCATCAGTAACTTTAACAGAGAAGTTTTTGTTGCTATTAACAGTTAAATCAGTAGTTATAGTTAATGTTCCACCATTTTGTACTTCAACACCTTCTTTAGTTTCTAAAACATTAGAACCATCTAAGAATTCAACTTTTGTTATTTTCTCAGATTTTTTAGTAACATTAGCAGTTATATTAGTAACTTTTTGGTTGTTACCTTTTTCAAATGTTCCACCGTTTGGGTTAGATGATGCAGAAACAGTTGGAGCAACATATGGATATAATAACTTATTTAATACTTCTTTAACAGGCATGTTAGCAAAAGTAGAACCAGCTGCTATACCACCTATTGCATTTACAGTAGGCATGTCATTTGTATAAACTGTGTTTTCGTTGAATTGAGTTTTTTCAGCTTCAGTAACGAATTGTCTTTGCTCATCACATTCTACTTGGTCAGCAGATGTTTCTAAGTATACTACTTCATATTCGCCTTCAGCGTTTTTAACTCTATACTTCGCTTTTCTTATATTTGACATTTAGGTGTCCTCCTCTATTTTTATTTAGAGAAGACGAAGAGATGAACACTCCTCATCTCCTCTGCCTTTATATTACTGTCATCATTAGTCAAAACACACTTAAATAAAAAATTAACTTATTCAAAAGAAAGCTTAACTAAATCTTCCCATTCTAATTGAACAGTCTCTATCTTATCTTCAAGTGCTTTTATCTTTTTATTTACTTCTGTTAAGTCAGGAGAAGAACCATCTCCACCATTACCAGAATTAAGTCCTAATAACATAGATTGATAAGAGTTAGCATTTGCTATTAATAGCTCATTTGCACTATTGTATGATTGAGGTGTTATATTAGCAGTTATTCCATTAGAATGTAATGCTCCTATTATTCCTTCCATACCGCCAAATGGCTCTTGAGGTTCTATTCCCTCTACCATATCCCATGTTGCTAAAACACTTAAAGTAGAACCATTAGTTTCATCATAGTTTACTTCAGCTATTTTGTATCTTAATAAAGGAACTCCTATAGGAGAACCATCTAAATAGATGATATCTCCTACTTTTGCATCAGTTGCAAAATATGTTCCTGAATTATCTACAAATCCACCAACTATTCTATAATGAGTTTCATCATGATATCCACCATCTTCAACGTCAAATCTACCATTGAAATAGTTCATGTTATCAACTCCTTTAATAGCTATTAATTATATAAGTCTTAAATTAACCCAAGCATTTTGATTAGTAGACATACCTGTTATTTCTATTTGGTCATGTGTTACATTGAAGTTAGCTCCAACTGTAGTTTTTAATGCTCTATTACCAGCTACATCATTTAAAACTTGTACATGTGGTAAAACAAAATCATCATAAGATTTACCCATACCATGTTTTATTTGACATTTACCTCCTGAACTTATTTCAGAACCAGAGTATCTAACTTGAAGAGCAAATATTTGAACATCTTCTGGACAAGTTACAGTTATTAATGTTCCAGACTTAGTAGCGTCTACACCATCACCGTCTGCAACTACCCATCCATCTTTACCTAATCCAGGTAATTGATATCTTCTAATGTGTTTATCAGCTACTGGTATAACTCCATCTATTCCACCAGAACCAGCTGGTCCAGTTATATCAGCTAAAGCTACTAAATCTTTCCAAGCACTTGAAGCTTCTGTAGTATACTTCCATTGGATATGTGTAGATGATTTTTGTAATTCTATATCTCTACCATCTGCACCTTTTTGTCCAGTAGCACCAGTTAAACCTTTTTCACCTTGAAGCCCTTGTGGTCCTATTGGTCCTTGCTCTCCAGCAGGTCCAGTTGGTCCAGCAGGTCCTATATCCCCTTGGTCTCCTTTAGGTCCTTTTAATTTCTCTAATTGTTCAGGAGTAAACATGTCATAAGTAAAGTCTCTACCATCTCTACCATTTACACCTTGTGGTCCAGCAGGTCCTTGTAATCCAGTTTCACCTTTCTCACCAGGAACACCTTGTGGCCCTTGTATACCAGCAGGTCCTGCTGGTCCTACATCCCCTTGTTCTCCTTTATCACCCTTAGGTCCTTTTAATGCATTAAGTTGGTCTTGTGTGAAATCATTATAAGTGAATGCATCACCTTTAGGCCCTTGTGGTCCAATAGCACCAGCAGGTCCTTGTGGTCCTTTAAGTGCTTCTAATTGTTCTTCAGTAAAGTCTTCGTATCTAAAAGCTTCACCTTTTTGTCCTTGTATACCTTGTGGTCCTGGAGCTCCTGTTTCTCCTTTAGGCCCAGGTATACCCTGTTCACCAGTTAAACCTCTTTCACCTTGAGGCCCAGCTGGTCCTATAGGTCCTTGAAGTCCTGGAGCACCGTTTTGACCAGCAGGTCCTTGCTCACCACGCTCACCTTGAAGACCAGTGTCTCCTTTAGGTCCTTGTATACCTTGTATTCCAGATAAGTCTACTAAGAAATCAAATTTAGTTGTACCTTTTATAAATAACTTACCGTTATCTTCATCTGATACATTTCCTGTGTTTATAATTACAAATTCGCCTTCTTTTATTTCTTCATTAGAATAATCAGCATTCATTGCTTCTATAGACACATATGTTTTCTTAATAGCAAATGGAGCTCCTGCATCACCTTTAGGTCCTTGAGGCCCTATAGGTCCAACAGGTCCTTGTATACCTTGAAGTCCTTGTAAACCTTGAGGTCCTTGTGGTCCAGCTTCTCCACGTTCACCTTTTTCACCAGGAACACCTTGAGGCCCTTGAAGACCTTGTATACCTTGGTCTCCTTTTGGTCCAACTGGTCCTTGTTCACCTTTAGCACCAGCAGGTCCTTGTGGCCCTATAGGTCCAGTTGGCCCAGCAGGTCCAGCAGGTCCAGCTATTCCACCTTCACCAGTAGATGAACCTAATCTGATTAACTCATCTTGTATTGCATTTAAGTTATCAGCAGTTATTTTAGTCTTATTTGGTACATAAGTGATTTTAGTAAATGTAGTCATATAAAACATCTCCCTTTTTTATTTTTTTTATATTGCTATAGCTTGGTTAACTACAGCTTGATTAACAATAGCTGTTAAATCCGTATTTGACGGCTTTAATATTGTTCCGAGTATATCTTTTAAAGAACTTCCATCTTCAAGTACAATATCTGCGTTATCCTTATCATGTATAAATACTGATTGGACTATTGTATTTACAGTAGAAGTATATAAGATATAATCTCTAAGACGCATGTATCTAGACATTAATATCACCTCAGAATATTTATTACTATCTTAACAAAAATTAAACAACAAAAAAACCTAGGAAATTTCCTAAGCTTCATATAACAATGCATTGAATCTTCTAGCTGCATCTATACCACATTCTGTTGCTCTTGACATTTGTGGAGCAAAATATGCAAATGTTCTACCTTTAAAACTAGACTTTTTATTCTTTGCCCAGTCAAATTCTATTACAGGTAATTTTTCATCTACCCCTTCTTCCCTATAAAACAATTTAGCACCTTGTTTATTCTTAGATACATCATTAAATAATAACCATATAACTGATGCTTCATATACAAGTACATTTGAATCTTTTAAGTCATCTAAAGTAGGACGTCTATTACCATTTAACTTTCTTAAGTGTACTGATGAAAATACTAATATATTAAATTCTACTGTCCAATGCTTAACAGCTCTTGCTATAAAATCAGATGCTTCATTTGTAGTTTTTATATTATAATGGTCGTCTAATAATATATCTTTTATAGAGTCTATTGCTACTACTACATTCATTTCAGGGTCTAATGCTTTTACATAATTTATAACTCTTTCTATATATGCTTTCATTTCATCTAAAGTTTTAACTTTATTAGAATCCACTATCATCATTTTATTAGCATTAGCTCTAAGATTATCTATACCTTGTTGTCTCTTTTGTAATTCTATTTGTAATTCATCTGCATTTTCCGCACCTTTATCTATCATATTTTGAACTCTTTGTGGCTTTGCTACTGTAGATATTTGTATACCTTCTCTCATTGCTATAACCCTTGGTATTATTTCATGTTTACTATCATCTAATGAGAAGTATATACCAAATAATTTATTAGGCTCATGCATAACCATATCTTCTACTATGTTCATCATTATTGCTGATTTACCTGCATTTGATTCAGCTGGTAATAATATAAGCCCATTATCAAATCCTTCTAAATGTTGAGTAAGCATTGGGAATCTTGGTGTAGAATATCCGTCTCCTTTATTCCAAGATATCTCTTCAAACTCATCTAAATCTTCTTCCATAGCACTAAAGAAATCTTCAGTATCTACTATTGCTACTCTCTCTTCATGTAATTCTACTTCTTCTACTTCTTCATTTAATATCTTATTTATATCTGTACTCATAATAATATCTCTCCTCTAATTCATATGTATTTATCTCTTAATTCTAACTGGACATCCTTTAACACATATCCCCATGTCCATAAAAGCACCACAACCATATCTTCTTCCATCTTGTACATTTCTATATGCACTTAATACTGTTGTTTCTAATTCTTTATCAGATAATGGTTCATCTAATTTTTTATAATTCCAAGTCTGCATTACTTCTAATACTCCTTGTTGATTATCAGGTTCTCTTTGATATAATGCTGAAGCTAATGCCATAGCTGTATTATTACGGCCTCCTTTTTGAGCTCCATGCTGTAATATGTACTTAACACAAGGTAACAGCTCTTTATTTTCTAACATTTGTCTAGCTACCTTATGATTAACTGTTTTCTTTTGTCTTTCTTTAATTTCTTCTATTAAGCTATTAAAAGAAGCGTCTGCATCTATATTGTATGTACTATTTATCTCTTTTAACTCTTTAGGAGTTGATGCGTATTTTAATAGCTCTTCATAACTCATCTCTCTTATTTGTTTTAAATCCATTTGGACTTTATATAAATTAGTTTTTGTATTTATTGTATTAGGTTCTCTAAACAATCTTTTAGAATCATATATTCTTGTATCTACTGATTTAGTTATTGTATAACTTTTTAATTCTAAAGCTATAAGTTTATATTTATCATTTAAATCTCTACAAGGTTTAATTCCAAAGACAGTATGTGGAACTAATATATGAAACCCTTTAGAACCAGAAAAGAATATTTGTAAGTTATCATCTGTAAGATGAAACATTGTTTTCAATTTTCTACATAATAACAATACATCTCTTCTTAGTTTTTCAAAATCTTGTTTTAAATCATTTATATCTAAGTCTATGTAAAGAGGGCCGATGATATTAGCTATGTCTTGATTTTTATTATCATATCTATAAACAGTTGAATAAGTATCGGTAAAGTTTTGTTTTTTTAAAACTTGTTCTTTATCTTTTATATCTATAATTATCTTTCTTCTGAATATATTACCGTCTTTTCCACCAAGCTCTATATAATTACATTGCATTTTCATTCCTCCATGTTATTTTGTTACTATTATTTAAAGTAGCTTCCTCTACCATACTTTCTAATTCCATAAAAGCTTGTTTTGAATAATTCTCTAATTCAAAAGGATTAGCTAAGAATTCTGTATCTGTATCTTTACTAGCTAAATCTATCATATACATTACATAATCTAAACCTGGTGCCTTTAAGTTATTATACTTTCCTAATAAGTGTTTTAATGCTCCTGTATCTCTTACTTTATCTCTTAATCCTAATGGTACTCTACATTCCATATAATACATTTCTAATAAATCTTCTATTGTAAAACTTATTATCATTTCCATATAGAATGGCTCGCACTCTTCTTGGAATGTTTTAGGATTCCATGTAGGCGGTTTAGAACATATATGTAATCTATTATTGTAATAATATACTCCCTTTTCTAATAAAGAATCTTTCCATAAGTATTCAGGTAAATCAGATTGTCTAACTATTGCCTTATCTACAGCAGACATCTCACAATCTTCTGGTAAATCTATATTGCTATTCATTAATATTTTAAATATTTCTTTATTTGTCTTTCCATTATCTTTAAGATAATTTACAGTAGCTAATAACTCTTTATATCTTGTTTCACTTGGCTCCATGCCTAACCTTGTAGCCAAATAATCATTTATCATTTTCTCCATTTTTTATCCTCCTTGTACGTACCATACGTATAACTTTAATATTATTATATATTAAGAAAACAAAAAAGGCAATACTAAATTGCCTTAATTTTATAAAATTATTTGTTCTTCTGTTGTAAAGTTTAAACCAACTCCATTTAAACAAAGATATTCAGTTGAATTATCTTTTATATTTTTTCTTAATAGCGGGATTTTAACATATAGTGTTTTAGTATTTTTAGGTATTCTATATATTCCTGCATCTGATGAAAGATTAACTTTACCCATTAAAGTATTATTTTCATAATCTGTATATACTTCTATATTGTATTCATGTGCATCTATCTCATGTTTTCCTTGAGTAGTATATAAAGTCATATCATCCATTACGTATTCTATAAACTTATCTGTTATAAATTGAGTTATTATAAAACTGTCTTCAACAAAATCTGATTCTAAAAAATGAACATGTTTTAATCCAAATGGATATATATCTAATGAATTTCTTTCTGTTTTGAAGTTAGCTTTAAAATTTAAAACTACTTTAGCGAATTTTATTTTTTCTGGAAGAACTATTCTTGTTCTACCTATATTACTAAATCCATCAAATATATGAGTAGGTTCAGCAGACATATTATTAGTTTTATCTAGAGTATATATTTCTACTGATAGTAAATCATATGCTCCATAAAGATATGGGTCTATCTCTATTGTATTAAATCTCATAACTCCTAAAGTATATTCATTAGATAAAGTATATTCTAAAGATATGTTATCTGTATCGAATTCTTCGAATACTATTGTTTTAGATACGTGATTATCAGACATTAATATATTTGTATATTCAGGTCTTTCTACTCCATTAACTTTAGCTATTACTCCTTCTCTAAAGAAGTTATCTCCATTAGGTAGTTTTAAATTTATTATATCTATAGGTGTCTTTTTAAATTTAGGATGTACCATATATCCATAATCATTAAATACACCATATGAATTATGGTCAAAAGAAACTATCTTATCATTAACTATTAAACCAGTATTAATTGCATCCAATTTCTTATTGATAAATTCATTCTCATACTTTATTATCATTATCTTCTTATTAGTATCATTTTTAATAGCTTGTATTTTCTCTTCAAACTTAAGTGTTTCTTTTTGAGCGTTAGCAAATATATTGTTAAGCTCTTTAGAATTCATAACTGGTATAGTCATTATTTTGCCTCCTTAAACATTATTAGTTTTTTATAGCATTGTTCAGAAGTGCCATATGCTCCTGTAGATTTATTATATAAATCTGTTACGTTATCTTGTATCTCTTTTAATGTTTCATATTCTTCAAGCCCATTAACCTCTGAAGAAAAATCATGAGCATTATTAGAATACTGTAATACATTTAATATAAACTTTTCATATTCATATGGACCTCTATATCTCATATTGTAATGTATCATTTTAATCCTCCTCTGTAGCAATAAACTCATTTACTTTAGTACATTCTGTATCTAAGTAAGGCGAGAATATTGATTTCCCGCAATCTTTACATATCCTTACGCTTCTTGCATCTAATAAATTAATAAAATCTCCACCTATATTAGTAACAGTTCTCTGATTCTTATGTTTGCATATCATTCTTTTTAAAAACTTCATATTAGTCCTCCTTCTTATTTAATAGCGAATATAATCTTATTATATCGTCAGCTGTATGTCCGTCCCATACAGGTGCTTTATCTAATTCTTTTACATTGAATTTATTCCAGTGGTCTTTATGATAATGGTATGTAAACATTCCTTCTAGTGTTTCTATTCCTACTATAAAGTAATCATCAAACATTGTACCATCATCATGTAACCATGACTTCCATGCTTTATTTTTATAAGTGTTACATATTATAGAAAATAATATCATTCTATGATTATATAACTCATCAAATGTGTGATATCCGTCACTTATTTGTCCTTTAGATTCTACATCAAATTCAAATTTCATATTAATTTACCTCCTTGATATATATACAATCTATAACTTCATCATTATCCATTTCTGTAATAGATACATATACATTATATTTAGTAGATTTATCTCTTACATATTCTTTTATTTTAAAGTCTCTTACTAATAACAAACCGTCGTATACTAATTGTTTATTATCAACTATAGCGTCCTCTTTAGTACACCATATATTTGTGTTATCATCTAAATTAAAATAGCATATAAAGTCTTCTTCTACATCTAAAAATATCTTTTGTATATCTTTAGTTAGCTTTATAGTTCCATCTTGTATAGAGAAATTAGTATGGAATGGTCTCTTACTAAAATTATATTCAAGAGTACCTATACCCTCTGTAAAGAATGATATATAACAATTAGATGTTGCCGTGAATGGTTTATCTACTGTAGGGAAATCCATAACAGTTATATATCCTGTTTGTTTATCTGTAACTACTATCTTATCTTTACCACCTAATATCTTATACTGGTTGTCTAGATTAACAGATTCAAAAGGTATAACTATTTCGCTATTAATGTTAAAATCTACAGATAAATTAAGTTCATGGTCTTTTGTGCTTATCTCTCCAGGAACTAGATATGTATCATTATTATAATTATAAGGTAAAGCAATAAAATCATTAGAGCTATCTTCTGCTTTAAATTTAAATACTATATTTCTTTTATCTGTATTATTTATATTAGCAAAACAAGCTATCTCAGAACCTTGTGTTAAATCTAAGGCTCCAACAAATACTTCTAATGATTCATCTTTTACATCTACTTCAAAGTCATTTGTTTTAAATAATAATGTTTTACCGAAAGCCGTGCCTTTTATTTCTTCATCTGCTCTTTTCTTAAAATGTTCAGCTAATGATTCTAAATGAACCATATGAGTTTCTATATTTAATAGCATTGAATTGTACTTTTCTATATAAATAACTTCTAATACTTTATATAAGAAAGCTATATCGTTATATAACATTTCAAGAGCATGATTAATTTCTTTATGATTAAATAATTCTCCTGGCATAAATGTATATGATTTAAATAACGCTATACGTTCATCTATTAAACTAAGTTTAGCATTAATCTCATCTTTCTTAGGAAAGTATCCTTGCTTAATAAAAGATTTAAGTATCTGATTTCTATGATATTCTAGTTTTAATAGCATATCTTTATATAACATTATATTTCACCTCCTAGTAATATCTTTACATTATTAATATAAGGAGTTAAATGATTCTTTGTTTTCATTACAACAGTTAAATAAGCTGATTGTATTTTTTCTCCTATATATTGAGTATACTCTGTAGGCATTTTGCCTTGTGAGAATCTTATTATCTTTATTCCATTATCATATGAATTAACTGGTTTAACTTCATAATCAGTCCCATTAACAGTTAATATGAATTTAACACTATCAGTAGGTAATCCTGTAGGATAATATACATTAGCAAATACAGAGATAGCATATACATCTGTATCTTGAGTTATTAACTCATTTGTCTTCATAGTAGATTCAGATACAAAGCTTTTATTTCTAACATATATATCATTTATTTTAATAGCATGTCTTTTAGCTGTTGGTACTATAGTGGTTATTGTTTGTATAGATTCATTTGAATCAGTTTCAGTTCTTTCAAATGCTATAACATCGTTTGTGTATCCTATAGATTCAAAAGTTATCTTTAGATACTTTGAACTAGGGAAAGATATTATGTTACTACCATATACATAACCTTCATTCTTATATGAGTCATCTTTATTATTTATAGTAAAAGGCAACATAGCCACATCTTTATAATTAACTCCATCTGAAGAATATCTTATCCCTGTTACTCTTATATTTTGAGAAGTAGTTTTTATAACAACTTCATTAGCAACAGATGCAAATCTTAAAGTAACTGTTGATTTGGCTTCAGCATCGTCTGTATTAAAATCAGCTATTAAATAAGGTTCTGATGAAGAAGCAGTTATTCTTGAATATTCCCAATAAGAAGATATATTGTTATCATATAACGCACTTCTTGTTTTAGTGCTTAAAACATCTTCTAAATAACTATTGTCTTTTATAACATACTTATTGCCTTCATATCCATTTCCAGTTATGTCATCTACTGCGAATTTAACTGAAGATGAAGTATTTAATCCTGAATAAAATACACCGTCTTCATATGTATACGTTCCAATAAAACTGTTGTCTTTTAATGGTATGACATTGTCATAATCAGTTTTTGCATTGCATAACATACTTATATCTTGCAGTCTTTCTTTCTCTGCATTTATTGTGTCTTTAACTACATCTAATCTTTTTATAGTACGACTTAATACGTCTTCTGTTTTAACAGCTAATTCTTTTAATTGTATATCTATATTAGATACATCTGTAAAACCTTTATCAAAAGCATTATTTATCTTTTCATTTCCATATTCCTCTGGATGTATAAATGTTTTTTCATATACCATGTTAGTTGTTAATGATTTAGTTATATCTTCTACATATCTGTCCATGGTGTATCACCTCCATATTTTCTTATCTTTATATTTCTTATATAAGATGAATCTATTTCATTAGAATAATTTCTTATTGTAGCTTTAACTCTTATATTGCTATTAATAGCTGTATAATTATATTTCTCTACTGGGAAATAATTTACACTAAATCTAGATAATACTTGAAGTTTTGCATCGTCTAAACTTATGTCTGAAATCATGCCGTCTTTTTTAATTACATATGTTTCAGATTCATGTCCTAAAAATCTTAAAGGTAATGCGGCGAATAATCTTTCATTTTTAACAAAGTCTTGTCCATAAGGAAGTATATCTATTTCCATATCTCCATCTAATAAACTATATTCTACTGTACAAGTTTCAGATAACACTTGTTCTGTATGTAATTGAATATATTCTCCAGCTTTTAAATCTCCTATATTAATAGGTTCTGATATAAAACAACTATCTTTCTCTTGCTCTATATGTTTAATAGATATCGAATCTATACCAAACATATAAGTATACATATTCTTCTCTATAACATCAGATTGATTAGATATGTTAGTTTGATATATATCTACTTTTTCACCCTGTACTCTAGCTATAACTTCTTCCATTTCTAATTTAGAACTTACATCTAAAGCATATTTATATTCAAAGTCTTTTATTTGATTCCATATATCATCTGTTACTTTAGACTTTTGCATATAATATTTTGCATTTGTATAAGTTTTATTTACTAATTCAAATTTAATTTGAGCAACTATTTCGTCCTTCATTATTCCTGATTTATATTCTTTATATTCTTCTATACCATTAGCATAAACTAATCTAAAATTTTGTATATCAGCATTAACAGGTTTTATATCTATATAGTTTATATTAGTTGGTTCACTTAATGTAATAGTTATTGTTTCTACTACTCCTTTATTAGCAACTTGCTCTTCTATATAAAAAGTTCTATATACTTCATTAGATATACTTTCTAAGTTAGATTTATAATGAACATAAGCAGATTTTTTAGCTATATCAGCCCATTCTATATCTTTTTGATTTTTGATGCCTAACATTAAATAATCATTTTTATTTATAACTGTAGATATTATAGTATTATCTCTGTCTTTTTTAGTTGATGAATCATCTCTAAATGGTATTGCATATTCTAAGTAAGATGCATTTTTATTTATATCTCTTATATCTTCTATTGATTTCAAAGTACTTTTTATATCTTGAGAATACTCTTCTATTCTTAGATTTAAAAAAGCATGGCAATAATCTATAGCGTCTTCTAAATATCTTGTATTTTCATATAAAGTATTTAAACTATCTTCCATGTTTTTAAAAGTGGTATTTATTTTATCGCTATCAAGTATCTTATCTTGAGGAAAAGATATACTTGGTATTTCTCTCTTTATTTGTTCTATAGAGTATTCAAAATCTATATTTGTTTTATCCAATATAATCACCTCTCTATTTATTAGTTATATCTTTTATTATATTACATAAAAAGAGATGGACATTAATCCACCTCTAGTTATATATTAATTAGGATATATTAAGCATAAAGCTTTTTGTACTTTATTTGCTTCTTTATACTCTATAGCCTTACCTATTGGAGCATATTTATTTTTAGAATTTGTCATTTCAGAATATTCACTACTTGGCACTACATATCCTATACCATCAGCTCCTGCTAATATTCTATCACCAGGATATACTGTACCTGCTACTTTAACAGGAACTTTACCTATTAAACCTACGGCAACTTTTAGACCTTCTTCTAAATCTTTTTCTGTTGCTCCGTAACATACAGCATATTGGTTAGATACAACTCCTACTACAGAAGAAGAAAATTCTTTACATTTGTAAACTTTATTATCTTCTCTTATTTCTACTATATCACCTGGTTCTAATTCTTCACCTGGTATATATGCTTCAGCTATATCCATGAATACCGCATTATAAACTTTATTAGCTGTTAAACTACCAACAACATTAACATCTCCATTAACAGCTAGATTTTTTCTAAGTTCAACATTATTATCCTTATCGTATTGAACTGGGTCTCCTATAAAATCAACTACATCACCTGCTAGCTTGTCTTTAGTAATAGCTTTATCTATTACTGCTTCTGTACTAACAGAATCTTTACCTAATTTATCTTTAGTAACAGCTTGATTAACTAAATGAATTGTTTCAATTTCATTTGGAGCTATGTGATTACCCATAACTTGATTATCTGCAATTTTATCGCTATTAACAGCTCCATTTAATATGTTTTGAGAGTTAACACAATTTATACTTAGATGTTTATTTTGAATAGCTGAATCCTTGATTTTAGAACCGTAAACACTTCCGTCCTTTAAGTGTTCATGTTTTATGGAATCTTCAGCTATATTCAATTCTTTAACAGAGTTAGGAGCTAATAAACTATTTACTATAGTTCCATCTGCTATCTTAAGATTAGTTATAGTTTTATTAACAAGTTTTACATTCTTTATAGTATTGTCTGCTATCTTTGAGTTGACGATGCTATTGTTTTGATAGTGTCTAGTAGCTATTGCTAAGTCTCCTATTTTAGATTCAGTAACCGCATTTAAAGCTATTTTATTTTCAGTTACATTTAAGTCCATTATAGTTCTTTCACTAACTGCATCATCTGCTAGTTTAGGTTCAGTTACAGATTTATCATCTAATTTTAAAGATGTAACGCATTTGTCTTTTAATAATTCTGTAGTTATAGAACCTGGCATTATAAATTGAGAAGCATCAAATAATGAATATGTATTTTTAGCTGTTTTTATTTTCAATCCTCTAGTATTTGGATTAGATTGTAATGCTCCTATAGATATTGCATCATTATCTTTAACACTTGGGTCTGTTATTACTAAAGCTCTTCTATCTATTATGACATTTTCACTTACTTTTTTAATTCCGTCAGCCATATTGTTCCCCTTTCTTATTAACCGTATTGACCGCTCTTTTATGAACGGTCACGGTCAATGTTATATTATTTTATTTTGTTATAAGTATTATCCGTAGATACAGTTATATCTAATATCTTACCAGCTAATTCTGGAGAGTTATTTAAGTCTACTATAGTAGCTCCTTGATTCTCCCAATATATTTGAGTTTCTATTTCATTGAATTGTTCAAGAACATATCCTGTATCATTAGCTTTTATATCTGCTTCAAATATTAATCTGTCTGAAGATATTTCTTCTTTACCAGCTTCTTTACCTGGTATTATTGCAACTAAAGGTAATTCTACTAAAGTCACATTTTCTGTTTTTATAGGATTTTTAGCATTAGCAAAGTCTAAAGATTTAACACAAGCTTTTGCTTGTACTTTATATCCTATTCTATAAACAGGAGCTCCAGCAGGTGCATAAGCAGTTTCTGCTAAGTTAAAAGATGTATTATCTGTTCTAGAATTTCCTACTTCAGCTATTTGAGTTCCTATAGCTATCTTTTGACCTACATTAAATATAGAAGTACCATAAGCCTTATTATCTTCATTGTAAGTATTAAGAGCATTACCTACACCAGGGATTAATGTATTAGGATTATCTATTACTTTAAATCTACCTTCTCTATTTACTTTTAACTCTACTCTTATTCTAGTAGCTTTAGTTAAATCAGTTAATTGTACTTTATTAGAATATAAACCTTGTTTAGAATATTCTATTTGATTATGTACTATATCAGAAGTAACAACTACTATATATAAGTCACCGTCTTCAGCTTTTAAACCAGCACCTTCTGTAAAACTATATAATTTAGAGTTAGTTTGAAGGTCTATAGATTGCTCTCCTCTTAACCCTCTTAATTCCCAATAATTTTGAGTATCTGCATCAGTTTGTACAAATAAGAATATATAGTTTTGTTTTTCTAAATTAACTACTGAAGGGAATTCAAAATATAATTCATTGAAAGATTGAGTAGCTTGAGAAGCATAAATTAAATCAGACTCTGCTATTATCTTTCCTTGTTCTTTCATATCTTTTATAGTAGGCATTGTAAATACATCTTCTACGTTAGAAGTTTGGTCTATCACATAACATCTTAATCCACCTGGGAATCCTGTTACTTTAGCTTGAACTCCTATTCTTCTTATAGCTCCTCTTGCTGTAGAAGGTATATTTATTTGTGCTGCATAACCAGAGTTTGGTGTATATTTTTTAGTTAATAGCATTGGTTGAGCATCATCATTTAATATTATGTATTTCTCTTGAGTTGCTACTGATACATCTTTTCTTTTACCGAATACATACATACCTTGATTATAAGTACCATATGATTTAGATATTTTAGTTCCAACTGGCATTGGTCCTTTTATATTATTAACTAAATCTATTCTATCTGAACCAGATATATCTTGTATTTTAACTATTTGTGGAGAATCTGTTTCTACTACTATATATTCACCTACTGCAAAGTCAGATGTATCTTCTACAGATATATATCCTACTTGCACTTGAGACATGTCTGTAGATGTTACAGTTATAGCTTCTTTAAGATAAGATTCTTGTCCTTCTTTAAAGGCATCTATGTAACCATTATAACAAGAAGTATTTTTTATTAATCCTGCTTTAGCTAATTCTGCTTTTAATTGATATAATTCATCTCTTAAATTTTTAGTTTCATTTCCGCTATTAACAGAAACTTGATATGTATCAGATAATAAAGCATTAGCTCCTTCTGTAGTTACATAATCTTTAGCAGGTATTCCACCTAACTTTAAAGCGTTTTTAACTGTTTCTCTGTCTTCTATTAATTCACCATTTTCATCTGTTGCTGCTATAGCTATTAAATCAGATTTTATTCCATTAACTTGTTTTGTATCTTCAGCTGATTCTTTCTTCTTTGAGAAACCTTCAACTTTATCCATATACTCCGCTATACTACCTAATGGCAACATAGCAGGAGAGATATAATTTTGTGACATTTAATTACCTCCATTCAAATGTGATTTTGTCAGTTTGTGGTTTAGCCACATATGGCTTACCGTATTCTTGTAAATACTCATCGTATTCTACAGGATGTGTTTCAAAATATCTTGCAATTGGGTCCACGTTTAACATTGACTCTAATTCAGAATCTAATAATGTTATCGAACCATTGTCTCTATTTATAGTATATTCTCCGTCATAGATAACTCCGTTAATGAATATCTTTATTAAATCTTGAGATAACATTAAACTCTTAGGTAGACCATCATCCTCTAAATAGAATATTCTCTGTCCTGGATATCTTACTGGCACTGTTTGTGTTTTTAGATTAAAATCTTGTCTTACTTCTATTACTATAATATCATCCCTTAAAGATGTTATTTCATGTTCTCCTTGAGAATTAAAGTATAAATACTTATTCCAAGTTTCTTTATTATCAGGGTCATAATTTCTTTGACCTCCTACTGCATTAACATGAAGCATAACTGTATGGTCATCTATTACTGTAAAGTCTCTTCTCTCTAATCTAACACCATTTAAATAAACAGATACAATTCCTGGCATTAAAGATATAGTTGTCGTATATCCATTTTGATATTGTATATTTCTATTAGCTGCTGTTAGCACTTCTTTTATACAAGAAGATGATTCATTTTTCTCAGGTCTTTCTATATAGTATAATATTTCACCATTTTCATATGGAGAAAACATGTCTTTGTTACAGTTCTCCATTAGGGGAACAGTGAATTTCCCTGTATTACTTGCTTCTTCACTAGCATCACTATTGTAAAGCTTATTAGTGAATACAGTTAATGCACCTTGCCCATTATTAAATTTATGTTGTACATTAACAGCATATTCTGTTTTATCAGCTATTAAAGCACGTTTACCTTTTAATAAAGGTTCTTCTACACTATTAGCATAAGTATAAGCATAATAAGTACCTGTTGTTGAACCTTCTGGGGCATCTACCATTATAGAACCAGATGAATAATCTGCTTTTATCAACTCTTCTATTTCTAATATTTCTTCAGAAGTTAATTGACTCCATGTAGCAGTAGAATCATCATATATATGATAACTATATATTTCACTACTCTCTGAGTCTTTTATTTTTACTATTTGACCATGAGCACCTTTAACTGGTAGTGCATCTTTCTCTACAGTATCTTTCATCATAAGAGCTTTACCATCTACAAAGACACAAGCATTGTTACATTCATTATATAAAGAACCATCTTCATTCTTAATAGCTACTGTATAATTCATTGCTTTGCCATCAAATAATACAGCTGTTTCTGATTGGTCATTTATTTTTAGTAATAAATACTCCACTCCTTCTATAGCATTGTTTACTCTAACAGTTCCTTCTCCTATTTCTAAATGTCTAGAAGATACAAGAATACCATCGGCCCATAACATATAATCTTCATGATTACCTGTAATATTTTCATTACTTATTGTTTTAGTATTGTCAAAATGACCATGACAGACATATGAATTCTCTGATTCCACTACCATAGCATAAGATATATCTTCAGGCTGATGTGGTCCCCAATTCTTTATAGTGATTGTTTTACCGACTCTATCATAAACTATTTGTTCAGGATTAAAGAATTCAGCTCCCATTATACCTGATACAAATACCATAGGTTGATTATAATCTTTAGTAAGAGTTCCAACTAAAGCATCATTTGAATCTCCTATAGTTTGATTTATTTCAAAATCTATAACTTCGTTATGTTTGAATACTAAAGACATTATATCCATAGGATTTATTATTTCATCATGAATAGTTATATTTCCTGTTTTGTTATCATAGTCATATTTATGTTGTTCTAAATATAAGCCATCTACAAATACCATAGGATGCTTAGTAGATAATCCTATATGAACTTCTGCATTTGCTCCCACTTCAAAATCTTTTCTTATAAGCTTACCTGGTCTAGCTGTATCATAGAAAGAATAAGCATACATCATTATGTATTTAGAAGCTCTTGCTCTATCACTAACTATTTCAATTCCTTTATCAAATGATTTAAAATCTGCATTTAAAGGATTTAATGCATCATAAGGCATCATATGTTTCCATCCATCTACATCTTGATAAAAGAATTCAGTATTATTATCAAATAAACCATATACTTTAAAAGTATCATCTAATTTAACTAATTTCTTTTCCATAGTAAATAACTTATGAGGATTAACATGAACCCAAGACATTTTGTCAGAAGCATTAGCTGCTTTAACAGATATATCAGAAGTAGCCTCATAATTAGAACTAGAAGGATGTATAAATAATCCGTCATCTGTTAATTTACCATATGGTTCATGAGGTATTAAAAATGTCTTACTATCTTCATCTAAATCCATATCTTTTAATGGATACATATGTAAAAAGTTATTATGCATATCCACTAGTATTTGATTAGAAGTTGTAGAAGCTGCTCTAACAGCTATCCAAGCTCCTGTATTTTCATCATAAAAATGTAATGTATTATCTTTACTTCCATCTATCCATAATTGACCGTGTACTGGATTAAGAGGTTTAGTAAATAAATCAACTGGATGATAATATCCTGTAAAAGCTGGCTCCCAACCTTTATTAGATGTATTTACTTTAATTATATTTTGTCCTCTATTCATATCGTTCCAAATAGAACCAACAGGGATAGGAGTTTGTAAATCTTGTTCTGGTTGGTTAACGCCGTTATTAATATATTTTAGAGACATAAATAAGTCATGCATATCTTTATTTAATGCTATTTCACTTTGACGTCCCATCATAAATTTTCTAGCCATTATATCACTCCTTTATAAATAGTAAAGGGAAGGCGACTTTCCCCTTATATCTTTTATATGTCGCCTTTACATATTGATTATATCTAAAACTAATTGTTCCCAAACTAAATCATCATTAACTTCACCTGGGATTACTTCTCTAGTAGTTAAATTATAATCAAATATATTATTAGGAATTAGATTATTCATATAATCATTAACTTGTTTAACGCTATTAAAACAATCATTATATGTTTTAGCACTATAATAATTATTTTTATCAACATCTACTATTCCAGTCTCTATTTTAAAAGCTTTACATAAATTCTTTATAATAGATTGCACTTCTTTAATTGGTATAGCTTTTATTATTTCTCCTTCAACTATATTTTCACTTGCTGTTTTTTTAGTGAAATTATATATTTGAGTATGTTTACTTTCACCATAAGCATTTTTTAAATATGACTTTATAGTTACTTTACCATCTTTTAAATTAAAGTTTGGTTTAAACATAAATCTACTAGATGACCTTGTAAACATATTACTATTATTTATAGAATCATATGTTGTACCATTTAATTCAACTACACAAGTTGATTCACCATCATATCCTGAAAATGCAAATCTAGGTCTTATAGCATATATATCTGTATCTGCTAATACTGGAGAAACTAAAGCAATTGTAGAAGCAGGTTTAGCACCTTTTTGGAATGATATTTCTTTAGACCAATCACTTGTTATTCTTCCATCTGATGCTTTAACTTTAAATACAAAAGATGTTTTATCTGGGAAACTAGATATATCATAATTAAAAGATGTATCAACAACTTTATAACTAATGAAATCATTTTTTAATATTGAGCCATTTGCATCTCTAGCTGTTAAATACAATTGATAATATAGACTATCTCCATCTGGGTCAGTACTAGCTTGCCAAGAGAATGTTATTGTGTCGTATAACAAATCATTCTTACCATCTACAGCTGGGTATTGTGGAATAGAAGGTCTACCATTGTATCTATGTATACCTGTCCAAGCAGTCCATGCAGATTCATAACCATGTACGTTTTTAGCTTTAGCTCTGTAATAAACATCATTAGCTCTATAACTTTCTCCAAATATGCTATTAAAATCAGGAGATAAAGTTTTCTTCCATTGTTCTCCGAAATTTGGACTATTGTTATAATCCATAATAGTAACTATTTTATTATTACATTTAGCCTCAACTGTTATTTTACCATCTCCACTATTATTAGAGTTATAGAAAAACGCTACATTACCTGTATCTCCTTTAGCAGGGATAACATTAATAGTAGGAGGATTTGGATTAACAGCTATACCTGAAGTTGTTATAGAAGCAGTATAATCTTTTTCAAACCAGAATAAACTAGATTTTCTATATATTTGTTTATAACCACTATCAGATATCCATCCATTAGAATATGAAGCTGTAGTTGTTTTACCATTTCTTTGAGCATATCTACCATTATCTATTTGCCAATCAGAAGTAGTACCAGCATGTTTATATGCCCAATCTGACCATTCAGCTTTTATATAAGTCCAGTCTGCTGGAACACATGCATTTATACTATAGAAATTACTATCAGGTTTATTAGACATTGAATCTCTGAATGAACCTTTTTGGTATTTATGAGCCACTCCGCCTATATTACCAAACCAGAAGAAAGGCAATTTACCTGTAGTATCTTTAAAGTAATATCCCATAGTTTTCAATCTGTATTTTCCTTTAGCTTGAACAACTACATTATTACTTGAAACTGTTACTACTACTTTTTTATTAGCAGGTATAGTATAAGTTTTCCAAGCTTCGTTTCCTATTTTGATTTGAGCAGATACACATTCTATACCTTCCCATATTCCTTGCCTAGAAGTAGTACCGCCTCCTTTATGAGTTGCAGTGTAATTGCTTCTAGAATATTTAACATCTTGTGGAGTAAAATCAAAAGTTATTTCACATCTATTTGAAACTATTGCTTTACTTGATTTAATCATTAACGATTCACCACCTTATTTTTATTCATGTAATTATTACTCTACAGATAAAAAGAAGTCCATAAAAGACTTCTAATTATTTTTAATCTATTAAATTTTCATCTATTTCAACTAAATCATTTATTTGATTTTGACTATTCTCAAATTCATTGTTTCTTTTTAAATCTTCATTAAGAGCATCATTAACCATTCTTAAAACTTTTTCTAAAATTAATTTTATTGTAGCTATATGTAAACCACTTGAATTTATTTTAGATATTATATCTTTTTCTAATTCTATAGTTACTTTATTGTACATTGTTGCCTCCTAAGTTCTCTATTTTATTTAATAAGTAATTAACAGCTTTCCACAGAGCTTCAACTTTATTAGATTCAGAAACGTAAATATTTTCATCTATTGCGACAGTTAAATAGTCGATTACATTTGCTTCATCGTTTAGTGTTCTTATCTCTGAAGGAATTATTTTTGAATTATTCTTTATGAAATCTATAATTTCATTATCATTAGGTTCATTAAAACTTTCTTCTAATGAGGTTGTTTTATAAGCAGTTGTGTTATTTAATAATGAATAAGTCCCTCTATCAGTTATAACTTTTGGAGTTCTTACTTGTACAGATATATATGCACCATTTGATAAATTAACATTAAAAGCACCTTTTCCTCTAAAATAATGATGAAAATTACCATTTGAATCCTTATATCCTATATGTGTGTTACCATCGCCTTGTGCATTTCCATCTCCACTAGTTACTGCTCTAAATTGAGATACATTAGTTACAGGTGTAAAGTTAGCTTCTATAGTATTTTTACCTCTAATAACTTTACTCGCTTCTATTGCATCAGGTTTAATAATTAAATCTGTAGTACTTCCGTTTCTGCCTAAATGTAAATTATAATCTCCTATAGATTGAAATACTGTTCCTCCAGTACCTGACCATAAAGCACCTTGAACTCCAGCACTAGATGTTATTCTTATACCAGCATCAGCATTTACACTTCCCATATTTATCGTAAGAAGACCATTGGCATCATAAGTTATTTCTCTTTTAGTATCCATATTTTGGCAACCTGATACAAACTTTATAAATCCATCGGATGTGCAATACAAGTTTTCTGAACCAGGATTTGATATAGTAGCCATATAGCTTGTTGCACTTTCTCCTCCACCTATAATAGTAGTTCCTCCAGATTGTATAGCAATACCCATTCCGTATTGGTCGCCTTCATATCTTTTAATAAATTCACCAGTCCAAGCTCCATTAGGAGATTTCATTGTAATATCGCCATTTAAAACTGTAGCTTTTAAATTAGTAGTGCCATTAACAGTTAAGTTGCTTAATGTTAATCCATTAGTTGCTAAATTACCATTGATTTTTGTATTTCCTTCTACACTAAATTTATAACCATTAAGAGGTCTAGTATTTATACCAACACCTTCTTTAGTTAAAGACATAACTGGCATGTACCCCTTAACAGCAACTTCTGTATTACCCAATGACATAGTAACTATATTAGCTATTAAATCTCTAGCTGTATCAGAAGAGGCAACATGTATAGTACCTGTCAAATTCTGTGCAGCAGGTGCTGTTATTGTAAAGTTTTTAATAGTTGATGTTGATGAATTTGTTACTTTAAAATTAGTATTTGTACCGCCTAACCATTTCCAATATGTATTTGTTGTTGTAACATTAGGTATACTCGTATTAATAGTTATTGTACCTGTTAAAGTAACATTAGTGGACGTTCTATTAACGGTATTAACTCTAACTGTAGGCGGTGCATAATCCCATAGTGTTATAATTGCTCCCGAACAATCCGTTGTAGTTCCATATTTTGTTTTTACTCTAACTACAATCTTAAAGTTAGTAGTTTTATTATTTCCTATCTCAGTACCACCAAGATAAGCAGTATAAGAAGTTCCTGTTGTTGACCCTAAGTATTTCAAACTTCCTGAACCTACTTGATAATATACATCATAAGTACAAGCATTTCCTTCTACGGTATCATTAACAGCATTCCATGATACAACAAAAGGCAAATGAGCAGGAATATAATAATCTGTTCCATTATGAGTTATCTTATTATTAGCTGCATATTTTATAGTTGTACTAGGTGCAGCTTTTCTTAAATCAACTGATACGTTAAAGTCAACATAACCTTGAGAACCATATGAGTTCCAAGAAACAAGTCTTAATTTTAAAGTACCAGTATAATTACTATTTCTAAAAGCTGTTCTTAATTCATTAGCATCTAACCAATGAGGATTAGTTGGAGTTCCTCCATTATTTTTAACACCTAATGTAAAATCAACATTATTTTGATTATTTTGATATGTGGTATTTTCACCATATATATTTACTCCAGAGGTTAAAGATTCTATTCTATATCCGAAAGATGTATTAACGTATCCATTTCCTCCTCCAGAGTTTCTTATTCCTGTAGCAGTAAATGAAACACTAGTTGAGCCTACTCCTATTGAACCTATAGAAGTTACAGACGCTCTTGTAAATGTATTTTTTGTATAAATCCAAGACCATTTAGAAGATGATGCCCATAAAGAACCATCTGAAACTTTTGCTTCGTATTTAATCTGAGTACCTTGCCCCCAAGACGATATGTTATCTGTACCTGTTAAGCTAGTACCACCTGCTTTTATTTGTGCTGAATAACTACCATTTATATATCTATGTAAATAGTAATTTAATGCATTAGGAGTCTGTGCATCTGTCGCCTGTGCTGAAATAACTGAAACACTAGATGTATTCTCTGGAATAATAACATTAGCTTTTATTTCATTATCCCCTATTTTCATCCTTGTGTCATCTGTTGTCCAAGTAGGTGCAGTATTTAAATTTATTGTATTAAATGTACCATTACCTGAATGAGATACAGTACCGTAATATTTTCCTGATAATGTAAGCCCTAATACTCCAGAACAAGCAAATGCACAAGTCTTAGTACCATCACTATTATGTTTAACATCTACTGTTTTTGTTAATAGCGTCTTTTTAGTATTAGTACCTATACCAACTGTAGCTGTTCCAGAATATGAAGTACCATTTATAGTAAGTGTTATATTCTTTGTTGCAGATGAGCTTATTGTATATCCATTACCTGTAGTTCTAATAAAAACAGAGGCTGTAACATTTGAGGTATTATTTGCTGTAGATTGACTATTAACTTTCCAATCTATACCGAAGTAATAACCACCAGATGAACCACCATGAAATTTTTTCTCTATAGTACCTGATGTAGCCATAAATAATATCTTTCCTTTCCTAAATATTTGTTTATTTATATTAAATAATATATGAAAAAGTAGTGATGTATTTTACACCACTACTTATATAATAATTACTCTATAAAGAAGTCTACTCCATTTCCGTCTGGATTTCCATATATTTTAAGTTGACTTATCTTCATACTTTTAACTTCAGCACTACCATCTATAGTTAAACTTGCATCATCATGAGATGAATTATCTGCAAAGTTACCTATACTAATAGCAATCTTTCCTCCAGCTTCTGATAATAGATTTAATCTGTTTTCTTGTCCTTCCATTCTTATATCAGTACCGAATTTTATCCAACCGCTATTATTAGTATTCATTAATGATAACTTAGTACTGTTCTTATCTCCTACTACAATAGAACTTCCTGAATACATTTCTATTTTCTTATCTATTGGAGATATTTTAAAAGAGTTAGCATATTGACCAGTAGTGTTGTTTGGAGTACCTATATATACTGGGCTGTTAAAATAAGATTGTTCTTCCCCTATTTTAACAATAGTAGCTACGTCATTTTTATTCTTAATTTCTATAACACCTGCAGAATCATTTGTATCATAGATTTTAATATTTCCTATTTCTATTCTACCAGTGAACGTTCCTCCAAATTCACCTCTAGTTGCTTTTACCGTACCGTCTTGTAAAACTTGGAATGGCGCATCTAATCTATTTTCATAAGAAGCTCCTGACCAGAATCTTAATGATTTAGATTTTTCATCTGAGTGGCAAGTCCATTCTGTAGCTTCAGCACCTTCCTCTAACTTAAGTTTAGAGAACCATACTGTACCATTTTTTTGTACCCATGGGAATATATATGCTCTTGAGAATTCCACCGTTGTTTTAACCGTGTATTTGAAATATGTCCATTGCCCTTGTACAGCTGTTGACTTGTTCCAAGAAGGATATGCACCTAATGAAACGTCCCCACTTCCATCTGCCTTTGTTCCTTTTAATTCACATGCGAATCCACCATCTAACAATGAAACATTTTCTACAAAATAGTATCCACTAACTGTGTATGTTGACCCTGTTGATATTGTTTCATTTATTACTGTTTGTCGTGTACCTGTCCATTTATTCTCAGTTAATCCACTAGTAGATATTTTAAATGAATATGCTTCGTCACATTTTTTATTTTTATCGTAAGTTGCTAATGAACTTGTTGTCCAGTTTGTATTTCCATTTCTAAAATTACTATTTTTAATTAAGTTATCATTTCCAGTAGAACCATAATCAGTCATACCTGCTTGAGGTAATTCAACCGTACCTCTAACTAAAGTATTATTAAATACTGAATCTCCATTTTCATTTATTTGCCAACCTTTATCTTTAGTCAATTCATTAAAGTTAAATGAACTAAATGTACCAGAAGCTTTTATATGTCCTTCATCAGATATGTTAAATGACGTATCAACATCTTGCCATACTCCATTTACTTTCTTTCTTCTGATTACAGATAAGTTATACATTGTCATCTTATCAGCTGCTACTGAACCTGTTTCTATAGTACCTCCATTAATAAGAGTTTCTATAACATTTCCTTGAGCATCTTTTTTAACAGAATAATGTTTTGCTAAATCAGCGTCAAAGTCTGTAAAACGTATCATCCCTGATATGTTTAATTTAGGATACTGTATTTGACCGTTTGAGTTATTAACGTCATCTATTGCTCCACCTATATCTATCTTACTATCATCTATATCTTCTGGAGCTGCTGACCATACTGTAGCTTTTGTACCTTCTTCTATCTTAAATTCTGTCACAATAAATGTAGCAGTTCCTACTGCTAATTCTACTCTTGGAGTTGATGCCATTTTAACAGCTGTACTTGGTGCTGTAAATGATTGAGTAATATAAGTCCATGTATTTGCAGATACATTTTTTGTTATCATATTTATAGGATTAGATTCATTATTTGAACTATCTTTAAATTTTAATAATTGACCAACTTTACAAGCTACACTTACTTTGACCCAGAATGAAGCTACATATTTAACTCCTGGAACACAAGCACATTCTGGCGTTTTTACTCCTGAACCATCTTGATTTGCAAGAGTTACTTGTACTGCTCTAGATGATTCTGAAATACGCCCATCTGTTAAAGTTAAGTCAGTTGAGTTATTCATAACACTCCAACCAGTCGTTCCTTTATAGAAACCAGTATTTGGCGTTAAGTTACGTCCACCTATTTGCATATTGTTAATAGAGTTATTTACATCTTCTTGAGATGCTACTGGTTTAGTACCTATATTTAAATTAGTAGCTCTTATAGTTACATTACCATCTTCGTCTACACCTAAAGTTAAGTTATTATTTTTATCAACTACTCTTAGATTCTTAGCATTTATATATTGTCCATTAACATATAATTGACCATTTTCCATATAAATACCTTGTATTTTACCATTATCTGTTAAGGCGTCAAATACTTGTTGAGAATTATTATTTAATTTATCTTTTGCTATATTTAAAGCATTCCATTCTTGAGTATAATCTTCAACTGTTAAAGCATCAACTTGTGCTATACCATTTCCACTAGAATAGTTTACTATAAACATTGGTTTAATAGCTACTGTACCTGTATCAAAAGCTTTAACCGCTGGACATAATGTCTTACCATCTGTTCCTACTAAAGCACTTTTAGCACTTGTAGACATATAAGCAGTATACTCTTTCCATCCATTAGCTACAGTTATTCCTTGAGAACTTGCTATAAAATATGTACCATTATTAGGAGATAATCTATTACCATTTGCACCAAAAGTAGTTGCACCTGCATAAATCTTATTCTTATCTGAACCATTTAACGGGTCTTGTATTTGTCTAACTCTAAAAGTAAATTTATATATTTTATTTTGTTCTATAGCTATTTTGTTTTTAGAGTACAACCATGTGTCATTTTGAATTTGTAGAACATTACCGCCTATCTTTGATGTTGGTTCTTTAGTTACTACTACATTAGAGCCTGGTTCTATATATGAATCATATTTTGTACTCCAATATTTCTTACCATCCATAAAGGAAGCATCATAATAATCTTTCGCTTCTCCTTGCGGACCTTGTGGACCCTGTGGTCCTTGTGCACCATCACTAATTACTTTTAAGGTGTAAGTAGCTGTTGCCAATAAATTTCTTGTCCTTGTACTCATTAGAGGACCTCCTTTTAGTTTATATTATTACTATAAAAAAATGGACATAGGAAATACTCCCATGTCCTATTTTAAATTCTAATCTTCAACTTCAACAACAAAACTTGCTTTTTGTGTTACTTCTGAACTCTGTACTCTAATTACCTTACCATTTCTACTCCATCCTGATACTTGTACTCCTAATTCATTGTATTTATACCAAGTATATTTAAATTTAGAATGAGCATTAGCTCCTGCTTCTGGAGTATCTATTACAGTCCATACAGTATCAGACCATTTATAATATTTATTATCTGTTGTAAGATATATTATTTCGCCTGTGCCTCCAGAACTAGGTTTAGATTGTACTACAGATATAGAATCTATTTCTTCACCATTTCTTATAATTCTTGCTATTAAATGAGTCTCTCCTGTACCATTCTTAAATGTATCTCCTGCTGTAGAGAATACTGTAGCTTGTATTGGGTCCATTCTATCTTCAAGTACTATTGTATCTTGTATAGTAATACCTGAATAAGTCATGTAACATTTAACCACTAATAAGTTAGGTATATCAGAAGCATTAATTGTTATTGTAGATTTTGTGTTATTTGGTAAGTCAACTTCTCCTTCTGAAGATGATACTTTAACCCATCTAAATGTAGCAGATGAAGTAATATTAGCTGAACCATTAAATACTACTGCCTCTAAAGGTAAAGTAGACATTTCTCCGTTCTTTATTATATTACCTTGTGGTCCCCATACATATCCAGATACTGTACTCTTACCATCAAATACTTTTATTATTGTATGTGTATCAAATACTTTAGTATCTTTTGAATAATGTGCTTTTACTTCTAAGATATTATTAACAAATCCAGTATTAGTATGAACCACATTTAAAGTTGGTCCTTTACCTAACTCTGCACCTGTTTTAGTATTAGTCCAAATTATTTCAGTATCTAATGGTTTGAAATTAGTAGGTGTAGCTGTTAAAGTTATTTGAGAAACAGATGGTGTAGTAGAACCACTTTTATAAGCAAATGCCATTGGGCCAGATATAGTTAATACCTTAGCTGATTCCCCATTAATAGCTTTTTTAGATTTAGTTATAGTAAATACTTTCTTAAATGTCTTACCATCTACTGTTATCACTAAAGTAGCTTTAGCTGAATCTGCTGTTAAACCAGTCACATTTACTCTCTTAGCTGTGTTGTCTATACTTATTGTACAACCAGAAGGTGCATCCGCTCCATCTCCTTTTGCTATTGTAAAGTTAGTAACTGTATTAGTTCCCTTATAAACAACTACATCAGTAAATGCTTTATCTAACTCTCCAGTAGAAGGAGTACCATTATTCTCGCATACAACTGTATGAGATTCATTTGTTAATGTAACAGTGTAAGCATCTGCTCCGTTAGAACCATTAGCCCCGTCTGCTAACTTAACTAATGTCATTTCATCGAATATTTTATCATTTACATAATATCTTACTCTCATTTGCTTATTAGATATATCAGCAAATAAAGTGTTAGCCATGTTATGAGCTATTGTTATTGTTGCTCCTGTTTGTGCTGGAATAAAATCTGTCCATGCAGTTCCATTATGATGTTGCCATTTACCACCTGACACATTGAATAATTGTCTAGTAAGTGTTATAGAACTTGGAGTTGGTGTTCCACTATAGTTAGGTCCATATTTAAAAGCTGATTCTCCATTTATAATTACATATTGAGCACTTGCTCCGTCTGTACCGTCAGCTCCGTGGAATACTTTAGTTATAGTCATCTCTTGTCTTAAAGTTTGTACACCTTCACAATTAATTTCTATTGTAACACTTGCACCATTATTACCTGCACTTCTTTTTTTAGTTGTTAAATTAGATATATAGAAAGTATCATTATCTTTTCTTGCTGCTGAACATCCAACTGGATTTACTATTTTATAATGGAATTGTCCAACTTTAGGTGTAACTGTGTCTGCTACAGCTGTTAATAATTTAGAACCTTTATAAACTAATACATCTGATTGAGCTCTACCGTCTTCTCCTAACTCTCCTGTTTCTGGTGCTCCTTCTGATGAACAGATTATAGTATGATTGGCATTAGTTAATAATGCAGTATAAGCATCTGTACCGTCATCCCCTTGCACAGTTAAAGAGAAATCCATTTCTGATTTTTGTATATGTACTTCTGGCATCCAGTCTTCTTTATAAGTCATTTCACATTTAATAGCCATACCAGGATTTTCTGAAGTCATTAAGTTTTGATTTATAGATACTGAATGGAATTTAGGACTTGTTCCTCCTAAAGTAAATCTAGCATCATTTGTTTCTATCTTAGTCCATTCTACTGCTGGTGATATTTTATAGAACCATTCTATTTTAGTAACGTATCTTGAATTGTTAGTTATTAAATTGTCTGATGAACCTAATCTATATAATTCCGCTGTAATTGTAGCTGGTGAATTAGTATAGTCAGGTGTGTACATTCCATTGTTTGTTACAAATTGTACTTTAGGTACATTCCCCGTTAAATATGATTGTAATGAGACTGCGTCATTTAAGTCTACGATTGTAATCTGTGATGTTGCTAATAAAGCCATTTATTATTTTCCTCCTAAAATTTAATTATCTACTTCACAAGTAAAAGTAGCTCTTTGATTTACATCTTCCCTAGTAATTGTAATACTTTTGACACCTATTCCGTCTGCATCATTCCATTTAGCATCTCTAGTTGAATTAGTGCTTGTTCTTTTCCATCTAAAACTAGATGCAGGTAGTTCATCTGTTACGTCTTTTTTCCCCTTATAAACTCTAGCAGATAAAACTGTGTCTATAATATTATTTTTAAATATGTTTCCATTGCTTGATATTATTTCTAATTTCCAAGCTATATCATTTTCTGTAGCTGCGTCTTCAAATTGACCTGTATCACCTACTATTTGTAGAGTATTAACTCTAAGTAAGACATTCCCCTCTTCGTCTATTTTTAAAGTTTCTACATTATCTTTTTTTCTTCTTACTACTAAATTATAAGCATCTATATACCTACCAGAAACATAATAGTTCTTTTGACCATGTTCATCTATATCTATATAAATACCTTGCATTTTTCCACCATCAGTAAGAGAATCAAATACCTCTTCTGGCGTATTTCCTACTTTTTGGTCTAAAGCGTCTTGCATATCTTCTATAGCTAACTCCCATTCAGTAGGTATATGATGATTTTCTAATTTTATATTTGTAACTACAAAATCAAAAGTAGTATCTTCTTGTCCACTGATTATAACTTCTATCTTTGAAGTATCTGCTAAAGAATTAAATGTAGAAGTAAATACTTTTGCTTCTGTCTTTATATCAAATGTTTCTTCTTTAATTAATGTTTTTATATTAGAACTATTGATAGAATAAAAAGCAATTAATAAATCCCCATTTGGATATTCTGATTGTATGTATATTTCAGATAATATTTGAAATGAATATTGACCTTTTGCATTAGCATTAACTATTTGTGATATTCCACAATAATCATTTTTAATAGCATTAGATTTTATACGAGCCCATTTCTTACCTGACATTGATTCTATTTCTAAAGTAGCATTATTAACATTAGTCCAATAATCAAAATTCTTTTTATAAAAATTAGAATGTCTAATTAAATTTCTTCTGTCTTTTCCTGCTATAGCAACTTCTATCCACATTCCTAAATCGGAATCCCACATCATAAGTCTTGGCGGTGTTACAGAAGTATCTAACCACAAGTCTCCATGTTTAGGATTATTAGGAGGAGTATCACTACCTTGCATATCATTAATATCTATAAAAGATATAAAATCTGCTGCAACTAAAGTTCTCTCTCCATTTATCAATGAATATATTTCAACTTGGATATTTGCTTTTTCTTTTATATCATCCTTAGTTATTATTATATCAGACTTACCAGCATGTTGTTCTCCCCATGCTAAATCTTCTTCTATATTTTCTGAATTAGCCGTGAATCTTTTCCAAACTATATCTGAAAATTTAACAGTTACATCATCTAATCCTTTATACACTCTAACATATAATTCTGAAGATTTATCAGTAGAACTAAATATGTTTCCATTAGAACTGAATAATTGAGCTTTGTATAAAGCTACATCTTCTATTATTTGAATAGTCATAGACGCCCTAGTTAGGACGTCTTTATGATTATAACTTCTGTTGAATACCAAAGTTATTCACCTCTTCTTTGTTTATAAGCAGCTAATATGTTTTCTTCTTGAGCTATTTTAAATGCTCTCATTTCTATAGCGGTATCCAATATATTAGCAAAAGCATATGGACTTAAACCAGAATTAACAGCTATTATTTTAGCGTCTTTTAATTCTTCTTCTGTTGGCATACTTCTTAATAAGTTAGCTCTATATTGCTTAACCAACGCTTCTTTTTTATTTAATAAGTCTACTGTAAATGTAGCTTTATTATCTATATGATTAGGATGTATATCTATACTTCTATTTAACTTTTTAGGGAATCCATTATCACTTGTATAGTTAGGGTCTTTAGTATCTATAAATTTTAAAACACCTTGGTCTTCATATATATTTTCTACAACAGTTCCCGAACCATCTATTCTATACCAATAATAATCAAAAGCAGTATCATACATAGAATCTCCATCTTCTAATAAAGTTCCTCTATACGTAACTACAGCTTTTAAATTAGTACCTGGTGCTTCCATACCTTTATATAATTTATCTCCATTAGATGACCATATATAACATTGTGTTGGGTCAGAATAATCATGTACATTCTCTAAAGCATTAGATTGCATATCTGATTGTTGGTCGTCTGTTACTGTAAATCTTATAATATCAGAACCAGCTATTAAACCAGGAGTTATTATTAACACTGTTCCTCCTTTAGGATTCTTAGTTTTTTCTGTTCTAATTATATTCCCTTCATGGTCTTTTTCAACTACTCTATGTATTTCATATAACATTTTACCTGGTTGATTCCATTGATTATCATCTTGTGTAGCTGCATCTAATATAGTCCAACCATTTTGTGTTCTTATAAACCATTCTACTCTAGTATTAGAAGTTGGGTCTTGCAATCTTTGGTCTAAATCTACATATACACCTTCAGAATAATAGTCTCCTTTGAATCTTAATTGTTGGTCTTCATCAGCATTGTAGAATGAGTTACCATCCATTGAATTAATAGCTGCTTTTGAAGTACCTACACCAGTAGATAAGTTATTTATTTGCACCTCATAAGTTACTGGTATTCTTATATCAGCAAATGGGTCATTGAAACTAAACTTAACCATTATACTTGCAACTTGGTCTTTTTCTAATATATTATCTTTTATAACAAGAGTTCTCTTATCAGATAATACTGTTTCTTCTCCTTCTGCATCTCTATAAGTCCAAGTATGAGAGAATCTTGTATCTTCTTCAATATTTATAAGTTTTTGATTATTAGCTGAATCTACTATATACCATTCTATATCGTGTATATATTTAACACTTACATTAACATCTCCTGGTTTTTCTAAATCAGGATATTCTTTTGGGTCAAATAAGTCTGGATTATATCTATTATCTTGAGAGCCTCTGTATACATTTGTAGCTATCATGTATGGTCTTAAAACTAAATTACTAACTTTGTAATCTGGATTATAAGGTTGACTAGAACCTGTTAAAAACATTTGAGATTTTGAACCAGATACTACTGTCATATTTCCTGCTAAATTAGAAGCATCTGTTTGGTCTGTTACTGTCAATTGAGCTGTAGCTAATACTTTATAATTAGGGTCAACTGACGCTTTATTTAATGGGTTAAAAAACATTTAACTTCCTCCTTTATTTTTTTATTTTATTCATATAGGCTTTATAAGCTTCTTGCATCCAAAGATTAGCTTGTTTATCTGTTACAAATTGAACTTGAAACATTGCATTTCTATTAACATCATCTGCTGTTATTGGAATCTCTTTAGCACCTGCTGCCCATTTTAAATTCCATTGTGCATCTGCTATTTGGTCTGCTTCTGTAGCTCCACTAAATCTAGCCCACTTAAAATATTTTTTATCTTTTTTATCTGTTACGTCTTCATTATTTTCATAAACAATCGCTTTAAGTGTTGTAGTAAAGTTCTTATCTTTTATTATATTACCTTGAGTAGATATCATCTCTACTCTATAATGCTTTGTTTCTTGAGCACCTCCACTACCATTTCCTCCGCCTGAACCATTTCCATTACCTATCCATTCAGGTAAAGGTATTAGATTACCATCTTCATCTGGTAACCATACATTCTCTCCACTAACAGGATATTTAGAAGTATTTATTCCTTCTATAACATCTTTTAAAGATAAATAGTATTCATGATTACCATCATTATATACAGGATTAACTTTTTCTTTTACAGTATCTATCTCCCAATCTTTCACTTCTTTATATGTGTAAGATGACCTAGGAGAAAAATCTTTATAAGACATATAATCACCTCTTTCATATTTATAATACTATTACGTAAAAAAGCCAAGCATAAAGCCTGGCTTATTTTTAATTATCATATTCCACATCTAATATTAAGCCTTTTAATTCTGACTTAACATTCATAGGTATTGCTCCTATTTGTAATTCAAATTCAACATAATTATCTGTATTTAAATCTGAACCATTATTAGCTCCACCAGATATAGTTCCTAAATTGAATATACCTCTATCCATATCTATTGTAACTGGTTTAGCTTCTTCATTGTTAAGTTTCACTTTACAAAGCTTTAATAAATAATTATCTTCATAATTCTTAAAGAATACTACTAATTTTGCATTTGTTGCATCTTGCACATCTTCCATACCTAATCTATTATTCCATAATTGTATTTTTACTGATAAAGTATCTCCTGGTGCATAAGAACCTTCCATATCATGAGTTCTTTTTGGTGAGTATTCAAATAAACCATCTATATCTTCTAATACATACCAAGTAGTCTTTGGTGCCATCATTACTCTCTACCTGCCTTTCCAAATTTAATTCCTGTTAATATTATTATATCTCCAGTATTCATTAAAGCAGCAGCTGAACTTGATATAGATAAAATTGTATCTTCATAAGCACCTTCTTGATTAACAGTATTATATATAGAATAATCTACTCCTCTTATAAAGAACTTATCTAATTGATTTGTTACATCTCTTTTAATAGCCATAACAAAGTCTTCTTCTCTTACATCTGTTTTTATACTATATTCTGTTTTACCAGCATTAAATGTTATTGATGAAGATATATGATTTAAAGATTGAACCATATTAGAAACCATTATCGGCGGCATTTGTGATATTGATATAACTGTATCTTTAGTTAAATACTTTCCATCTAAATTATTAGCTATATCTTTTATTTCTTCTAATTCCTCAGATAAATCTTCTATCGTAGCTTGAACTCTATTTTGTATATCAACTGTCTTATCATAAAGCTCATCTACTTTTTTAACAGCTGTTAAAGCATTATAATCTAATTCGTCTATTAATTGATTAACATGGTCATATGAATATATAGAAGTTGTTATCTTATAAGTTATAGTTATTGGATTAGGATTAGTTATTGTAAATTGTTTTGTTTTAGCACCTTTTCTTCTTGGAGCTAAAGCAGTTATATTACCTTCTTCATCTATATCATCTTGGTCAGATAAATCTGTACCTTCTATAAAATGAATATCTCTATCTAATCTTTTACCATTTGAAAATACTTCTAATTGGTTTTCACCATATAAGTAATAAGCATCTTCTATATCAACTACTCCATTTCCTTCTACATCTACTGTTTTCTCATAAACAAATGTAGCAGTTCTTTGTAATTTTCTTTTTAATGGTCCATCATTAACTCTTCTTTGTACAGAAGCTTCTACATATAAATCCATTGCACCATTTTCTTCTTCAGCCAAATCTGCATCTAATGGCTGTACTAATTTAAACCCTATACCTGTATTCTCATATTCTCCTGAATACTTTTCTAATTCAGCATAAGTCCAACCAAAATGTATACCAGCTGCATCTATAACTGATTGTGGTAAGTCTTGTCCATATAAATCATATATAGTTATTTCTTCGAATTGGTCTGAATGTAAAGGAGTTTGATTAACCATTACATCTAGTTCATGCTTACCTGGAGTAAATAACATATTTAAATCTTTATGTCTATCAAATAAGAAATATTGATATCTATATGGATATAAATTTTCATCTTTACCTAAAGCTATTGCTTTTTCAGATGCAAAGTAATTTGCTCCGCCTTCTTCTGAATCAGGTGAAAAATGTTTTATATCTTTTACATTTACATAAGAGCTATGATTAACTGGAACCCACATTTTATGTTCATCAAAGTTAGTTATTTTATATACTATCTTATCTCCAATTCTTAAGTCAGTATATATTCTAAATGTATTAGACATAACTTTCTTATCTACGTCTTTTATGTCAGCAGGTACTCCATTTATAAGTTCATCAAATTGGTCTTCATTTAATTGTACATCATTTACATATACAGATAATTGATTCTTACCAGTATAATAATACATATCTGTTGGATAATCTTTTGCCACATCTGGATTATTTATATAATCAGTTGTAACTGTGTACTCATTCATATAAATTAATTCATCTGTACTTCTCCAAGTCTTTAATTGATTAGTATAAGTATCATACCACATAGTATATTCTTTAGGGTCTAAAGGCTCAATCATATGGATTATTTGTAAATCTTTAAATGGTATACCACATAACCATAAGTCCCCATTTAAATCTGTATATATATTTCTTACATCTCTTAAATCTTTTCTCATAACTATATTAGCATAAGTTCTACCTTCTTCATCTGTATATGCTCCATCTATTTCTATAAAAGCTATTAAATACTTATAATCATTAGGCATCATTACAGAAGGTGTTGGTGATGTTGTTGAAGATATAACTTTAAGCTTATCATTTTTATCTATATATATTGTATCTATTCTTTTTCCTGTATAATGATAAGTTACTACTAAGTCTCTTCTAGTTAACCCCGTAAGTGATACAGTATTCCCATTAATAGCTCTAACTCTTATATAATCATCTTGAGCTATCGAATCTCTATATTTTATATCTATGCCAGAATATTGTGGAGTAAACATACCATGCATTTCTACAGTCATTCTTCTATTTAAAGAATAAGGCGTATGTCTTAATTTAATTTGATTACTAGCATTAGAAGTTAAATATTCTACTTCTTTAGCTAGCTTAGGAAGTTCTATATTTATTTTTTGTTTATCTATATGTATTTCTTGTCCATCTTTACCTATTATAGAAGCTTCAGAAACTTCTATGGCAAATTCATTTTGAGTAACTATTGGAGTTATTTCTAAACCAGAAGCTATACCAGCTCCTCCTACACTTTTACGTTCTCTATCTATTTGAGCTTGTAAATCTTCAAAGTTATTTTGAATTTCTTCAGCTCTAATTCCATCAGAGAAATCTATTTTCTTTAAACTCAAATTATTTCACCTCTTTTATTTTATTTGTCTTCAAAAAATATTACTGGTACATCGGACGCACCTATATATTTCTTAATAGCTTTTTCTATTAATTCTTCATGTTCTTTATATTTAGTAGGCAGTGTAAATACTACTGTCCCTGCTGGTCTATAAGGTCTACCACTTATATGACCTATATCCATTAAATTATAATTATCAGCAGCGTCTTCTTTTAAACCTCCACCTAACTGTCTCATATCTGTTATCTGTATTGAATCAGGTGTTTGATATACTCTTATAACAAATAACTTCTCGCCTTTATCTTCAGTATAATCTTCTAAGAAATCAAATTCTATTTCTTGATTATCTATGTTTATATAAAAAGCATATTCTGCTTCTCTTATTCTTTCTATTCCATTTACATCTGTTTTGATAAAAGGAATAGTTTTTTCAAAAGGCATTTGTGTATCTACACCTAAACTTGTAGATTTAAAAGCTAATATCTTTACTTTAAGGTCATCTTCATTTGTTACAGTGAATACTTTATTTGACAAATCTGTTTCAACTATATAATGAAGTTCTCTTAAATATATTATATTGGTTCCATCATATAATGAAATCCAATTAGTAGGTTTTTTAGGTTCTGTAGAATAAGAACTATTATTAGAAGTTACTTTATCAAACATTAATCTACCGCCATTCATACCTATAAACTGTATAGCTGTTACATAATCATATAAGTCTTGAGTATTATCATCTGGAGTAGTATTTGTATGTTCATCTATTATGTCTACATTATATAAAACTAATTCACTAGCTTTTAAATTAAAATGCTTATATAAATCTATGTCTGACATAAAGTATTTCTTTTTAACTAACTTTCCTGACTCTATTTGATAATCAGGTATTTCTGATGTTATCCATTGAGTTAAATTAGTTGTTGTTTTATATCTATTTAAATAACAGTACATTATAACTTCGTACATTACTTTTATATTATCTTCTATGTTATTTAAAATGCTAGAATGTGATATTATTTCGTATCCTTTACCTATATGTTCTACAATTAATATCGGTGCTTTATCTCCATTAAATATATTATGATAAATAACATTAGGGTTATAAGGCATTGCATTTATATTAAAATAAACATCTGATAACATAGTTGTCTTTGAATTTAATAATGGAGTTTTTACTGAATACTCATTAAATGATGATGTGTTTTCATAAGGATAATTTCTATCATAATCTGAAGCTATCCATATAGCTGTATTATTGTTTAAAAATAGTATTTTATCTATTTCAGTAGGTTTTTGACTATCATCATAATGTATACCATCTGGAGATTCTATAAATAAAACATCACAATCGGTTATGCTCATATCTGTAAAAGTATAAGCATCTAATCTATTGTTATTTATAGAAATATTAGGAGGCACTATTTCTCTTGATGAAGGATTTGAGAACCCTGCTGCTATTCTTTTAGATAAATCTAAACTATCTACATCATCTACACAAGCTATATTAATATTATATCTATTAGCTATTTTATAAGCTATATTAGTTTTAATAGTAGCCGTATAATTAAATTTTTGTGGTTCAAAAGAAATCATATCTTTTGGTCTATAATAATATTTATCTCCAACTCTAGTTAATAGATTATCCATATTAACAGCTTCATTGAATTTATTAAATAACTTAACAGATGGAGAAGAGAATTCTTGATTTACAAGAACCTCTGTTTTAACATCTGTGTTTGCTATGTCTTCCATAACTTTATCTATTTTATATTTACTATAATCAAGTTCTATATAAGCTAAAGGTACATTTAAATCTAAATCAACATGTGATTCAGTTATTGACTTTATTTTATGTGTTGATGGGAATATCTTCACTATATCTACCTCCCTATTACAATATAACAATTTTCTGAAGGTACAGTATTTGTATTAACATACCTGTATTCATTTATGAATGTTATACCATTTTTATTTTCAGCAGCGTTATTATAAACTACACTTGTTTCTTTATCATCTGCAATAGATATATCTATTTCATAGCTATTAAATTCATGACGATAATTTATTGCATATGAATCTTCTTTTAAATAATCTACAACTATTAACTTATAATCAGATATATCTGTTAATCGTATTTCTCTATACTCTTTGTTTATATATCTTAAATCTTTTTCAAATAAGATATCATAATAATTAGCAAAAGCATCTATTGTATCTAGACCTTCTTTAGGTATACGAAGAATATTATCCATATCCATTGTAGATTCCTTTTTAATACCATAGACAATTATTGTTCCTGTTTTATGACTAGGCTGTTTAGTTAATCTAATCATATGAGCTGGTTCAAAATATTCTCTTTCTGTATTAGTAAACCAATAATAATCTTTTCCATTTTTATTATAAACTCTATATGAACTAGATAAATCTAATGGCTGTTCATTTTCATTTAAGACTATTATTGGAGAATATATAGTACCAGGAGCAAATTTCTTAATAGTATTTTCTACTACTATATTTGTATCGTTTCCGTATATATCTTTTACTACAAAATCTTTTATAACTGCATTCACGTTTCTAAATATAGTTAATGTATTATTAGTTATATTTATTTCTTTTATAACTTTGCCATACATACTTTCTATAGTAAGTTTTTTATTTGCATATTTATAACGATATTCTACTGATTGAGCAATATCTAAATCAAATAATCCATAAGAATTTACACCGAACTCTATTAACGAATAATCTATTGGATTATTATGTGTACTTCCTGGAGCATTTTTAATTATACCTGTCCATTCAGCTGTTTCTATTAAATCTAATAATAATTTAATCTTACTACCACCTATTTCAACTTTTTCTCCTTTATCTGGAGAAGTTCTTATGTATTCATTATCTTTTTGTGTAGTAATTCTTATTTTTTTAATCTTACCCGAAGTTCCTTCAAATTTTAAACTTATCTTTTGAGGTTTATCTATTCTGAAACTATTATCCATTGGATTTAAGATATTCTTTCTTTCATCTAATAATCTTTCATCTTCAGATAAAAAGATATAAGGAATTATATCGCAATCTCCTTCTGTTTCATATTTAAGATAATATTTACCGTAGTTAAGATAAATATCTGGTTGTTCTATCTCTGCTTCACCATTACAATATTTAAATTCAAAAGCATCTCTATAGAACCATATGTAGCCTCCATTAGTATTTTGCATGTTAGTAACCCAACCATAAGGTATAGATGAAGCTATATTAATATTTTTTATTTCATTATCTTTATTAGAATAATAAATTAAGTTATATGTATCAAAATCATTAGGAGCTTTAAATACGCATACTTTTTGTTCTCCTATATATAGAGTAAATTCAGCTCCTCTTTTTTGTAGTGTATATTGTAAATCTTGTGTATAAGTTTTAGCATAGGCACTGTTAAAAGTAGCTAAAGTTTTCTGAGCATCTTTATTCATATGAATTACATCTACGCTTTTTTGTCCCATTTTAAATAATAATACTTCTTCTTTATCTGTAAGAGATTGTCCTTCACTATTAGTTAATCCTAATCCAAATCCAGGAGAAGCATAATCTAAAGTAAGGGCGATATCAAAATCGCCCGTATAAATGTAATTATCAAATAAGATGTCTTGTTCATAAAACTTAATACCCTTGTCTAAATTGATTCGGCTATTAGGTTGTAACATTACATCACCTCGATATCTATATTATTTATCTTAATGAAAGCATTACTTGTTTTTAATAAAACTTTTATTTGGAAGAATCTTGTACCATAGAATTTTAATTCATTCTTAAGAGTTAGATTATGTTTTAACTCTAATGTTTCCCATGGGTGCCAAACATCTGCACTATAATCTTCTTTTGACGCTCTCACTTGTATTTCTACATCATTTATATTACTTATGTCAGCTATACTAATTTCTCTTATTCTATAATCAGCTGAATATTGTGCATCATATATTTTAGTTATTAATTCTCCTGAACTAGGCATTAATACTTTTGGTGCATTAGATTCAGTAGATTTATATTCTGCATATATATTTAAATTATTTAAGAATTTGTTATCTGGCATAGTAACCTTAATTTTAATATATTTAAGTAATGCATCGCCATACACATAACCGTAATTATCGTTAAAAGTATTTATAGGCATATATACACCTTCTCTTGTATTAGAAGATAATATTTGTATCTTAAATCCTCTCATATCATCAAAGCCTATTTCATTTGCTTTTACTATAATTCTTTTTATAGTCATAGGATTATCTAAATATATAGGAGCCGTTTCTATATATCCTTCTGTTCTTCCAGTTTTAACATATGAATTTTCAAAATGTATGTTCTCTGTAGAACAAGTAGCAAAATCTGCTTTTGAATCATATGATTTTAAAGGTGATATTCCCCAATACATATTAGACGCTGTTTTTATATATTCATCTTTAGTTAAAGCAGCTCCATTATTAATAGCTTCTTTATTAGACTTTATAAATACTCTATGTTTTTGTCCTTGTTTAAATCCTTCTTTTATGTTTAAACCTAACAAGTCTATATTTTTAACATGAGCCGACATAGAATTTATATCATCAGATAATATAATATCATCAATAGTACCTTGTCCTTTTACTATTAAATAATATTTTTTATTATCATCTTGTTTTATAGTAGCTGTTCTAATATCATCATTTCTATAAGGTATCTCTTGACCTAACTTTATAGATATAGAATCAGGGAAATCTAATCCTAAATACTTTTTCTCTTCTCCTATATATACCTCTAAAGATTTTTCAGCCCAGAAACTTAAATAATTATCTCCCTTTGTAAGATAATCTGTTAATTCTATATATGCATATCCATTAGGTATCTCTGGCATAAAACTTATACCTAACTGATTAAGTCCATCTTTTAATATCATTTTAGTACCAAACACATTCCAGCTATTAAAAGAATCACATGCAGTTATTGAATTAATTGCAGATACACCTTTAACTTGTGATTTACCTGCGTCAAAATTATAAAGTTCATTCATTCCTCTAAATAACATTTCAGAGTTTCTCACATAGTTGTCTGTTCTCTTAAATAGAGTTATTTCTTCTCCACTTAATTCTACATTCTCCATGTCTATATATTTTTTTTCATCTAATACTATTTCATCTTTAGAAGGGAATAAGTAATATTCTCTACCATTGATATAATAATATCCTGTTCTAACTAATATCGTATCTCTATTTACTATCTTCTTGAAAGTAAGTATGTCATTAAAGCCGTCTGCTTGGAATGCAGGAGATGAACATGTTGTATAAACCATATCTACATCTTTATAGTTATCTATTTGTCTTAAGTCAAATTTATAACCGTCATCTACTCCAGCTATTTTAAATCTGCTAACTTCATCATAAGCATCTATATTATATCCAATTGCTTTATATAATAAATCTTCATCTAATAATATTGCTATTGGATTTTTTATAGTATATCTTAAATAAACCTTTCTAGAAGCATTGATATAGTTTTTATTAGTCCATAATATAATACCTTCGTCTTTTAATATCTCAAAGTCTTTTACTAATAACTCATTAGAACCAGTATAAGGAGAGAAACCTGCATATAACATTTCATCTATATTAGAATAAGCTAATTTAGTGAAGCCGTCTTCTTCCATTATTATTTCTTCTTGAACTATTAAACTTTGATTTTGATTATCTGAATATCTTTCGTATAAGACTGTACCGCTTTCAGGTATAATCATATATCTATTTGTAAAGACTTCTCTATTGTCACCTATTTTATAACTATTTTGTAATTCGATATGTCTACTTAAAAGAACTTCATCTGTTACTTCTAATTCAGATATATCATAATTTTCAGTATTGCTTAAATCTATTGGTGTTTTAATAGCTATATCTTTTAAACCTATAGACCAATTAAGTAAATCATCAAAGCTATTATTAGATTCTATTGTAGAACTAAATTTAACTTCATATTTAACATTTGATTCAAATGGCTCTACTTGATAATACATTAAAGCAGAAGAATTTAATATAGGACTAAAGTTATTAAGTATTTTTATTCCTCTTACTTCACCAGTATATATATCAGCTTCATTTATAGCTTGATATGTTTTAGTTCCTCCTGGAACAAAACTTATGCTATTAAAAGGTAAATTAGTTTCACTACTATGTATTTCAGAAGCATCATTATTAAATACTATTCCTAAAGTATTAGGCAGTTTTGTAAATTTATAATATGATGCATTTACTCCTTTGAATATATTAGATTTAATATTTACTATTATCATCTTAGGATTATCTGGGTCATTATCTGCTACTAATAATCCTTTACATAGTTTACATGCATATACTCTATCTGTTTCTATATCAAAATGAGGTATATAAGATTGTATCATCTTTTTTAATGTAATAGTTTTAGCTGGTACATTTTTAACTCCATTTATTATAACACTATTAACTGTTTGCCCCATTTTTAATGATACATTATAATATAGCTTTCCACTTTCCTCTATAACATGTATAGCTCCAACAGTAGTAGTTATTTCTTTTATTGATTCATATTCATTTAAATCAAGTCTTATCCATGCGTCATCTTGTACTGCTTTATAAGAAGTAGCTGGTACATAATTCTCTGTTCTACTAATAGTATTTCCTACGGTATCTACATGTAATAAATCAGCTAAACAATTAGATGTGATTTCTATAATCCTATTAGTATTTGGTCTAGGTTCTATAATCTCTGTCTTATATCTTAACTGTTTCATATCTGCACCGATATATATAGAGTTTAATATAGGACTAGATGCTGTCTTAGATGACATAGAAACTATTAAGCTGTTAACAGCGAAGTTAGGTAATCTATATCCTTCTGAATCTTTTATAAGAGCTCCATATTGTAATTTTAAATCTACAGTATGACAACAATATTTAAAGTTATAGAATTTAGTTGTTTCTATGGAATTACTTATAACAGTAACTTTCATTTTCTTAGGAGATAAATCTGAGTCTTCATCAAATATCTCTACAAGTCTACGACCAGTTAATTTAAGATATTTAGTTTTACCTTCTATGTCTACAAATAAATCTGCATCACCTTCTGATGTAAAACATATCTTATTAGCTTCTACTTCTATTTCAAATTTTCTTTCTTTATTAGTGTCATTTCTAAATACTAATTCATTCTCTCTCCAGAAACAGAATAAATTATGCTTTATTAAACTAGTAGGTATATCAGCTAATTCATTTTCTATATTTACATTAACTAAATTTAAACCTAGACCATGTACATTTAGTACAGCTTTACCTTCATTTCTATTTGGAGCTAAAACAATACCAGTACTTTTATCAGCTAAATTTTCATACTGATTAAAATGATTAACTGACCTAACTGTTTTCTTTATAGAAGTATTAACTAATTCAGCTGAAGCATTATAACTAAAACCAGGTGCCGACTTTAATAAATTTCTAGATTCTAAAATTTCTCCAGTAGTTTTATGTTTATAAATAACTCTTGCTTTAGATATTTTCATGCCGTCAAAATTACTATCAGAATAGAATTCTAATCTATATGGTTTATCATCTGTTATTTTAGAATTATCTACAGCTGTAATTCCTTTACCCATTTTATATATCTCTTCTATTTTTCTAGTTTCTTTTTTCTCATTGTTTTCAAATACAGATAACTCTATATTTTCATGAGTTATATCTATTGCTTCTGATGCTTTAATAGCGTATTTTGCTTTTATTGGATTTAATATATTTTCATATCTTTTTAATTTAAAGTTTATATTTTTTTTAATATTTTTATCTGCTACATATTTATCTAACTTAACTGTAGACTTATCATATAAAATAATTTCTGCATCAGTTGTAGTATCATTATCTGCTATTACTACTTTTAAATCATCTCCATGACCTATACCATTTTGATAAGATTCAACAATGTCATCCCATACATTATCTAAGAATGCTATTGATTTAAAATCATAAGACCATTTATCTAAATCCCAACGTTTATCTTTTAATACATCTCTATTTATAGAACTAAGCATATCTAATAAACTATTAAATTCTTTATAAGGTTTTATTAAAGATTCAGGTGTTAATTTGTTTATTTCTATTTCTTCTGATTTCATATCAGGGAACATGCCTATTAATTCAGACATTATTGCATTCTTAAGTCCTTCTTCAGTATTGCTTCCTAAGTTTTTAGTAGAGAATAATATTCTTTCTTTTAAACTTGTATTAGATTCATTTTCATGTCTTTCTAATCCAACAAAGCAAGCGAACTCATCGAATATATTCCATACATGTTTTCTTTCTAAAGCATAAGTGTATCTGTAATTGTCTATAGAAAGAATTATTGAATTTACATTATTTTTATTGTATAAGGATTCTTGTATATATATAAGTCCATTTTCATAATAAGATAAGTTTTCATTAGAATAAAATTCATCTATATCTAAAGTGATAAGATATTCTGTATTGTTGTATATAACAGAAGTGTTATCTAAATCTTCCAGTGTACCTACATTTGCAGCATATACATATGCTATAACTTCTTCCTCTTTGTCTTGATATTTATCTAAAAAATAAAAGTCCTTGTAAGCTTGGATAGCTGTCTCAAGCTCTAGTGTTTCTTCTAGAGCTGAGTTGACTACCATGCCTCCTATAGACTTTGTACCTCTTTTTCTTATATCAGACCATATTGGGAAGAATTCAATTGCTCTTTTAATCATATTAGAGTAATCAAACATTCTACTTGTCTACCTCCCACCATATTATTTCATCATATAACATTTTACTAGATACAGTTTGTAATATTTCAAAAGCAGTTGATTCTTTATCATTAAGATATACTTGAACTACATTGAAATATTCAACGCCGTCTATGTCTAAAACCATATTATTTATTTTACCTAGCATTAATCTTTCGCCAGGTGCTATATTATTAATATATTCTTTTATAACCTTAATAGCTTCTCTTTGTATGTAATTAGAATCAGAATTATCTTTTACATCTAAATAACAAACAAGTTTCACACTTATTGGTTGAGGAACCATATATTCAACTATTGTTCCTGGCGATATAATTTTAGATAATACTTCTTCTGCTTCAGCTAATGTGTTTTTAATATAGTCTTCTTCATACTTATATGGAATTAAATATACTGTTGCTGTACCTACTCCATCTGTTAATGGAACATAGTTGCCAGATGATGAAAAACTTAAAGTCTTTATTTTGTCATTAATTGCGTCTATATTATTAGTCGCATTTCTTTGTGTCCATTTCATTAATCTATATAGATAATTTTCATCCGTTTCATCAGCTAATCTAGGACATTGTAAAAAGTAACCTGTAGAATCTAATTCATCTTCTTTTTGAGAAGTAAATAGATAAGGCTTTTTATTCTTCTCTATTAATTTATAAGCTTCAGATATCACATATGCAAATGATTTAAATATCATATCCATAACTGTACCTTTAGCTATATCTATTTTAGATAAACTATAGAACTTATCTTTTAGAGAAGTATAAGTTTCTTCGAATCTATTCATTTAATCACTCCTTTCTAAATATTTATATTATACTTTTTATCACCATCAACTATTACCACTGATAAGTTAGTGCTATAATCAGTATATTTAGTTTTAGGTTTTTGTATTAATATTTGTGCATTTGGAATTAAATCATAAATAGCTTCTTTAATTAATTTTTCTAAATTAGTATGAGTAGCTTGAACATCTATAAATTCATGTATTATAAGCTCTAATTTTGAACCTATATCTCTATTTCCTTCTAAGCTACCTAAAGCAGTTGATAACCTTATTTTAATAGCTTGTTCCATATAAGCATCTCCAGAAACCATCTCTATTTCTTTATTATATTCTGGTTTATTAATAGAGAAATTTATACTTAATGAATTTGCATTAGGCTTATATTGAAAAGTATCTTCAATATAGAAATTTAATCTTAAAGCATTTGAATTAGATGTTATAAAATTAATTTCTAATCTTTTAGTATCACTACTTATGTTTCTTATGGCTAAATCGCCTCTAGGAGTTAAGAATAAATCTTTCATATTATTTCTCCTTTTCTTTTTCTATATAATATTTTCTTATATCCTCCAATATATTTAAATCAACTTCCATTTGTTCAGGAGTTGTTGCTAAGTTTAATCTATTAGAGAACATAGGTGTTGATATAGGTCTTCTTATTAAAACCCATTTTTGTAATGTATGCTCCCATGTTTTAACTAAAACTGTTCCGTCCATCATCATACTACCCATAGTATTTCCATTAACATTTCTAAAATCTGTTAACTCTATTAATTGGTTATTAAACTTATGTCTATTAATATTTATATCTACTGCTTCTAATTCTTTTATAACTGCTGTTTCTTTATTTTGTATAGAATGTGTAACGATAGAACCAGTTTCTTTATCCATTTTTATTTGAGCATACTTACCTGCTGCCATTACATTATTACCGTCACTTTTGCTCACTACTGACGAATCTGTATTTTGATTTACAAATCCATTATCATCAGCTATATCTGCTTTATTATATTTGGCTTTATTATCATTGTATAAGTCTGCTTTGTTTTCTGCCATATTAAACTCTCCTTTAATTATAATCTTATATTCCTAAATTACCTGAAAAACTAGCACCATTAGAATATATATCTCCTGTAGTTTGTTCAGATTCTATTATTTGATTTTTCTTAACAACACTAATTATTCTAATTGATTTACCAGACTCTTGTATCTCTACAAAATCTCCCTTTTTAGGGAAGCCACCTATCGCAGAAGACAGGTAGCTTTTTACTGGTACATCAGAAGCTATAACTTTTATACCATCTATATTTTTATATGATACAGTACAAGTTTTTTTATTTTTATTAGTGTCGATAATTTCTCCAAGTTTCTCTTGAGATAAGCTGTATTTATTATATGGAGCAACAACATTATCTCTAAAGTTCTTTCTGAAATTACTCATACTAACCTCCTATGATTGTGTTTTTGTTTCAGTATCTTGTATTGGCGGATAAACAGTAATAACGAATTTATCATTAAATCCTTTTACTTGTTGATATGCAAATACAGGTCTATTTGTTAATTGCATTTGTTCTTTAAGTCTATCTAGAGTTTCAGCCATTTTACTATCTCTTCCTGCTATACCTTTATACTCTATAGTAAATGAGAATCCAGTGTTTTTCCATGTCATATTTACATCATTTAATCTAGCCCCTGATTTAAAATGTATTTTACCTTTTTGTAAGTTCTCATCAAGGACTAAAGATTTTAATATAAACAATGCATCTTCTTGCAGTAAAGGTGTTTCAATTATATTACCATCTACTAATACAGGTACTTTTTCACTTCCTCCTTCAAAAGGTATAGTTACTAAGTTACTGTATCCTTTACTATGAGAAACTACCAATCTATTATCAACTATTGCTTTCCATATATCATCATCTCTAACAATATAATATAATTTTTGAACTTTAGAATTAGTAGCTATATTCGATAAAGAAACTCCTTTTATTTCATAATACTTATAAGTCTCATCCGTTCTATGTTTAGTATCAAAACTTTGTTTTCTATATTTAGTCATAATAGCATAAGCATGATTTGCATTAGCTGCATACGCAGAAGATACAGAACCATATATATTCTGTTTTAATTCTTCACTTGTTTCATCTAATGCTCCAGTTACATTAGAGCCTTCTATTCCTAAATCTTTTCTCCATTCAGCTGATAAATTAGCTAATACATTTTTATCTACAAATGTTTCTACAAGACCATCTGCCCATTGTAAGCAAAAATTACCATCCCAAGATTTAATAGTATCAACGAATTGAAGGACCATACCTTGTATAGAATCATAACCATCATTAACTGGATATCCATATACAGAACCTTTATGACCATTCATTCCAGCTATTAAAGGCTTACCATTCTTTTTAAGAGGATAAACATCTATAGCTTGTATCCCTTGCATCCATCTAGTAAAGACTGATTGAGTATTCTTAGTGAAAATGTGAGTTATTGTACTTAAAGCAACATCGACTAATATTGTAGCCCAGTTAAACTTGAATACTCCTTTTATAACTGCTAAGATACCTTCTAATATATCATCACATTTAAGTGCAGCTTTCATAGCTTTAAATGTATGTTTAGCATCTGTACCATCAAACATTTTTGCAAAGTTGTCATATAAGTTATCTAATCCTTTTACAACTAAAGTTTCATTTCCTATAGCTTTTTGTATTGCTTTATTATCTAATATTTCAGAGAATTGTTTCATAACTTTTGGGTTGCTTATATCTATCTTGTCTAGAGCATCCCATTCTTCAAATATTTTAGTTATAGACTTATCATATTTGATTTCTTTAAGGATATCTGGATTTTTTCTTATACTATTTTTAAAACCATCTAAATCTACATTTAAATCAGATAATAAATTTTTATCTAAGTTATTTTTAGCTTCAGTCATAGCTTTAAAAGCATTATCTTTTTTATTGCTAACATTATTAACGCTAGTTTTATTATATCCATATGTATCTTTAGTTAAGGCTTCATTAACAGCATTTTGGAATCCTGAAACATCTATATCATTATATTTACTAAACATTGTAGCAAATAAATTTATATTATTTGTTAAGCCTCCTTTTAAAGTCATTGAACTTAATTCATCTACTAAGCCAACTGTTCTTCTTATATCTAAATCAATTTGAGTTGGATTGAAAGATAAACTTGAGAATAAGTTTTTAGCACTAGGATGTTTTTCTAAATAAGCTTTCATACCAGGAGCTTTAGCTATTGTTCCTGTTAAGTTATTTAATTTAGAACTTACTCCATATAAAGATTTAGATTTAGCTATTGAAGTAGCTAATTTATTATTAAATGTAAATGTCCATAAAGTTTCTGCTACACTACCTGCTACAGTTAAAGATGCTACAGCTCCTATTGAACTCATAAGAGATTGTACAGATGCTTCATATTTATCATCATGTCTAGCTATAACGTCTGGCATTATTGAAGTAGTAAATCCTGTTTCAACAGACATTGTATGTATAACTGCCTCAACTTCAAATTGTCCCATCATATCTTCATATGTATCATATAAATAAACTCTATCATATGGTTTAACAGAAGGGTCTCCTATTATTCCTATATCTCCTTGATACATATCTTTAACTGAATTCTTTAATGCATTAGCTGTAACTCTCCAAGCTGTTTGCTTATTAACTTTATCATCATTAGGATTTAAGTTCCATTCTTCTGAGAAATGGTCAACAAATGGTATATCTATACCTCCGTTACCTGCTGCTAATAGTCCAGTATCTACTGTCATAGATTTTTGATATTCAGGATATATATTCATATCTAAATATATTGGTCCAACTGTAGATTGTTCTCTACCCCACCATAAAGATGATGATTGCCATAAACCTACTGCATTTGTTCTCATTTGAGCTTCAGATGCTTTTATAGAGTTATAGATTATATCGTTATAAGAGTCATAATAATGATATTGTTGGAATGGCTTTCTCTTTTCAACAATCTTATTATCTAATAAAGCATATTGATAAGCATAATAATGATTTGGTCTTCCTAAGAAGATAGTACTTCTAAATCCAAAATCTCTTATTGCTCCAACATATTCTAAACCAGTATTAGCTGCTAAATGTAATAAGTCCCACATAGTTTTGTCTTGTAAACTAGTATTTATTATTGGTGTAGATTTCTTAGCAGTATCTTCAACATATAATTCATTAAATCCTTTTAATAAATTTTCATCAGATACTTCATATAAATTTTGAACAGGTTCGCCTAATTCAAATATGTTATTAAACTTAGGGTCTCCAAAATGCATTATACCGAATGGGTTATCATTAAACCAACGACCATCAAACGCACTATTAGCGACTTTTTTCCATCCACCGTATTTAGCTGTTAATAGCTTAGCTAATAAATCACGAGGACTTTCTCCTCCTCCTGCTAATGAACCACGGATATCTTTAAACCATGTTATAGCTGATTGAGCTGGGTCTAATGACGTTACTTCCATTTCACCAAAAGCATTTAAAGGATTCATAAGTTCATGTCCATCACCTTGAGCTACTATTTGAGCAACATCTCCTACTTCTACTTCAGCTACTTTACCATTGAACACGATAGGTAATTTAGAACCATCTCCTGAATAACCCATTCTTACATGGATTCTTATACCTGGTTGTAATACAACTTTATCTGGTACAGTTTGTCTTAATCTAATTCTTTTCTCTTTTTCAAAATAAGTTTGAGGTGAGAATATAGAGTCAAATACATCTCTTAAACCATATATGTCCATATATTGTTGAGTTGTAGTTATATCTGGCTCTCTTGTATAGCTATTAAACATATTGTTCATAGTTATCGTACAAGTATCTGCCGCTATCTTTCTAGATTTAACAACTTGTATTTCTGCTATAGAAGACATATTATAGAAGTTATCATGTAACTTCCAAGAACCTATCTTTCTACCTTCATCTACAAATACTACATAGTATGTAGGAAATGCTCTTACTAATCTACCTCTCTTATCGTTTACAAGCATATCATAGAATGAATGAAGTATATAACTTCTTGGGTCGTCAGATGCTGCTATATAAACATCTTTCATTAAGTTATTTACTAACTTTTGAGATGCAGATACAGAAGATTCATTTTTACCTTCTTTGTGTAGAGTTAATTCTATACCACTTAAAGCAGATAAGAATTTAATAACTGTACTTCTTGATTCAGAGTTTTGGTTCCCACCTTCTATATATCCAGTTAAAGCATTTAGCTTATCATAATCTCTAAACTTAAGAGTTGAATATATATCAGAAGAGCATTTAGTTATAGCTGTTAAGAATGGATATATCATTCTAGCACACATTCCTCTTTCATTTGCTTCTTTAATAGATACTAATAATTGAGCCATTTCTTCTCTATTAAATCCTAACTCTTCTAATGCTTTACCATAATCAGTAGACGTTATTGTATCTGTAACATGCCCTATTTCAACATCAACTGTACCATTAAGTATTTTATTGCTTACTTCTTTATATGTTTCAGCTATTATATCTATTTCAGATATTAACAATCCGTCTAATATTAATTTTCTTAAATGAACTAACATTATTCTTAAGAATGCTTCTGTATTAGATGTTTTAGATAATAAGATTTTTCTCTTATAATCATTTAATGTTTCTTCATCTTCTCTATAGTTATAATAAGGGTCTAAGAAACCTGCTTTAACTAATTTTTTAGATGCTTTATTTTCATTATTTATATCTTTATAAGTAGCATCGTAGAAATGGCCTCCATACATTATAGATTCATCAGTTCTTTCTGCTATATCAGATACTATTGAAGGAGTTGAATATTTAGTTATTCTAAATGCACCAAAACAAGTACCGTTATTAATAGCTGAATCTATTCTAGTAGATAACTTAGACACACCAGCTATTCTATCTTCAACCGCATATGGCATTAAAACTTTTTCATCTTCTGCATATATAGCGGATGTCCCCTCTGAACTATATCCATGATGATTAGGCCCCCATTTATCTGTTGTTGATTTAGACCTATATTCTTCATGTCCAGATAAAGCACAACCAGCTGCGTATGTATATCCAGCTAAGAAATTTAATGGAGTTACATTTTTAAAATAGTCTTTATTAAAACTTACACTATCAGCTATTCCTAAATAATTAGAACCAGTTGACACTTTAGCTTTTTTTATTGGTAATCCTGGGAATAATAATTCCATTAATGCTTTACCGTCTTTATTGTTATAAAACAATTCATTAACTACGTCTACTGCTATCTTAGGATTATACTCTAATCCATTATCTAAATTATTAAACATAGACAATGGTTGTAACAATATGTTGTCTATTAATCTTAGAGCATCTTTTCTTCTTTTCTTTATATCTTCTGCATAAACGTTCTTAACATTTGCATTTCTCATTGCCTCATTAGTACTTTCATCGCATAATGTTGCTTTCCAACCAGGCTTTATTTCCCAACCATCATTAACATCACACATAGTAAGATACTTCATTATATTCATTAAATCATAAGTTTCTTCTGCTTGCTTTTTTTGAGCATCTGTTAAGTTTTTATTATTTTTTAATTTCTCTCTTACATTAGTCTTGTTTTCTTTTAAGATTTCCTCATAAGTAGCCGCAGGATTATTTTCTTCATTAGGTATATCTTTTATAGACATTCCTGTGTAAGCAGATATTTTAGCAGTAACTTCTGCACCTAATGTATCCTTAAGAGTAAACTCTTGTAATGCTTCTCCTTCAGGTTTTTCTTCTGTATTTATAAGTTGTTGAGATATACTGTCTTTAACAAGTTTCTTAATTATAAGAGAAGTGTAAGGATAGTTATACATTATATAAAAATCTGGGTCTGGATAAACTCTATTAGTACCAGTATATTTTACATATCTATATCCTAACTTGGCCAACTCTTCTATTGTAGGTATATCTAAATCTGGATATAGTTCTGCTTGAGCTAATTGTTGTTCTATCGAGAAGTAATTTTTCATAGCTAAATTAGAATGACCATTATAGTCTATTTTTCCTCCTTGAGGAGTAACATCTAATTTTCTAAGAGCTTCTCTTTGTCTTTGAGTTCTATCTACAGATGTTAATCTCATTGCTATAGAATAAACACCTGGATATCCTTCTACAGTAGAAACTTCTATTGCATCTATTAATACCTCAGATATCCCTAACATATTAGTTAAAGCACTTCGTACTTTAATAGGCCAAGCTGGTAATATTCTTTTATATCTTTTAGCTAAAGCTGACGCCATCATAGGAAGATTATTTAAAGCAGATACAATCACTAAATCATCAGTTATTAGATTTAATTCTATCATTGTATCTTGTCCACCTAAATACTGAGGACCTACACCTTCTATAGCTTTTAAAGATATATTAGTAAAACTATTAGCCATTGTTCCACCCATACCTTCAGCAAGCACTCCTTCTACATAAGGAACAAAAGGCATATTAGCTGGATTCTTGTAGTCATGTATATAGAAGTCTATACCTTTATCTTGTACATTACTTGATACTTCTCCAACAGTATCTCTTTGTGAATTTAAAGCTGTATTTATAGAACCTAAAGCAACCGTGTCATATGAATCTTCAAATTTAAAAGTATTAGTAGATAAATTATTTGAACCCGTATCCCCTAATCTTATTTTTGCTTTAGTACCACCTTTGCCTGAAATATCTGCTTTAAGAGTTACTTCTCCAGTAAAAGAACTTATATTACATGCATCAAACCACATAGAGTAATTAACTTTTACAATATTATCTTTAAATATCTTGTCCATTTTTTGACCAGATGCTTTAGATAAAACTTCTCTGATATCTAACATATCATCATCAGTTATTCTTTCTGCATTAAGTCTTATATTAAACTCCCAAGTTATTTTATAAGCTGCTTCATTTCTATCCCATCTTATAGCTTCATTAACAGACATTCCTGTCATATATTTAGAGTTATTAATTATATCTAAATAAGCATCTGCTATAGGAGCTATATATTGTGATTGGAAATTAGATTTCTTTATATCTTTATTTCCGTCTTTTATATAAACAGAAGAGAAATTAGCAGTTGTATCTGCAATGTTTCTTATATAAGCACCATTGTCTTCATCTGGGTTTTCTGCAAATTTAAAGTTAGGTATATCAGCAAGTATCTGTTTATTTCCTTTACCCTCTTGAGATATAAAATTGCTTACAGCTTTTTGCAATTTATTATTTTGTATATCTGGGTCTGAATAAATAACATTATTAGCTTGATTAATAGCTTGACTTAAATCTTCTAAATCAGTTAAGAATTCTTCTGCATTAACAGATAAAGATACATTAGCAAAATTAGAAGTATAATTAGCATCTCTTTCTTTCTTTAAAGATAATGCTTGTTCTAACCAATTTTCATCTGGTATATAGAAACTTACACTAGAACTATTTAATTCATTTAACCCACATGGGTCCCAAGGCATTATAGTGTTTTTATGTGAATAGAATTTATAATTATAATCATAAGATGCATATCCTGATTTTTTTTCTATTCCAGCTAAATCATCTCCTGCTTTAATAGCTCTTTGATAATAATATCTGAATATTTCCCAGTTAAAACATTTAGCGAATAAAGGATTTAATTCAGCTAATTGTCCTTCTGTTTCTCCATATACATCATCTACAGGTAAATCTGGCATAAATGTTCTGTAATTAAATTCTCTTAAAGTTAATACAGTTCTATATAATCTAGGGAATCCTTTAACTGTTTCTATATTCATATTCATAAGAGTAACAGCTTCTATACCTAGAACATCATTTATATATCCATTTTCTATAGGAAGATAAGGAGCAATTTTAAATTGAGCTATTAAACTTCTAAGTCCATTCATATAATAATCTTGTTTTTTACCATTAGGGAATGTAACTGTATTCTTTATACCGTTTATTCCTTTTTCTCCGTAGAAGTATAATACTACTTCAAGCATATGTTCATTTTGGCCCATTTGCTTTGCCATTGTACCCTTACTTCTCATATTAGGTAATTTCTCATAATTAACTTGAGTTACATTTCTTATAGATTCAGGAGGGACTAACATCATAGTATCTCCTATCATAAGAGCACAATTTCTTTCTGTAGTAAAATCTATACCTGTTAATTGTTTATGTAATTCTATCCTTTCTTTATAAGATTGAGAAGTTAATTTATTGAAACTGTCTAACCATTCTATATTATCTTTAGTATAAGACCATAACTTAAATGCTTCAGACATACCATTTTTCATTTCTTGTAATTCTGGAGAACTATTATAATCTGGATTAGTTTCAACATAATTAGATTTACAAGCTACATATTTATTTAAATTTATCCATTCCATTTGACCTTTGTGTTCAGTTCTTATATAGACAACACCCATAGAACGAGTATATTTATCTGCACCATATGCATTATAAGTGTAACTTGTTTGAGGTATATCTCTGTAAGATTTGCCCCATTCTTGAACTAAATAATCTATTGCATCAGTCATGTAATATAAGCTATTAAAAGTCTTATTATAGTTTTCAGTTTTATTTACTGATAATTGATTAGCATCAACTACTAATAATATTTCACTAGCTTTATCTATCATTTTTTTTACAGTATTTTGAGCTTTATATCCATCAACTACAGAATTATAATCCGAATCATCTGTTATAACTATTTTATGATAACTGTATTGAGCATTTGCATTAGGTATCTTTAATTCTATTGCTTCATCATCTAATGTTTCTAGTATTTGATGATATACAGTTTTTTTACCATCGTATACTTTTAATAGCTTTATTTCTTTATCATCTTTCCAAGAAACAACTTTTGTTTTATCGCTATTGACAGGATATTTTATATAATGAACAGTATTGTTTTTGTTCATAAATTCTTTAAGTTCTTTGAAAGTCATAGTTGATATTCTATCTCTTTCAGATTCTTTAGCAACTGGTTGATATTCTAAATGGGGAATTTCAGGAGTATTTATACCTGCATGTCTGATAGTAAGTTTGTTACTACCTTTCATTTTTTTATAATAATCTTTAAAAGAGCGATAAGTTATTCCATCATTAAAAGTAAAAGATTCATTGCCATCATCAATATCATCAACTAAATATGAAGTTGTATCTCCATCGTATTTATTTAATTCCCAAGTATCATTATCTTTTGCATCTGCCAATGCTCTTACTTTTAATACAAAAGCAGCTTCTACTGGATGATAACCAGGTTGTATAGAAAAAGGTTGCTCTACATAATAAGCGGCATCTAATCTGTCTTGGTCTTTAAAATCATTATTGCTATCATTGTTAACAAATTGTTCTAATAAATCACTCATTAAATCTTCTTCGACCATTTCTCCCATAGTTGGCAACATGAAATTTATATTATTGATTGTATTATAATCACTTCTTGTATTTGCCATATGTTTATATTTTTTTAATATTTCAGACATATAATTCTCCTCTCTATTTCAAATTAAAAATATATAAATAAAAGAAAGGTGCTATTAAAAGCACCAATCTTAAAAATGTCTTTCTAGGAAGTTTTCTATATCAGAATCAGTTATACCTCTTTCTCCAGAGTTTCTGATATTCATATTAACACTTACTGCTCCTCCTACTGAAGCTTCAGCAGCTTGTTTCATAATTCGTTGCATGTGTTTTCTTCCTTTTTTCGTGTCGGCCTTTATATTTATTATATAGCCTTGCTGACTGTTACCCGTCACAAATCCACCTTGTTTATCCATAAAATCTGGAACACTCATTGTTTGTGTAGGTTGTTGCTCTTGTGCAACTTGAGATGCTTGTTTATCATTTAATGGATTACCTGAAGCATATCCTGCCGCCATTAATCCTCCTGCTAAACCTAATGCACCCATAGCTAAACCTCCACCAACTTTAAACGAACTAGAACTTAAGCTATCAACCATATTACTTATAGCATTTGATACTTGTTTAGTTGTTTGAGTATTAGCATAAAATGGTTTTGCATCACTCTCTATTTGAGTCACCTTTTTTCTTATGGATTTATATTCATCATATCTTGAAGCAAAATTATTATCGTAATGACCCATTAACCTTGCTGTAATAGAACCCATATCATCACCATAAGAATGAGCAATTACTTCATTAGCAGCATGTCTAGAACGATAATCTAAACGCTTTGATTGAAATAATTCATTTCCAGCTAATTCAGTAAGAGTTTCATTCAATTGCCCCATAACGTAATTGATTTGTTTTTCTTTATTGTTACCTATAGAATCTATTGTTTCTTGATTTAATCTACCTTTAAATTGGTTATAGATTTCAAGAACTTTATCCTCAGCATGAGTTTGATACCAGTTATTAAAGTCTTCTAAATTAGCATTTATTGCTCTATTAACACTTCTTGAAGGAAACATATCTGATAATATCTGTGTAATATCTCTACCTTTTGTATCATTATATACTGATTTAACTTTTTTATAAGATATAGCTGCTTGTTCAGGAACATATAAAGCTGTATTTAACATATCAATAGCCAATGGATTTTCTTTACCCATTACATCATAAGCTGCATTCTTAATAGCATTTGTAGCTACGTTTATTCCACCTGTAGTGGCAACCCCTGTTTTGGCTAATGTAGATGTAGCTGCTTTTTCTGTTAATAGTTTAGACACTACTGCATCTTCTGCTTTAATTAAATAATCTTCATCTATTAACCCTTTTTCAGTAGCAGTTTTTAAAACACTCAATGTGTTATCAAAGAATTCTGCATTACTTAAATCTTCTGGTTTTTTCTTTATTAAAGAAACATTGCTTGCAAATTCTTTATTTTCTAAAAGCTTATTAGATTTTTCTACTGCTTCTCTTACAATGCTTTCATTAGCATCTATATCAACTATTCTATCTATCCTAGAAATAGATGCAGGTGATATGTTTCCAAGTATTGAATTACCGCCTGGAACAAAAGCAGAGCTATTTAAGTTAGATAATTCGCTGTTTCTAATAACATCTTTAACTATAACATCATTAACGTCATCTAACCATTTATGATTTTCTGTTACAGCTCTAAAAGCTGTTAAACCTTCTAATCTTTCGAAATCTTTATAAGCTGTTTCACTAATTTGTTTAACTCTTTCAGGATTGTTTACAAACATACCATAGTCTATCTTATGACCTTGTTCAGTTATGTAATTTAAAGAAAAACTAGAGACAGAGTCACCATCGTGGTCAAGTAACATCTTAAGACCAGAAACTCCTGCTACTTTAGTTTGATTACCAACTAAAGATTCATCTAAAAATACATGAGTTGGTGTTAATGAATCTATCATATTATTAGGATAACGTCCTGTAATATCAATAGTACCATTTCTTTTTAATAACTTAATCATTTCATTTTCTGCATCAGCTTTAGATAATTTATCAACATCTATACCATAGCCTCTCATTGTTTCTGTTTCAAACATACCTTTTTTTCTCATAGTTTCTAATGATACAAATTTATAATCATAATGAGAACCTTCTTTATGATGTTCTGCTAATGACTTATTATTTATAAAACTACCAGATAATAAATCATTATCTATTTGGATGTTAGCCTGATTTAAGCCTTTAGTAAATTCACTTGTAACAGCACCAGACGCTTTAAGTCTATAATTAACATCATCAACATATACAGCATTTAATGAATCCATATAAGCATTTTTGCCATATAAAGAATTTCTAATTTCTTTCTTAGCTTCAACTACTTTGTCTTGCATACGTATTTTAAAATCCTCTTTTTGTCCTTCAATATTACGGACATGCTTCCATTCATCATACATATGTGCTAAACCTGCTATTTCTTTTTGTCCATTTGTAAATATTTCATCATCTGGACCAAGTTTGTATCCTAAACCAGGAGAAGCAATGTATCTATGTTGAGTATCGAAATCCTTACCTAGGTCAACTATTAAATGCTTATTAGCTATTTCATCTACTTCAAAATTTATATCATCTATATGTTTTACTTCAAAACCTCTTTTTTCTAAGTAGTTTATACTAAGTTTTCCTTCAGTATTATATTTAATAGCTAATTCCGCCATTTCTGCTCTATGAATTTTTTCAGCAGAATCTCTACCTATTTTTGTATTGTGTTTTTCGGCTCTATTAAAAACATCTGCAAGATGCTCAAATTCAGCTCCTTCTTTTACATCTTCTTTTGTTAATAGTAATTCGGTATTAGGATTATAAGATATTAAACCTTTAAATCTATTAACCCAATGTTCTAAAGCAGGACCTTTAAGATTTTTATCTATTATTTCAAGAGTACCATCATCTCCTCTTACAATCTTACCTTTAAGAGCTTTATTAGCAAGAACAGCTTCTTTTACACTCTCATCTGATAAGTTTCTATTTAATAGATTTAAGTAATCATCTGTTACAGCGACTCTATCTAGTAACCTATATTCTAAGTTTCCTATCTTCATTCTTTTAGAGATGTTCTCATAATTTCTTAGCTCTTCTTCATAAGCATTTATCTTTTTAAGTAAATTTGCTTTATGTTCTTTATTATTAGATTTATTCATCTCTTTTTTAAGATTTAAAACTTGTGCTTGTAAATCAAAGTATCTGTGTTCAGTTCCAGATTGTGTTTCAACATCAGGAAGTAATTTCATACTTTCTTTTGTAATAGGAGCAACTAACACTTCTTTATCACCTATAATTTCTTTTCTCCAAGCACCTAAGACAGGATTGTTTTCTGTAATTTCTTTAAGCTCCATCTGCTTAGTTTCTTTATTCCACTTTTGTATATAACCTGATTTATGTACTACAGATTCTCCATGTCCATCTCTGACTTCATCTAACTTAATAACTAAGTTTTTTAACTTATCTATTTCAGTAAGAGATAAATCATCTAAAGATGTTCCCATGTCTGGCATCATAATACGACCGTTTTCAACACGAAAAGCTGTAGCGGTAGGTTTGCTATTATTTCTTAAATTCTTACGTTTTAAAAATTGGTATTTTTCATCACTATTGATTATACTAACAACTTCATTATAAGCTTTATTAATGTCACCACTATGCTTTTTAATAATATTATCTATAGATTTTTGCAATACACCAAATTGTACTTGACCAGAGTTACCATGTTTTAAAACACCATCATTTACTATTAAATGAGCTTTACTATTTAACATGTCTCCAAATAAGAATTTATTAAACATATGACGCTCTTCTTTAACTTCTTTTAATAGCTGATTTACATCTTTAAGTCCAGCTATTTTTAAAGCTTTTTTAACTTTTTCATCACCAGCTTCATGCATATATAATTTTATAGCATCATCTGTAATTACAGAACCTCTTATATTAGACGCATAACCTAGCTCTTTAAAGAATGTATTTACATTTTCTTTTATAGAACCTGTTTGAAGATAATTTAAATTTGTCATACCTTTTTCTGCTGATGATGACATAGGTTTAACAAGATTCATTGCTTTAGTACTTTCTATTCTATATCTTCCTTGAACATTGTATTGTTTTTCTAATATATCTTCTAGTATTTTAGATTTAGTAAGCTTATCATTTGCACCAATAAAAGCTGATTTATTCTTATTAAGAATTTCTGTTATTTCTTCATCTGTTAAGGTCATGTTATTTTCTTTTAAGAATCTATGTACAAATATACCTTCTTCCATTTTTGGAGATATGGTATCTAGCTTATCTGAATAACCTTTCATATGAAGAATAGTTTCACCTTTTTTAACTCTTTTACCTACAGCACTTTTATATTCAAGGTCTCCTTTGTTATTTATGATAATATCTCCTCTAACTCCTACTATAGTATCTAATTGTTTTCTCGCTTCTATAGTTTGCATTTGAGGTATTGCATTAACAAAGTCTTTAGATGCAGATACATTTTCTATTTCAGCAGGAATGATTCCATGTAATTCTTCAAAGATTCTACTATCCATATGTCTTTCTTGTTCAAAAGTGTTTAATCTAGACATTTTATTAAACATTTTATCTATATGTTTAGCAGAATTTGTTTCTACATTGTTTTCATTCATTACTTTATTAAAATGATTGTTTTTAATAATCTCTAATGAATTAGTATCTAGATAAGCAACATCTAACATTACATCCGTAGTAATTTCTCCAACACCATTTAAATTAGCCAATGTTTTTTTATCTGTCATAGCCGTACTAATCATATTTCCTGCTATTACACCAGTGCCTTGTTCTTGTAACTTTAATGCACCTTTCATTCTCATAGGTATAGCATTACCAGATGCAAGTATTGTAGGTCTTTGAGTATTATCTAAAGGAGATTGTGGTGAGAATACAGGCATGTCTCCTATTACACCTTTTAATGAAGAAGATTGCTTTTCATTTGCTGTAAAGCTAACTGATTTTAATATTTCTTCCAAATCAGTCATTCCTTCTATTCCAGCATTCTCTGCTAATATAGGAAATAATTCATATAAATTTTTAGTTATATCTTTAATCATATTAGCACTAAGCTTTTCAAATTTGACTCCAGGATTTGTATATCTTTTTAAATCTTCTTCTAATAATTCTAATAATTTAGAATCTAAAAATTTTTGATTTTTTACAAGATGATTTAGATTTCCATTCTTACCAAACAGTTCTGGTAGTATATTAGCTATACTAGAAAAATCAACAATATGATTAGAATTTAAATCATTTCCATTAAACTTATTAATAGTAGGTAACTGTTGAATTCTTTTATTATTAATTTTTATAGAAGATATAACACTCTCTATTGCTTCTTTTTCAGCATTACCTGACAAAGCTTTTTCATAAGCATTGCTGCTTCTTTTAGATACAGAAAATGAATTAACAATTTGTCCAAAAGTAGTTGAGTTATCCATAGTGACTTTATTACCTGACTTAGATATACCAAAATTAACTGCATTTTCTAATTTGATATTCATGTTATTCATTTTTATATACCAAGTATCACTGCCTTCGTATTGTTTTATCTTAGGAAGTTTTAATGTCTCTGTTTTACCATTACTTTTTCTTATAAGTAAAGAACCATCATTTTTTCCTATAGACATCTCTGCTCCTGAAATATCTATAGCATGAACAATATCTGTTAAATACTCTTTCATCTCTGTTGCAACTTTCCTATGAGCTATTTCTGTTGGAGCTGAACTAGGTAAATAATGTTGTATCATAAAGTCATTAACAAATTCAGCTGCACTATTTCTACTACCATCTAACTGTCTTATTTTTAAGCTATCTAAATACTCAGGTATTATTCGTTCTAAATCATTCAAAAATTTTCCTTCATTTAAAGCCTTGTAAAATCCAGAAGATGAAGTTAAAGTCTTCATTTGTAAATCAGTAGAAATTATACCTGCTAAAGATTTATTAGATTTTATACCTCTCAATTCTTTTATAAATGAGTCTGCTGTGCTTACAGGATTATACTTCACATTATTGTATGCTATATCATATAATTCTTCTTGTAGATTTTCAGATAAATTTTTCTTTAATTCTTTATCGTCTAATATAAAAGCTGCAAACTTTCTAAAGTCTTTTATATCTAATTCATCTTTATCTTTAGTTTTAATATCTTTATCTCCATGTAATGCTGTTCTTATTCCTTTTAATAAATCAAATCCTTGTCCTTTGTTTTTATTTAAGTCTATTCTTAATAAGTTTTCAGGACTAGATTGAGTTATATCAAAATGACTGCTATTAACAACACCAGGCATTGCTGATAAATCTATTTCATATAATCCTTTGAAATAAGACATATCTGCTCTTAATGCTTCATTCCCTAATATACTTTTTTTAATACGCCCGTCATGGTCATATAAATTATTAGCTAAATATTCTCTAGCATAACTATCTGCTTTATCAAATATCTTTTTCTTAATAGCTGTTTTTTGAGATTTATTAGCTGCTTTAAAAGCACTTGATTCTTCAACTAAACCTATAAGTTTTTTGTAATAATCACTACTTTGATTAACGACATCCATGTATACAGAGAAATTATCTATAGTAGATTGATAATAATCATATTTACCTCCATAAGTAAGTATGTTTATTATTCCTTCTTTCATTTGTTGTGCTTGCTCTAAAGTAATAGCCATATTACCTTTAGATACATTATTAGCCATAGCCATTACTTCTTCTAATTCTCTAGCTTTTAAAGGTTTACCTAATATTTCTTCAGATAAATCTTGTATTTTTAAAGCTTGTCTCATTTTATTATAACCATTGCCTCTATTAAAAGCTCCGTCTGCTCTAGATGTTCTAACCTTTTGATTTTGAAAGTTTATAGCATCTATAACCATTTCTGTATCAGTTCTTTTATAATTTTTAGATACATCTTTTGTTACAACTTTTCCTTTTATGATATCAAATTCTCTTATATCGAAATCATCTCTATTTAGAATTTTATATTCACCGTTATCTAATATTTCTGCTGATATATTAAAATAATTAGCTAAACCTGCGTGCATTTCTGTTTCACTATTAAATAACAATACTTGTGATAATGAACCTACTCTTGAATTAGCATCATTTGCTGTGTAAGCTCTATCTAAAGTAACGGCATACATTTTACTTGTAGCATTTTGAGGATATGCTTTATTTATTAGTTTAACATATTCATCGCTATTAGCGTCTACTTGTTTAATAGAACTAATAGTATAAAATGAATTTTCATTGAAACCTGCACCAACATTAAACGTCTTACTTTCAGCCACATTGTTTCTTATCATAAAATTATCAGCAGTGAAAACTTCATTAGTATTTTTATCTATAGCAAAGTTTAACAGACCTTTACCTTGGAAATTACCTGTACTAAACTTTTTAGCTTTTAATAAATGTTTATTAGGTATTAATTCTATACCTTCATTTTCTCCTACTACTCTACTGCTCATCTTAGATTGCATATAATCTATTAAATTAGAATATCCTGTTTTTCTTTTTAAAACTTCACTATCACCTGTTATAAATGAACCTAATGCAGAAACGTCTGAAGAAGCAACGTGTGCTGGTAAATCTAACTTATTAAAAAATATGTTTAATATGTTTTCTTGTTTGTTTAATCCTCCACCTTTTATCTCTGATATAAGGTCTCCATATAATTCTTTAGAGCCAAATGCTTCTTGGAAATTTTGTAATAAACCTAAGAAGTCAAAATGGTTATTCATATCTGGAGCAAAAGAGAATCCGTTCTTAAATTGTCCTTCAAACATTTCGCCAAGTTGAGGATACATTTGCAAATATTTATTAGCTGTACTATTAATAACTGGCATATCGAATATAGAACCATTTTGGTCTATGAACATACCTAATCCATTTTTAACAGTATTTTGAGATACAGACATTGCATTCATAAAATTATACACATCTATAGGAACTCCATTAATCATTGTTTCATTTGATTTAATAGCTGTATTTATTAATCTTTGAGCTCCTTTTGTTATTCTTTCTAAATCTGTCATATCTCCTTCACTAGTATCTATGAAACTACCTACTTTAAATGACCCATCTGTATTCTTGACTATTTTAGTTCTATTATCTCCATATAAACTAAATCTTGATGCAGTTACTCTTAGCTCTTCATTATCAGCAATGTTTCTATTTTCTATTGCATCTTTTATTCTTTTGATTATTGGCAAATCTTCTGCTTTAGTTATTAATTTACCAGAACTATCATATTCTCTAAGACCTAAAACAACATCCATTCTTTTTAATCCTGTAGCTTCTCCAGTACCATTTATTTGATGCATAGAAAATTCAGTAATACCCATAGGTCTCCATATTCCATTAGTATCTAATCCACCTATTGTTTCCGTATCATAAACAAAGAAAGCTCCGTTTTCTTTTGCATTTTTGATTTGTTGAATTTTATTAAGTTTAGTTGTTAAACCAGCTAAATTTTCATTGGCACTACCTCTTTGATTTAATTTGATGGGATTATTATTTAAATCATATTCAATAGTTTTAAGCATTCTACCTTCAGAAGATTCATACTTTCCTGATACTATATTGAAGAAATTATTATCATATAATTGTTGAACAATAGGAGTAATTGTTTTTTCATAATTATAAGATTTAGTTACTTCATTTTTCTTTAAATGTGTTTTACCTGATATAGTCATAATATCTGAATTAATTACAATTTCATCAGCAGGATGCAAATATTCAAATACATTTTTTATACTTTCTTTAGTCATTGCTAAACCTTGAGAATAATCTGTAACTGATTTTTTCTTTTCTTTAACATTTCTATTTAAATCAAAATAAGTTTTATATTTATTTATGCGTTTATTATTTCTAGCCATCTTTTCATCCTTTCTATACGTTATTATAATATTATTATATTATTACAAAAAAGGACCGCCTATATAGACGGTCTAAAAAGAAGTATTATTTTGATTCTTCTTTAATTTCATTAGTCTTAAGAACTAATTTTAATTCAAATATTTGATTCTTAAGTTCTATGTTTTCCTCTGTTAGAATAGAAATCTTATTTTCAAGTCTTTCTGTTTCAGCAGTATGCTGTGCTTTTAACTCTTTCATTTCTATCATAAGTTGCTTATTCATTTCTGTAAGCATACTCATTTTTGAAGTATATATAACCCCAAATAAAGATATTATTGCCACAACGATAGTAGCATCAAGAGTAAGTGCTTGCGTCATTGTAATCATCCCCTTATATTTTAGAATAATAGTGAAGTTAAAGATTGTATGCCCGAATTCACCGCATAACTTCCTATTTTGCTTACGTCATTAGCTGTCTGTTTTATGTCGGCTGCAATCCATAATCCTGGAGCAGATGTTGGTTCTACTGATATATTTTGTACTGACATTCCTAAGCCAGATAGTGCCCCTGTCATATTAGATATATAACTTATTGCACCTTGTCCTTTGTCGAAGTTTTCTATACCAGAAGCCATATGATACTCCATCTTTGACTTTTCGGATTCATAATATCCGAAATCTGATAACAACATACCTTCATTCTGAATGGTTTTCATTTTAACGTGTTTTAAATTAACGTTAGGCTTCCATCCTCTCCACGCCATACCTGGCATAGCATGATTCTTGAAAAACTTAAGATTACTATCTAGTTTATCTGGCTTTTCTCCCCATGCAACTTGCAATGGTTTTCTAAGATATTCAGGAAGTTGTTTTAGTATCTTTTTACGTTCCTTTGCTGAGCTTTCATTCATAAAAGCCATATAATGGTCTCTATATTGTACAGGAACAGATGCTAATATTTCATCGGGTGTAGCACTTTCGGATAATCCATAGATAGTAGATTCCATAGCCTTACGATAAGATACAGCTGCCTTTGTATACTTACCACCACGGAAAGCAGTTTGTTGGTTTTGTAGAGCCTCTATTTTATTATTAATCTCGCTCATTTTTTGCTCGTATTTATAACCACCTGCTGTATGTTTATTACTCAACTTTTCCGCTTTTCTTGTAAGCTTTGCTATTTTCTCTTTATTTTTATCTATCTTTTTAAATATCCTATCTAAATTTATATTTCCTTCAAACAAGAAAGCTCTAGTAGCTGCTTGCTCATATAGTCCTTTATACTTAATGTATTCAAGTCTATCAAAGTACTCATCTAATTCCCATTTCTTTTTTGTTTCTTCAGGAATCCATTTAAATCTAAACATATCTTTAGAGAAATTAGGATTTTTAATAGCTGATATAGCTAAACCTATACCTGCACCTATTAAGGCTCCTTTTCCACTTCCCCAGTTATCAAATACGTCTTCTACCTTTAAATATCTAGCTATACTTTCTCCAGCTACTGCAAATGAAGCTGCTGCTTTAAATGGATTTTCAGCATTAGCTAATCCCCATCCTACAGTCCCTACTACAGAACCTATAGCGGCACCTCTTTCTACATTAAGCATATTGCTTCCTCCACCAATAGCTTTTAAGCCAAGCTGAGCACCAAATTCAATACCCATACCTAATAAAGCTGTTGGATTAAGACCAGCCATTAATGCTCCTGCTCCATATCTCATAACAGGATTTAAATTATCTACATGCTTAAGACCAAAGTATAAAGCAGATGAACCTACTGCTGCTAAATGTCTACCAAAACTTTGACCAAATGTTTGATTTAAAGCTGGATTAACAAAACCTTTTATAGGATTATCCCAAGTAGCAAATGATGTTCCATAAACATGCTCATTTACAAATGACTCTCTTGCAGTTTCTATTTTCATATACTTGTTATGCAAGAATGGTATATTAGTATGTCCTATAAGTTCTTGTGCTGCACCTAATGTTTGTTGCATTGCAGAAGAGTTAGCTAAATATCCTATAGCTGTTCTATCTGTTTTATCTCTTTCTGCCATACCAGAAGATATAAGCTCTTTATTGATATTAGTACCAAATCCGCCTTCTTTCTTATAAATTACAGCATTTGTTACAATACCGTCTTCTAATCTTTTAATAGCATCTGCTGATGTACGATAATGTATCTTCTGTCCAGTTTGTAAGAACATAGATAAATCCGCTTCTTCATTAAGAGTTATACCTCCTAATCTTAATTGTTCTCCAGAAACAAGTGTTACTATGTTTCCATCAAAGCTTTTAACAACACCATGTTTTTGAACCGTATTGTTATTGAAATATCTATAATCATAAAACTCATGTTTACCTGACATCTTAGTAGCACGCTCTTCTACTTCATCCATTTGTTTTATTAAGTTAGAATCAGTTACTGTATTTCTAGCAATATTTCTCCATAACTTATATTCTTCAGAAGTAGGAGCAATATCTCCTAATATCTTCATTCTATCAAATGCACCATATTCACCAAATTGGTCTGGATGTAAATCGTGTATTGATTCGTATCCTTTACCTGGCATTCTCATTTCTCCTTTAGGTAATGAAGCATAAGCATCACCTGTTAAAAATCTTTCAGGCAACCATTCAGGCATTGTATTTCTTAATGGATTATAATTTATTTTAGATTTATCTTCTGATGCAAAGAAACGTCTAGCGATTTCCATGAATCCTCCACCTACGCCTCCGACTTGTGCATCCCAGAAGTGTCTAGAGAATGAAGTCATTTGACCTGCATTTTCATATCTAAAACTATAAGATGTTTCACCAAAAGCAAAGTCATTTAAGAATCCATATATACCACTAAGTTGTCCCATAGAATATGTAGCATCTTTTATATAGTCATTAATTAAACTCTTGTCTATCATACTTGGATTACTAATAGAAGCATAATATTCGCTATTAAATTGATTACGTTTATTAACTAAGTTAGTATATACATATGTACCTTGAGTTCTATCGGGCATAGTTCCCATTGTATATGCTGGATTAGTTTCTTGATATCCTCCAAATCTAGCGGCTAATTTTTTAATGTTGTTATTAATAGCACTTACTATTCCATTAACAGCTTGATTAGCATCATATGATACTGAAGCTATTTCTTGTATTAACTCACCATTTGGGTCTAATGTAGGTAAATCTATTTGACCTTGTACTTGTCCTGTAGCTACAATACCAGCATTATTAAGTTTACTTATTCCATCCATAAATCCTATACCAGGAGCCATTACTTGACCATTATTAAATTGGATATTCATATAACCATCGCCTGTATTAGCATATGGAGTATAAGTAGCTGTTCTTATATCTGTTCCTCTAAGGATAAGCATATCATCATTTTTATTAGCTCTACCTTTAATACGTTCATTTATTCCTTGTACTACTGTTCTAATATCTCTACCGTCATTACCTAATCTTTTTTTAATTTCAGGTAACATTCTAACAGGCTTTATCATTTCTCCTATTGTAGGATTTAATACTGCTCCCCATGGAGTTCCTTCACTAAATAATTTACCTGTTAAAGGATACGGTCTTTCATCCATATTCTTTTTCTCTAACCAATAAGGGTCCATTAAAGCTCTTATAGGAGAAAGTGGATGTCTAAGAGACGGTAACCAAGAATGTTTAAATTTCTCTTCAGCTGAACCATATATACCAATTTCTTTCCAGTTACTGTGAGCTCTCTTTAAATAGTTAGGTTGATAATACTGAATAGCAGAACCTCTAAATTCTGAAGTAGAACCAAATCCCCAGAAACGTCCTCCTCTTACTGCACTATAACCATTTTCATACCAATCGGCTCTTTCTTCAGCAGTTTGAAAATCAGTAGAACCTGTCCAGTATTCTCCCCATACTGATGACTCTTTAAGCCAATCAATAGCTTGTCCTGCACCAGTAGCATAAGCTAATCTTCTAGTAGCCATATCTATATTTGCTATAGAATTAGCCATAGCTCCAGTCATAGAAATACCAGTAATGTTCTCAGATTCATAATCTAAATAATCATATAACGCAAATGCTCCTGCTACAGGAAGCACTCTCTTCATCATTATATTCTTAATTAAATCTTGTGTAGAGCCTGTACTATCACTAGAAAATCCTAAGCCTACTGCATCAATACCCCACATAAGTCTTGCATTCATAAATTGAGGTATTTGAGTTAAAGTAGTATAGTTTTTCATATCATGTCTACCAGCAGTTAATTCTTTACCTAACTGTTTAATAGATTCATTGATACCTTCTAAGCTATTAAAGTTAAAATCTTTAATTACACTATTTTTCATGAATGTGTAATTGTTATATTCATTGAAATATATTTCGTTAATGTTACCTATTATTTCAGAATCATACACTGAATGTCTTGATGCTAAATCATCTAACATAGATGTATATCTGAATTTAAAATGGTCATTAGTCTTCATAAGAGAATCAAAATAAGTTAAAGAGCCATTAGGTCCTATCATCTTATCTAGATTTAATGCATCATCTGTATCATTAGCTAACTTAGTTATAGACTGTAATAATCCCCAATCAGTAACATATGATAAATTCTTTTTCTCAATTCCATCTAAATTACTGTTTTGAAGTATCTGTTCTATTTTAGTCATACCTTTTTTAGTAGGCATATAAGAATCATAAATACCTTGACTATACTCACTAGCTTCTCTTAACATAACTTCTTTAACAGCTTCTCTTCTAAGAACATCTTCTACATCTAATACATTTGTATATTCTAAATTCTTACCTAAGAATGTTTGAGTTCTAGTTTGAGATATATTTTGCATATTAGAAATATGGTCCGCATTTACATATCCTCTATTGACTATATTCTCTAAATCTTTATTAAAAAATTTAGTAACTTGACCTTCATGGTCTATACTTAATGATTCTATTAATTCAGAAGTGTTAAGATACTCTTTATTATTTAATAGATTTAATATCTTTAAAGAACCTTCATCTGTAATATGTCCAGACTCTATTAAGTTTGATATAGTTTGATTATTAATTTGTTTAGATGCTGTTAAGTCATTAAGCATTGCTGATATTTCTTTTTGGTCTTCTAATATTTTAGAAACAACTGCTGCTTTTGCTTCTAATTCATCTCCACCATTTTTGATTAAATATTCAGCTGTTAAGACATCTATCTTCTTTGACATAGATGCATCGCTAGTATATAATCTTTTATTGCTTTTTAAAATATTCTTTTTCCAGTCATCATTATTTTTTCTATTTAACCAAGCCTTTAATCTTGTTTCATATGTAGGCTGACCATCTTGCATTATATCTAATGCTTCTGCAATAAAACTTGTATCTCTTTCTAATGGATTGATATTAGTACCAACCATTTCTTTATTAAGTCTAGCAGATTTACCATGTGAGTTATTTCTTATATGACCTTCTGCTAATACTTCATCATTAAGTTGTAAATTGCCATCTGCATCTACAAATAAACTATATAATTTAGCTTGACCTGTATTTGCATTTCCAATAGCAACCTTAGAGTTACGAAGCATTGTACCGTTATTACCCATTTCATAAGCTGCTTCTTTTCCTGTAGACCCTGCTTTAAAAATCTCCATAATAGGAACTTCAGATTGCAGTCTTATATCTACACCAGCAAATAATTTACCAGGTAAAGTAGAAGAAAATTTATCAACTTGCTTCTTAACAGCCATATCAAATTCTACAGTACTGAATAAGTTTCCATCTTTGTCTATCTTTATAGACTTATCAAATAATACATTTCCTAAATCATGTTTATCTTTAAGTCTAGATAGCTCTTCCATTAAATTTATTTCTTCATATCTACTTGTCTTATTAAAGTTATTTTTAATTCTTTTATGTATATCTTGTTTTGCAAATAGATTTTCATCTTTACTATAAGCTTCTAATACTTCATCAAGAGTAGCTGTTCTATAACCTTTAAAAGCCATTTCTGAATCTATATTTAAAACTTTATCTATTTTACCAAAGATACCTTGTCCTCTTTTTTTATTTTCGCTTAAGGTATCCATTAATTTATTGGCTATCTTATCTCTAACTGGTTGTATAGTAGAGGCTCTTGCTACACGTTCTTCTATTTCATTTTTGCTTTTAAATACTAGGTCTAAGAATTCTTGTTTATCATCAGAAAGACCTGCTGCTTTAAATCTTTTATCTAAGAAATCAGAATAAGAGTTTTTACCGTCTTTACCTTTAACGAAATTAGTATTTATATCTTTATATGCAGAACTAGCTAATGTTTTAATGTCTTCAAATGATGCTTTATCTTTATATTTTAAAGCGAGTTCTTCTATGAATCTTTGTTGTAAATCTGATTCTAAACCTGACTTAAGTTTATGACCTAAATCGTTATTTATAACTTGTTTAATATTTTTGAGTTGTCCAGCTAAACTAAGTCTTTTGTTATCTGTATTAATTCTAAGAGCTTCTTTTTTAGTTCTAAGAGCTAATTCATTTTTAAAAGTCTTATTAGCTTTTAAATGATTATTATAAATGTTTTTAATATCTTTGGCTTGTAATCTTCTATCTAGACCTTGTCGCTTAGATTTATAACCTCTTAAATCTTTAGATACTTGTTTTGTAGTAGAACCTAAAGCAGGAAGAACTTCAGAAGTTAATTTACGAGTTAATCCTATATTATTAAAAGCAGCTGCACCCACCCCTACGGCTAATGCAGCTGCTCCAACTTTAGCGACTTTGCCTACGGTAGAAGAGTCATGTTCTTTATCTCTTCTTTTTTTAGACAAATATATTCACCTCTTTATATTATTATCTTCTTGGTCTTAATGGAGTAGGTACAGTTGTTTGAGTTTCATAACCAGTAAACATAGCATCTGCTCCCCAATCTATTTGAGGATTAGCTCTTTGGAAGTCTAGATACTGTTGATACTCTTCTTTAGTCATTTCTCTATTTCCTACTTTTATTTTTCCATTATTACTATTATTATTTTGAGATTGTTGTGGAGCACTCTTAGTAGTATTATTACTCTCTTCAGGTTCCACACCCATAGCTTGTTTTAAGAAACCTACAACATCTTCATTCATTTCAAGGCTTCTCATATTCTTTAGTTTCCATTCAGCTTTAGAAAACATTCTACAAAACTTAATCATATCCCATGATTCTATTTCATCCATATCGTATGCAGGGAAAGCTTCACTTATTATACAGCTCATTTGAACATCTAATTGTTCTGTCTCTTCTCTACATGCTTCTAATAAATGAACCATATCTTCAGTACTAGATAAGAAAGAGTTAACTAATATTTCTTCATATAGCTTAGAAGGTATACCTGCATCATAATCATCTGCATTGTAACCTTCTGGCCATATTATTGTTTCCTCACATATTAAATCTTCTTTATCTAAATCACTTATATTCTGATTATTAACTATATCTTTATATGCCTTTCTTCCTAAAGGCTTATATATAAATATTTGTCCATCTATTTCAGAAAAGAATATATTGCCGTATTTATCTAAAAAGCTTTTAATCAAATCATCAAAATCTTTAACAGATTGTTTTTGATTCTGAGAACTTATTTTCATCTATTTAACAGCCTTTGTATTTGCTGTACCGAAACCTGTTTTAATCATTGTTTCTGTAGCTATAAAATCAGATATTCCTGCATAATCTTCTAATAATGAATCTACATTCTCTGGATATAATATAACTTTCTTAGCCATAAAGTCTTGTCTTTCAAAATAATTTATATCTTCATTTTCATCAAACTTTATTGACATAGCTTCTTTATATTCACTTCTTTTTAATTTTCTCCATACTACTTGTACTCCTGCTATATTAGTTATGAATACATCACCATGTATTTCTTTTAATTTTTCAGCAGCTATTTCTGCTGGAGTTAATTCTATTACTTCTTCAACAACCTCAGTTGTTTTTTCTTCTATTGCTTTTTTCTTAGTAGAAGTAGTCTTTTTAACTGTATCTTTTTTCATATTAAATTCCTCCATTATTTTTTATTTTATGTTTTTATTATATGTTAATAATTTGTATCTGGTGGACGCATACATACTTTTTTATTAAAAGGTTCACGCTTGCCATTATGCATAAATGCTCCTGATATAGAACAACTTATTAATTTTTGAGAACCTCTTTTACCAGTTAACTTGTCTTTAACTTTTGCAGTTTTTTGTTCATCCAGTATATATCCAAAAGTATTATCTTTCTTCTTTATTAAAGTATATGTTTCTGATATATCTAATTCATTATCATGTATAGTTAAATTTACATTATCTTTAACATAAGTATGGTTATCATTTAAAAATGCAAAGTCTACATAAATATGAGATTTATTATCTTTAACATGTAGTGCATTAGTAACATCAACTATTACTCCTAAGAAAGTTTCATCTTTTGAACATCTATTTCTTAAATCTGCAACTTCCCCAGAAAATCTTTTTTCTACAATCTCCATTCCACCTAAAGTTGTTGGACCAGACGAACCAATATTACTATCATTGCTACCAATGTCGTCGTTGTAACTATTTCTATCAAATTTATAACCTCCATACTTTAGATTTTTTGCTATAAAGCTATATACTTCCATTACTGGTTCACCTGATGTATCTAATATTTGACTGTAACCATTTACCATTACACCTTCTAATATTTGATGTGTATTTTTAAATGATGCTTCATTCTCTACATTAAATCCACCATATCCAACAAGTATATCAAATGCTTTACCAAATAGAGGTGAGTTTTCTAAACTACAAGATTGACCAACTAGTGATGCAGAATCTTGAGCTTTAGAACCTTCTATCTTTTGTAATAACTTTGCAATATAACCTGGTTCCGTAAAGTTAATAGCAAAAGTACCTTGTATTATTTTTTGACCTACAAATATTTTAGATGGCCAAAAGCTATTAAATCCATAGAAAGGCATTTTCTTTTCTTCGTAAGAAAAATCTAATCTTACTATATCTAATATTCTTTCTCCTCCTATAAACACCTCTGCATCTAAACTAGAGAAATATCTCTTTAACTGACCATTATACATAGTAGTACTTGTTACTAAATCTCTATCAGATGCACTCATATTGACCCCGTAGGTAAAGTACGGTTTCTTTGTCATTATATCTCCTCCAATCTTATTAAATGAGATGTTGCTTTTTCATTAGCTATTAAAACAAAGCCTGATTTAATAACAGGATTATTATCTATTACATAATATAGATTATATAAATAATTATTATCTACTATCATTGAGTCTTCGTCTATAACCTCTATTATATAATCTGAATCTTTCTTAAAGCCTATATGTACTAATTGAGCATTATTAAAATTATCAAATGTAACTTTGACTCCATCGTATGTTACTGTTCTATATTTATCTTGATTTATATACAAATCATTGAACTTTATTTTTAAGATTTCTAATATTGCTAAAGTATTATTTAATTTTAAATCCACTATAGACTGAATCATATCATAATGAATATTTTTTATAGAAGTATCTTTATTTAATACAGAAGAATGTACATCTGCTATAGAATTAGTTTTACCTAAATTAAATTCAACTTTAGATACAATCTTTTGTATTGCATCTTCTAATTGAGATGAATTAAAATCAATTACTTCTTCATTTTTTGATACAAATGCTATTTCTGAAACTATATTAAAGTTTTGGTCTTCTATCCATATAGCATATGTGTCTTTATGATTAATAGCTGTTAAATACTTATTAGCAAACACAATTTCATCTTTGTCTGTTATCTTTATTTTTCTAAAAGGCGTCTTATCTAAACTTTGCTCTAGATTAGATATAACTAGATAATATTCATTATCTTTCTTTCCTATTAAATCACTATTATTAACATCTACTGTTATATTTAATTCTTCATCTAAAATAACATTAGGAGCTTGTAGTAATTTAACATCTATATTTTTATTATTCTTTACAGCTAAACATTTTAAAGCTATATTTGAATATTTTTTAGATGGGTCCATATATTCTGTTAAATCTATATTATTAAGAATATTAGCGTCTCCATATAAAGTATCTATTCTAGACTTATCATTATCGCTGAAAGAATAAAATAAATATTTAGGTGATTTAGCAAAGTCATTAGTAATAGCTACGACATTATAACTTCTATTAGACTTTCCTGTATAAGTCATTTCATTTGGATACTGTTCTGAATACTCATAATACTCTTTCTTATTTTTAAGTAAGAATATATTAGCTTTAGTAACACCTGTATCAAATTTAAATGAATTACCATATATATTACTAAGATTCTTTTGTGGCATTGATTCTATCTTATGACTATTAATAGCTGTAGTAAATTCATTTTTATATTTAACAGCCATATACATTAACTCTTTAGCTTTTATATCTTGATTACGTTCTAATGAATATATTAAATCATCTGATTCTTTTATTTCATCAAGTATACTCTCATAAGCATCTAAATCTGTAAACAATAAAGAGTTATTAAATCTTACATAGCTTTTAAAACCAGATACAAAACTTTCTTCTGGTGCTAATGTTTTTGTAGCAATAGTTTTAGATGTAGCATTATTGTCTCTAGTATAAACTACGTAACTTGTGTTATTAATCAAGTTTCTAAAAGTGCAATTTCTATTTGTTAGTTCTAATTCTATAGTAGAACCATCTAAAGAGTTTATACAAACACCTATTGTATGTGTAGGATTATTACAAGTTATTTTTATTGTAGAATCAGTTATGTTATCAATATTAGGTGAGTCATCATAATTTGAATTATGTTCTCCTAAATTATCTACAGAGAATGTAACAGTATTAGATAAAGTTTGTCCTTTGTCTTCATACCAAGCAGAGTATAAACCTGCATCCAAATAAGAAGTGTATAGAGCTTTACCATCTACATGTAATTCTGAGTATATTTTATTTTGAATTTGATGATATATATAAATCACACCAGAAGATTGATTAGGTGATAAATTAAATTTAACTATACCTTCTTGACCTTCATAAATAGGTTGGTCTATTTCTGCTGTTAATAACACTCTTTTAAGGCTTTCATTTTCATTAATACATCCTTGTGTCCATATATCTTCTCCAGTATAAGCTACTGGAATATCATCTAAATTAAATACAGAAGCAATTTGAGCCTCATTTTGTCTACTAGATGAAGAGCCACCTCCATTGTATTTCTTTAATGGTTCCATAGCAGTAGCTACGAATTGATATGTATTTTCTGTATATAAATCATTAATAGACATTACTTGTCCTTCGTTTATAATTCTTAATCCGTATATAGCCATTCTAGAAGTTCTACCATATTCATTAGCGAATGTAATAGTTATATCCATAGCAGGTAGTTCATCTGGTAAAAAGAATGTTTTACCTGTAGCGGCTTCTAAATCATTAAACATTTCTGTTGCAAAGTGTTTGTCAAAAACAGCAAATACTAAAGACCCAGCTATAGTACGTTGCCCCATAGTGTAATCTAAAGCATTCATGCTTCCTATAACTCTTACAGGTTTTTTATCTTGATGAGTAGAAACAGATAAAGTTTGTAAAGAGCCAAGTGTATATATCTTTTCTTCTAATTTTTTAGTTGAGTTATTAAGTGTAGATAATCTAGCAGTAACTACGATATCGCAACCTGAATAACTATCATAACCTTTAATTTCAAAATTAGCCATATTATCCTCCTTTGTATAAGTTAATAGTTATAATATATGAGCAATAAAAAAGAGAGAGATTGCTCTCCCTCTATTATTACTACCAAGTAGTACTTATAAATCCTCTATTTGTTTCGTCTATTGGTTTCATTGTTTCAACTGAACGACATACGAATGTATAAGCTCTTTCTGAAGTTGGAGCATCTATAGAGTATCCAGTACCTTCATTTAATAGCTCAACTCCGTATAAAACAGTAGAAGCCATGTTACCATATTCATTAGCGAAAGTTATTGTTATATCGAATGGTAATATTTCATCAGCATATCTTGGCTTATACTTATTAACTAAATCAGATGGAGTTTTACCAGTAGTTCCGTTAGAAGAAGAACTTCCTGAAGCTAAAGAACTCATATGAGCATCCCATTCTTCTATAGAAGTAAATTGCATAGCTCCTGAATCACCATTTGTTCTGCTGTATTCATTTGCTTGATATTTTTGTATTTGTGGTCCATCAGATAATTCTTCTAATAAAGCATCTCTGTTGAAAGTAACGAATACTAAGTTACCAGCTATACCTCTTTTACCTCTTGAGAATGAACGAGGCTCAGCAGACCCCATTGTATAAACAGGTACTTTTTCTCTTGTTATAGAATAAGTTATAGCTTGTAATTCTCCTATAACTTTACCATTGAAAGTTGCAACGATATCACTACCACCAAAAGTAGTATACGTTTTAGTATATTGTTCACTTGACATGTTGTTAGCCATAAGAACATTCCTCCTTTAATTTATTAGGTTAATATAGGGAGAGGTGTTAAACCTCTCACACTATTACTTAGATTCTTGAACAGAAACTGTATTTCTAACTTCTCTGATTTCGTTAGTTGGTACTATAACGTATTGTATCTTAATGATACCTAATCTAGAAGAAGCTTGGTCAGTTACTATTTTAAATTCATAGTAGCTTATTAAGTTTTCTTTTAATTTATTTAATACTGAAGTTATAGCAGTATTTAAAGAGTTTATTGTAGCTAAGTTATCTTGTAAACCTATAAATGGTTCTATAACTTCTCTTAAACTTCTATCTACTACGTTTATAACTTTAGTAGTTGAAAGTCTTCTATAAGCAGAATCAACTGGAGCCATTGTTATACCATCTGTTATAACTAATCCTTGAGTAGTTCTCTTACAAGTTACAACGCCTTTACCAGTTAATTTAGATAATTGGTAGTTAGATAACTCGAAAGCTAAGTTTGGTATATTTATTGGTTGGTTAGTTGAACTTCTATCAGCTGCTAATGTAGAAACCATACCAGCGTATCCAGCAGCACCATTTGATACATAGTTGTATCCATTACCTGTTGTTACTGTATATTGCATGAATGGTACAGATATACATCTTCCTATTGGATGTGGCACGTTATTATTATTTAACATGTTATTTCCGTTAGGTCTCTTAGCATATAAGTCTAAGTCTAAAGCTAATATTTCATTAACTCTATCTGCAACTGTTGCTAAGTTTACACCGTTTAACTTAGAACATCCTATTATACCGTGAGTTGGGTAAGTCTTTAAAGATGTATAAGTACAGTGTTGAGCTAAGTGTCTAGCAAAGTTGTCAGAAGTAGTATAAGGTATATACATTGTAGTATCGTAGAATGTATCTCCTTTATCAAATCCTTCTCCAGTTAATTTAGCAGCAACTTCTACGTCTGGAGTGAAAGCAACAGCAGTGAATAATTCACTAAATACTGAATCTTCATTTAACTTTTCTACTAACTCATCATAGTTCATCCATTGAGCTTCTGTAGAGAATATTTTTATAGTAGCTTTATTAGCTAATATTTCAACGAAGCATATTGTATAATCTTCTTCTAATTCTCTGTTAGCTATTTGTCCAAGAACTGCAACTGGTTCTAACTCATTGTCAGCTAAAACTTTATATACGTTAGCAATTTCTCCACAAGTACCTATTACATAAGAATCTTTTTTAACAGGCTTAATTCTGAATTTAGCTATTTCTTCTCCGTATTCAACAGCATATAACTTATCTTCAACTTCTACTATGAAGTTTCCTTTTTGAGAAGCTTCTACTAATACACCATTTTGCATAGTTTTTAAGTTGAAAGTAACATCAGCCATAGCTCTGTTTACTACCATCGTATCAGCTCTAGTTTCTTCTACTACCATAACCATAGTACCTTCAGCAAATTTAGCATTGTTAGCTTCATCTTCAGTTACTGTAGCTATTCTTTCGTATTTAACATCTGTAGCTAAATTAGCTAATACTTCAGCTTGGTCTAAACCTTCTTCAACAGATATAACTTCTACATTATATTTAATAGCATCAGAGAAATCTCTTTCATCTATTTTAGCTGTTAACTCTATAACGTTAGTTCCGTTATCTTTTAAGTTTATAACTCCTGCTTTTCTCTTTTTGAAAGCATCTTTTCTAGGAAGCTTACCAGAAACTTTTGTCTCAGCATTAGCATTAGACATTACTGTGTAGTTTGTAGAGTGGTTTTCTAACATAGAGTATATTCCATCTGGTATAGATATAACTCTGTTTTCATCATTAGAATCTGGTACAGTAACTTTGTATCCTTTATTATGTCCATCATTGTTTTTAACTTCTATTATTTTAGCAGTTTGAGCGAAACCTGAACCTAGTCTTTGATATAAATCAAATTCATCTAATTCAGCTTCTTCGTAATCTACTTTATCTTTTTCAGCTATTTTATCTATAACTCCAACAGCTTTTAACCACTCACCAGCAGCATCTGTAGTAACAGCTCCTAATAAAGTATTTAAATCTCCGTTAGATTTAGCATATATAGGATAAGAAGCAGATACATCAGTATTTATTACAAGCTCTTTCCATATAGCTTCTTGATAGTTACCATGAGGTTTAGCTACATTTGATAAAATATATCCTACTTCAGTTTTAACAGTAACTTCAGCAGCAGCTTTATCTCTACCTATAGTGTATAAACCTGGGAACATAACTCCAACAGATAATGATTGAGCTTCTTTAGAAGAAGTAGTAACATCAGCACCATCTTCATTAACTATAGCTAATCTTAATACATTGTTGTTTTCAGCTCCATTAACTATGTTTACAACATCTACTAATCTTGAATCTTTAGTTATTCCATAACCAGATAATTTAACTTCAGTAACTAACATTTGATTTTGGTTTAATACTAAACCTTGCATCTTTTCTTTCATGTTACTTCTATCAGCTGGCTTGTATATTTTTATGCTACCCACTTCTCCATTTTCAGCTTGAGTAGTAGTGAAGTTCATATAAACTTCTTTATTGTCGTTAGATGGGAATATACCACTAACTCTTAATTTTAATTTTGTTTCTGTAGCAAAAGAGTAATCTTTATATATTTCTTTACCTGAAACTCTTATACCGTATATAGTTCTACATCCTCTTTCCCAAGCATCGTAAACTTCTGCAACTAGAGAAGCTTCTCTTCTTGTAGTAGGGTCAAATGAATCACCGAATATGTATTTTGCATGTTCAGGAGAGAATATAGGTGTTACTCTTCCTACTGGTCCATTAAATGCAGTACCTATTATTGTAACTGATTCTGTAGTTCCAAATGAACTAGTATCATAATCTTGTGCGTAATCTGGTATTATTTCAGTTATAACACCAGGAAGGATTAAATCATTATCGAATATTCCTGTGCTTGCCATTATAGCATTCCTCCTCAATTGGGTTATTTTTTAGTTGTTTTATCTTCAATTATGTCTCCGTATAATAATGAATCGGAGATTCTTCTATTGAATATTACCATTAATTTCTCTATCTCTACATAATAACGTAGATTTCTTATAGATAGAACATCGCGGAAGTTATTATAATCAGTATCTGTTATTTGTTCTTTAAAGTAAACTTGTCTAACTCCTTGTTCCATAAAGTAACCAGCATAAGATAGCATTAGCTCTTCAAATGTTTCCATTACTTTATTTGCGACCTTATTTTCACTTGCAAAGACATTAAATTGTACAATACAATCAAAACCGATACCTCTAATAGTACCTAATCTTTGTTCATTATGTTCATCATGTTCTATAATTTCTTCCCTAACTATTGGCTTATATTCATTATTTGGTTTTCTAGAAATGACTCTATAAGATATATAAGGATGGTTAAATGAAATTTCAGGGTCTATTAATTTAATTTCTTCTTCATCTGTTATAAATTTTACATTCATATCAGACATAGCATAGTCAACTATTATTGCTAACATATCTAAGAAATCATATAAACTAGCACTCTTTTTTGCTCTTTGCATATTTACTGCTGTTCCACCACATGGTTCTTCGCAGTTATCTTTTTTATTGCTTTTCTTAGCTATTAAATTCTCAGCAAACTTTTCACTTTCATTTAATAGCAATTCTAAATTATTCATATTACACCCCCATTATTACACTAATAGATTCTAATGTTCCATATGGTACAAAACTATAATCTATTATTATATATCCAGATGTAGCGTCTGTCTTTTTAAAACCAACTCTATTTATAGTATATTCCTTAAAGAGCTTCCCTTTCATAGAATTTAAAGCTTTTACTACTTCTGATTCTATTTGTATAGCTATATATTGATTATATAGTCTGCCTTTATACTTTTCTAAATCTATTGATTTAATAGCTCTTTTAATGACATCATCTATTAATGCATTAGCATATATATCATTACTTGTTCTAAAATTCATAGGATTTTCTAATGTTGTATTACCTGCATAATAATTAGTTTTAAAATACATAGCTCTTAAACCTTGTATATCATTATAATCTAAATCAAATACAACTGATACTCCTGATAATGGAGACAAGTATTTAGCATAATCTCTTATTACATATAAAGCTCCTAATACTACATTAGAATAAGGAATATTATTTAAGTTATTGTAAACAAAGTTTAAATTATTCCCATTCTGTTCTAAGAAAACAGATTTTTCATGTTCAAATTCTTCTTTGAATTCTGTTTCTATTTTAGTCATAGTACTTATATATTGGTCAAAATCTTTATATAGACTAGCATGTCTTTCTGTCATTATAGTTGTAGTTAAGCTATTAACCAATGCAAATTGCTCTAAAAAGTATTCAGCGTAATATTGTTCTTTATTTGTTATAGGGTTATAAAATTTATCACTAAGATAAATATCTATAGGTATAAAGTAATCAAAGTCATAATGTATTATCTTATCAGATAATCTTATATAATCAGAACGACTGTAACAGTTACTAAGATATACATTACTAACACCAAGGTCTATTAATAATTCATATGCTTTATATAATTCACTTTGTCCAAAAGTATTTAATGCTTCTTCCTTATTAGCAGGAAGTATTATCTCTCTAGCTTTATAGTTAGATAATGCTGGTCCTGCTATAAGAATTTTTTTGCCTGAATTTATATTAGTTATTTCACTAGATATATAACTACTGTTTACGCTTATGTTCATTTAATAGCCTTTTGAAATTTTTCATAATTTCGTATTTATTGAACTTAACTGTTGGACATACACATCTTGTGAATTTAAATTCTCCATTTAAACCTCTATGGAATTGAGTAGCATATACTGAATACATTGTTTCGTTGTCTATAATTAAGTCTTGCTTGTCTATAAACAACTTAGTCTTGATGTAAAATATCTTAGGAGTAACTGTAGGGAATTCTGCTCTTAATGCTTCGAATTCTTTAGACTCTCTTGATGCACCTTTTACTTTATATATTTTAATTTTATTTCCTAACCCTAAACATAAAGGACAACTTTGTTGAGCTTGTTTAGAAGTTTTATCTACACATTTACATTGCATATTAGGTACTTGCTTAATGACATAGAAACTATAGTCCCAGTTATCTATGACTTCTTGAGCGAAGCTTTCATTAAATGCCATTACCATCTACCTCCTCTACCTATATATTGAGGATGACCTGCGGCAAATCCACTAGCATAACTTCTATTATATCCTTGCATACCATTAAGTCCATGATAAGGAGCAGCAACATTAGGATTAATAGGCATAGCATATTTACCTCTAAGTCCCCAAACAGGGTCTGTAATTGTATATATCTGTTCTATTATATCTTCGTATGCTCTTTTAAGTCTATCTAATAAGTCTTTAATAGCTGATAAATTATAACTAAATTCTTTAGCTAAATCAGATAGAACTTCTTTAACTTTATCTGGTCTAGTAGCCATAGTTATATATAAACTACTTAAGCATTCATAAGCAGCTTTTAATACAACAAACTCCCATATTACCCAGTGTTCATTTCTCATACTTTCTACAGAACCTCTTAGTTCCATTAAGTCTTCTTTACTGAAAGTTATATTTTGTTTACTATAAGCTTTAGCCACAATAACTTCAGCTAGTCTAGAAGCCTCTCTTATATGATATAAAATAATTTCATCTGTTATATCTATATCACCAAGTTTAGCTCTTATATCTTTTATGTCTGCATAAGCAAGACTAGGAGCAGATATATATTTAATCTTTTGAGCTTCCATACAATCTCCATCTACAGAATAGATTTTAGGAAGCTTAAATTCATATATACTATCTGATTGAAAGTCTTGTAAATAGAAAGGCTTAATTATTAAAACATTAGGCTCTATTTCATCTATAGTAAGACTACAACTAATACGCTCATGTCTCATTATAAATCCCTCCTATAAGCTATTATATTCTCAGGTAGTTTTTCTGGGTCTATATCTTTATTGAATTCAATAAAGAATTCAGGATAAGTAACTCCATTATTAGAACGAGAAACCATTTCTAATATTTCATCTGGTTCTAAAAAGAACTCAACAGGAGCCATTATATCATCTAAGTATTCTTTTTTAGCTTCACTTAGAATATCATCACATTCGCTAACATCTGGTACAACTGTAAAAGTAATTATATCAGACCAATCACCATTCATCCCATTTTGTATAACTCTAGCTCTTAAATAATACTGACCATCATCTAATAATATATAGCCATTAGTATATTTAGATTTATAATCTTTTACTATATCAAAAAAAGCTATATCAGAAGCGAATTCGAAATGATACGTAACATCCGATTCATCTTCCAATACAGCTTCTTTAGATAATCCTGTTTCCTCTTCACTCTCTGGCAGCTCTGGAGTTGAAGGATTTGGTTCTGGCATTGGGTGAATTGATGTAGAACCATCAGGATTAACTTGTTTTATTGAAAAGTAAACTAAATTATGTTGTTGTTTAACAGCTTCGTTATTGTTTGGGCTTTCGATTATAACTTTCAGCTTAGTATCAGCTGAGAAAACTATATCTTTACTTATAGGGTGAATTAAGTCTCGATTTAATTTATCTTTTATCTTATCAATTTTAACTACATAATAGCTATCTAATTCTGGCCAGTCTTTTAGATTGACTATTATTTTGTCATCATCAACAGATAATTTATATAATACAGTAGTGCCAGATGATGCAGATATAACTTGAACATTTTTTCTATTAACAGTATCAGGGTCTACTTTAAAAGTTGTTTTAATAGTTATCAACTTATTAGTATAGTCTGGTGTTATAGATGTAATGTTGAAGATACTTTGCATTATCTATCACCTCTTTTAATTATTCAGCATCTTTTTCTTTTTTAGTAGCTTTCTTTTTAGTAGTCTTTTTAGCTTTTGGCTTTTCTTCAACTACTTCTTCTGTTATCTCTGTAACTTCTTGAGTTTCTTCAGGGATAACATCATTAGTAACTACTTCCTCAGTTTTTACTTCAACTTGAGGAGCGACCTCTCTTACTTCTTTAACAGCTTGTGCTTCTCTAGTAGCTTTTTCATCTTCTAAAGAACCTTCTATTATATGTACAAGACCATGGCTTATACTTCTTTTTATGTTAGTTGTATTAGAACCTTCATAAACAAAGGCCTCTGGTCTAGTTATTGTTAAATGTATATTAGTAAGAGGGTCATACCAACCTGGATTTCCAGCATTGATTCTTATCTTTGCTATTGGTGCTCTCATTTGGTACAACCTCCTTTAGTTTTTATTATTGCATTACAGGGTTTATATTTATAACTGGAGCAGCTGGATAAGATGTAGCAACAGCTATGTTCTTAGCAACTGTTATACCTCTACCGTTATTTAATATACCTATTCCGTATCTTTCTTTAGCTTTTAAGTTTCTGATATCTTTTTCTGGGTCTGTCCAGTTTTCTGTAGATAATCCTTCTCTTTGAGCTACTATACCAACTTCTGATTTATCAACTACATACATATCGAATTTCTTAGTTAATTTATCAAACTTAACCCATGGAGAGAAGTTTATAGCCATTGGTACTGGTAATCTGTTTTGTACTTGGTCTGGAGTCATTATTAACTTTTGTCCATTACCGTTGTTAGCCATACCAAATGCAGCAGGAGTTCCTTGTATTCCTCCGTTAGGATGTACATTGTTTCCACCTAAAGCACCGAATGTTAATCCGTTACCTATCATTGAGTTTCTAGCGAATACTACCCAAGTTAATGGATGCATTATTACGTCTGTTGGGTTATATCCGTTACCCATTAAAGCTAATGTTAAATCTAAGAAATCTTCTACTGATAATGTATCATTGTAGTTACCGTCTTTTCCTAAACCTGTAGTTCCAGCAGCTTCTTGATATTGTCTCTTAGCGTTATCGAATACTACGTGTCCATGATTAGAGAATGCATTGAATATCATTTCTTCTTTGTATCTAGCCATTGCTCTACCCATTTTTCTAACGTTTATTCCTAATATGTCCCAAGATGAGTCTGCTATAGCTTCTTCTGTTATAGATACCTTAACACCTATCTTCTTAACTCTTATTTCTAGAGTTGCGTTTTCTAGTGTGTTGTAATCTAATGCAGTCTCTTTGTATCTTGTTCCTTCTCCAACTTCGTAAGCAGTTACTTCACCAACAACTGGTATAACGTATACCGCAGAGTTTCCTCCTTCTACTCTTACTGTATTGAAGAATCTTGTTCCTAAATATTCTGGCTCAGCTGCTTCTCTTAATTTACCTTCTATTACTTTAGGTATTAACTTAACAGCATCTGTTGTAGTTATAGCTTCTTGTATTGTAGCTTTACCTTGAGAATAATCTCCGTGTATATTTCTAGCCATTTTTTCAACCATTTCTAATGATTCCATTGTTATCGGTGTAGACTTTCCAGCTTGAGTTGCTTTTTCAACTTGAGCTTTAAGTCTGTCTATATTACTTAAAGTTTCTTGTAAACCGTACATTTTGTATATTTCCTCCTCGAAAAATAATTTAGTTTTAATTATTCTGTTTTTATTTTTTAATTTTCGTATTTACATTTTTTATGTAGAGGGGAGACTTGCTCCCCTTAATAGTTCTATTATATTAATCAATCAATACTGATTTCTAATTTTTAATTATTTTTGTAATAATACTGAAACTACTCCTTGACATCCATCCCAGTCTAAGTAAGTTGGAACCCCAGCCATACCTCTCTTAACGTAAGATACGTTAACTGGCTTCTTGCTTCCATCACCTTTTTCTGTTTGAACTAAAGATATTAAACCTTTGTGTAAGTCAACATATTGTATAGTGAATTTATCAACTTTAACGTTAGCAGCTATAGATACAGCTTCCATTTCACCTATCTTTATCTTAGCTGATTCTATATCAGTTTCAGGTAATCTTAACATCATTTCTTGAGCTCCTGTTATATCTTCAGCAACTGTTAAATGAGTTATAGTTAAAGTTTCACCAGCACCATATTCTTTCTTAACAGCGTTTTGTCCATCTGTTAATCCTGGTATACCTCTATCTAATCTGTGAGCTTCGTCTAATCTTGGGTCAAATGCACCTTCTCTTGATGAAGCTAACATGTGTAAGTCGTTAGATATATAGTTCTTTTCATATGGATATCCTGGGTAAGTGAAATCTGATTGTAACATTGTTGGAGGGTTAGTTACGAAATCTTCTCCAGCTCTGTTAGAGTTTGGCCATATATATGGGTTAAAGTCATTAAAGTTCTTTCTGTCTGATAATGCCCATTGAGCAAATCTAGCAGCACCTTCTGGTAATAATGACTTATCTGTAGCATATACTTGTCCAACTACTTGTTGTCTTTCAGCTTCGTATTCAGCTACTGTCATATCTTTACATCCACCATCAGCTTTGTTTTTATCTGGGCAAGATAATGGAGATATTGTCATTCTTCCGTTTAAGTCAGCTTTTACTAAATCTCCTGGCTTAACAGCTCCGTATATAGAACCCCATGGGTTTCCTTCAGCTTTATCAGCATCTATGAACCAAGGCATATCTACTAATGCATCTGTATGTATTGGTCCTGGCATGATACCGTTGAACGCATCTACGTCTCTAGTGTATTCATTTCTTCCCATTATACCTAATGGTTTGTTAGCAGGTCTTATAGTTTCTTTCTTAGCACCTTTATGTTTTCCATCTATATCAGCTTCGAAAGTTTCAGTAGCTTTCTTCCATGCAGCAAATCCTTTAGATGTATCTAATTCAACATCTTCTCCACCGTTAGCTAATGTTAATGCATTGAAATAATGTAAAGTATCTGTATCCATTACTGTTAAGTATGGGTCAGCAGCAACTATTCTACCTTTAGGCATAACTATTTGGTTGTATCCGTAAGCCCATCCGTATCTAAACATTGCTTTTAATCTTGGGTCCATAGCGTATTTTATATTTAATACATCATGTTCATTCATTAATAATGCGTTATTAGTTCTATTTATTCTATCGTCGTTTGTTCTGTGTCCTGGGAATCCAGCATTCTTGAATGCTTCACCTCTTGCACCAGGTTGTAATACCTCTCTTGATGAGAAGCTATATGGTTGTAATGCCATTGTATATTCACACTCCTTGAATTATTAGTTTAAATTAAAATATGTTTGAAAATAATTTTATGTATTCGTCTTCGATACTGTTATTACTATCTTCTAATGATTCTTTTACATTTTGAATTTTAGAATTTTCTTTTGAAGTATTATCTTTAGCTTCTGAAACAGCTGCTGGAGAAGTTAAAGTTTGCATTCCAAATACTTTCTTTTGTACTTCTGTAAATTCATTTAATTGTTTTATAGTTGATTTTAATGTATCTTCAGAGCTTTCTAATAAGCTTGCTTCATCTTCAGCTGGTAAGTTTAATGTAGCTCTTAAAACATTTACTTGTTCTACTAAAGCTTTCTTTTCTTTTGCTTGATATTCAACTAACTTAGCTTCAGCTGATTCTTTTAATCTTTTTTCATTATCAACTTTATTAGTTAATTTTTCATTTTCAGTTTTTAAAGTTTTTACTTCTTTTTTTAATTTTGCTATTTCTTCTTTAGCATCTTCTAATTCTTTTTTAAATTTGTCATCTTCTTCAGTTTCTTCTTTATCTTCCTTAGCTTCATCTTCCTTGTTTTCATCTTCTTCTTTAGACTCTTCTTTGTTATCATCTTTAGATTCAGACTCTTCACCTTCTTCAGACTTAGGAGCTTCTTCTTGCTCTTTTTCTTTATCATCTTCGTCTTTAGTAGGTTCTTTAGGTTCATCAGCTTTAGGCTCTTCTTTAGTTTCAGGTGCTTGTACTTCTGCATCCTTTTTTACTTCTTCGTCTACTTGTGTACCTTCTTGAGTTTCTGTAGACTCTTGTATAGAATCAACTATTTGTTGTGTAGATTTTATTAAATCTTCAAATATGTTATCCACTGATTCCTTCACCTCACTCTTCTTTTTCTTAATTGCTTCATACACTCTCAAGTTATGAGCATATATATCTGATGGAACTATTACATAAGAAACTTCTTTTGGTTCCATCTTATTTATTATCCAATAGCAAAGCTTACCATCGTAAGTTTCACCTTTTTCGTGTTCACACAATCCTTCTTCAGCTAGATTTGTTCCACATATAGAACATCTTAAGTCATGTGCTATAACACCTATTGATACAGTAGAAAGTGTACCGTTTTTAATACCTTTCTTACCTTCTTCATCTCCTATGTTAGCTGTAAATACTAATGCAGGAGTTCCAGTTCTTGTTTCAGCTTCTTTGTATTCAACTGATTTTATTCTACCTATTATTACTCCATCTTTTTCATTATGATGCATTATAACAGGTCTCTCATATGGGTTAGTCCAATAAGGAACAGAATCTTTAAGGCATTCTGGTGAATAATAAGTATTATTTCTTGTTACTCTTGAATGTATTGCTTCTATATCTACCATTAGAGAGTTTTCATCTATATACGTTTCTACACTAGACTCTGTCATATTCTTTAACTTAGTCGGTGTATGATTTACTGAAACAAATTCATGTCCAACATATTCTTTAATTTCTATTGCCATTTTTCTTTTCTTCACCTGCCTTTTCCTTATTGTAAGTTATCTCGCAATCGCAGAATGAATGATATGCTGGGATATCATCAACAGAGAAAGCTCTAGTATCTATGTTATCATTTCTACCTTCGGCATCTTTTTCACTGTTAAATATAATATATGCTTTATCTACATTGAGTAATGCACCTGTTTTTGTATAAGAATACCAATAAGCTTTTCTTACTATAAAATCTGATATGAATTTAAGCTTGTATTCATATTTTTCAAAACAAGCAGAAATGTTATTTTTATCCTCTTCTATAGCTAATTTAAGTGTTTTAACTAACTTACTAAAAGCTATATCAGATTCTTCATAAAAATCTTTCATACTGATGCTGTCACTAGGTAACAATTTATCTGTTTTATTAACAGCGTTTATTTCTTCTGTTGCGTCCATTATAGCTTGCATAGAGTATTCATCTATATGCTTAGATAAATTAGCTACTAATGCATTCTTTAATATAGAACTAATCACTTCTAGATTTTCACCCTGTTCTAATTCTTCACAAGCAAAGTCATAACACTTAAAAACATCTTTAAATTGTCCTCTATGATTATCTATCTCTAGACCCTCTTTTATTTTTGCGGAATGAGTACCATGTTGATTTTGTGGTCTATTATTAGTACTTACCGCTTTGCTGGGCCCTTGCGATTTATTGCTTCTCGGTGCTTTATTACCAGTAGATGAACCACTATTACCAGAAGTTGTTTTATTTTGTGAATTTATTCTTGCTAATTCTTTCTGATGTTCAGCAGTTCTATCTACTTGAGCTAATGCAGCTTTTGTTTCTATCATCTCTTTATATAGTCTAGATTCATCTTCAACACTATCTTTCATTCCCATTCTTCTTCTTGACTCTTCGAATGTAGTCATGTTAGATTGATACTTAAGCATTTCATGATTTTCTTTCTTAACTTTTGTTTCAAGAGAGATTTCTTCAAATTCATATTCAACAATATCTTCTTCATTTAATATAGGGTTGTATCCACCTTCAAATAATAATTCATTTAATATCTTTTCTTTTATAAAGATACTCATTATTCTTTGTATGTATTTAACTGTATCGTGTATTTGTGCTTCCATAGATTCAGAGTCTTGCTTAGCTCCTCCTCTACCCATTTGTGATGCAGATACTCCTAAAGCAGAGAATACTCTATCTTCGAAATATTTTAAATATCCTTCAGCATTTAGAGCTGTACCTTCAGCACCTATTGCTTTTATAGCCGTTCTTTCATTAGTAACTACTATACCATCTAAAGTAGAACGTTCAATTTCATTCTGAGCTTTATATATCTCAGGTTGTGTTGCTTGCATTCCTGGTTGTGGTAAACCTACTATCCATTGATATAAAGGCATTGAGAATCTATATACAAGTGCAGTTACATTACCTTCTATTTTTCTTAATAGCTTAACATCTTCTAATGCTGCTATTACTCTAGGTGTACCATATGCATTATTTGCATCTTTGTCTATAAACATATGTATTATATCTCTAGGGAAAAATTCTCTTATATTATCTCCATAACCTTGTTCATATTTAACTACGTTACCGTTCTTATCTCTTTTTATTTTAACAGATGCAGGGTCTACTCTAAAGTATCCTCCTACTATTTTATCTGCTAACATAGAACGAGCATTTATTCCAACTATATTATCTACTCTTCTTTTAACTAAGAAAGCATTAGAATACTTAACTAAGTCATCAGCAACTTCTTGGAATAATATCTCCATAGGCTTTTGTGTCATAAAAGACATCATTCTAAATCTTTTCTCTAAATATGACACTCTTTCATCTTCACCTTTAAGATTAGCTCCTGCTTTATAAATAAGATAAGAATATTTACTGAATGATATTTTTACATATGAATCAGATTCAGATGCCTCTTTGATTTCCCATAGATTATATTCAGGTCTTTGGAATCTCTCTCTGGCATCAGACTGCCTCTGAATTCCACCTATAGCTTTTAAAACAAAGTCCTTCATTTTCTTATTGTTGATATTAATTTTAGGTATTTTGTTTTCATCTACTTCTATAGGCTCACGCTTTTCATCAATAGCTTGTTTTCTTCTAGAACTGAATAAAGCCATTCTCTTCACCTATCTTTCTTATTATTTTTCTTTTACTATAGCTAATATATCTGTTTCCTTTAATATTAAATATTTATCTTGACCAGACATCACTTGTGTACCTGCATACTTATTATACATTACTTGTTGTCCAGCCTTTATTGATAACGGTAATACAGTTCCATTATTTAAAGTTCTTCCTTCTCCTACTGCAACTACTTCACCTATTTCCATTCTTAATGATTGTTCAGTCCCTTGATTCATTACTATTAATCCTGACTGTCTTACTTCTTCTCTTTCTCTATCTTTTATTTTTAAAACTACATTATCTGCTATTGGTTGTAATATCATTATTTTATACCTTTCCCTTCTATTAATGTTTGTTTAGATTTTATTTCGATTATCCACGTCTTTAATGTATCATCTAATATATCTACTGAACTTTTTAAATATCTAAATAAGTTTCCATATGCTATATCATATTTCTTATCATATGTTAATTGCATACCTTGTAGAATATTATTATTCATTTGTTCTGTTTTATTAACAGCTTCTTTTTCTTCTATATTTGCATATCTTAATCTTAATTCATACATAGCTTTAAATTGTTTAAGATGTGTTATAGTTTCTTCTGCATTAAAGATAGTGGCATAATAATCTATTTTCATAGTTCTAGTAATTTGATTTCTTAAAGCTGAATCTAACAAATGTTTTGCTTCGCTTTTAACATCACTACTACTTAATAGTATATTATCAACTAACATAGCAATTTCATCTGTTGGTTTATTCAAAACTGCTGGCACTAAATTAGTCCAATAATTAGACAAAGCATTATGTAAGCTAGTAAAGTAATCATCAAATAAATCTGTTAAGTTCTTAATATACTCTTTTTCTATTATCTCTTGTTTAGTATGCTCTTCTTTCACTATAGGGAATGAGTCAACATCTTCCCAAAAGTTATCTTCACTAAATTCAGGTTCTCTATCTGGTGCTTCCGTTTCTGTATCTGGAGTTTCATAATTCCATTCCCATTCTTCAGGTACTCTATCATATATATTCCCTTCTAATTCATCTCTAACAAAATCCATTATAGGGTCAAATACTTCTCCTACTATATCAGATGCATCACCTGGTAGCTTATTAATTAAAGTATCTATAACCTCCATTTGGTCTACTACATCTTCTATAATGTTATTAGTATCTTGATTATCTTCTGTATTATCTTGGCTATTAAATATAGCACTAGCATCTGAAGTATATTCATCTGTATATTTCAAATCAGGTTTATAACCAATTAGTCTTTCTTCTTGCATTAATAGCAACTCCTTTCTTAATTAGGTTTATATTTATATTATAAAAGCGACAGCATAATAACCGTCGCTTATATATTACTATATTTTATCTTCCAAAACCTCTACCGAAGCTTGTTCTTCCAAATCCACCTGAACTTCTTGAACCCCATGAAGAACCTCCTCCATATCTAGGAGACTTATAAGACTCATCTACTTTTACCCATCTTTGTCTATCACCTGGTAAGTCTTCGAAGTCAGTATTATTATAGAAGTCTACTATTCTATTATCAGAAGATGCTCTTGTTTCAGACTCTATTTTAGCAGCCATACCTCCTATTTGTTTATGAGATATAACAAATTCAGAAGTAACTTCTGGCTCTTGTATCATTCCTGTTAAGTCTTTAAATTCAAGTACCATTGCTAAATAAGCAAGTCCTAATGCATCAACAAAGTGTTCGTTCTCTGATGTATACTTAGGAACACCAGACTCGGTCATTTTAACAACCTCGTAATCTGTTAATTGCTTAGCTAGTGTAGTATCATATGGAGATAATATCATCTTATCTCTTTCAAATGCTATTTGTAATTGGTTTACCATAAATGGCTTAAGAGGTTTCTTTTCAAATTCTTTAGTTATTGGGTCCATTATATCTAACTTATTAGCAAAGGACCATCTTTTAACTTTTGACTTTAATCCTGTATGAGGATTCTCTTCACCTATAATATGTAATCTTTCTATTTGGTATTCTCCTGAACCAGCATCACAATATATCCATGAAGGATTATATATCTCGTTCAGTTCTACTATTGTGTTAATAGCTGCATCATAACTATATTCAGAACGAGGAACCTCAACTCTTTTAAATACTTTAAACTTACCTAGTCTTGTATCATAGTCTAATATAAGTATAGAACTGTTAGCTCCATATTTATCCCAGTCTACTCCCATAGTTCTAAATATATTTCTAGGAGCTTTAAAAGATTGATTGTACATAAGTATTTCTGGTTCATTACCTTCTTCAATACATTTCTTTTGTTGGAAATAGTCTAAAGGATTATAAGCATAATTTAAAACCTTTTGTGCTGCATCTAACTTATCTTTATCGAAAACCCCTGTTTCTTGTGTACCGAATTCTGCAAGAACCTCGTGAACATAACCTTCAGCTGTTAACTGTGCTCTTAGTTCTGCTTCCATTTGGTCATTCCAGTTAGGATTATGAGTAGATGGATGGAAATGTTGAGAATAATTCATTGAAGGGTCTGTACACATTCTATAGAAATGACTACGCTTACCTAATGGAGTAGAAGAAACAGTTATACCTATCTCTGCTCTCTCTATGGCAACAGCAGCAACAACTTCGAAACAATATTCAGACATGAAATCTATCTCATCTATAAATATCCAGTCAGCTCTTTGTCCACGGACAGAAGCTGCATCATCACCTGTAGTAAATCCTAATATCATTGAACCATTAGCAAATTCTATTTTAGCTGGGTTCTTTGTACTAGAGACTACTGCCTGTTTAACTAAAGGACTTTCTGATATTAACTCATTAAGACGTGTAAACATGTTACGTATTTGGTTTTCATATGGTGCTGCCATAAGTACACGGAAGTTTTTCTTAGTGAATGCTAAGTATAACATCTCAACAACCATCGTCTCTGTATTATGAGTTATAAAATCTTCAGCAATAAAATTCATAGTTAATGGCACAGACAAATCATATGTCTGCATCTCTCCTAATGACTCTATGCTTACTATCTCATCAAATATAAAATCACCATCTGCAAAGTTCTTTAAATCCTCATTATCTAATATCTCTGCAAATTCTCTTAATCTACTTCTTTGTATATCATAATTCATTCTAAGTCTTGCATGTTTATTAGACTTACATAAATCTGCTTTAGATAATCCTTGTCTCACTCTATCTTCTTCTACGAATTCTAATATTTCTTTAGGAAGATAAGTGTCATATTTATTGTTCTTAATAGCTGATTCAAATGCTGCCTTACATGCTTCTTCTTTAGAGAATATACCTATCTCTTTATAGAACTTAATAACATCATTAGAGTTTGTTATTAATAGCTGATATGATATTTTTATATCTCCATTATATTTAGCTTTCTTTACATTAACATAAGAATTAATACCAAACTTTAATAACAGATGTTGTATGTCAGCTATTAACTCTCTAGATACAGAACAATAACCTATCTGTTGTTTATTATTTTTAGTATGAGCCCATCCATCTGTAGCATACAATCTAGATAAGAATAAAGCCGTATCATTTCTATCTAAATTAAATATCTCACTAGGTATAGTTTTTGTATGAGCTGTTTTACCATAAACACCATGATGCTCTAATATTTCTTTTATCTTATTAGGATATGTTCTATTATTTCTGTTTTGCTTTTTAACTATATTAAAATCTATATCACGATTACTAGCATACTGAACCATTTCACAATCAAAGTAATTAACAGCTCTCTCCATTTCTTTTCTAATAGCTTCTGATGCTGTACAGAATCTTATTGTCTTGCTAGAACAATTGCCATCTCCTATCATATAAGCTAGTAACTTTATTTCATTCTCATTTATATAATGGTTTCCAAAAAAGCCCATATTACCTGCTAATGCTACTTTATCACCAGGTTTTAAGAAATCTATTGCCATCCAACCTTTAGCCGTAAAAAGAGGATGGTTGCCTGTTGCATCAATATGTCTACCTGTTTTTGTAGTTACTCTGAATACTTCTTTTATACCGTTATCCAGTATTTCATTAGTAAAGTGAGCAGATAACTTATAATCATCTGTCATAGTAACTAAATGTGCTTTACCTTGTTTATATAATTCTTCTACTGGAACTCTGTCTCCAGTTCTAGGGTCATATACTCTTGTATGACCTGGTAAACACTTACCGATACGTCTTCCACATCTATAAACTTTTCTAGTATGCTTATCTCTAAGCATTTCTACTTGATACCATCTTGCTGTCCATGGTACTATCTTTTTCTCTCTAGGGTCAAAAGTTCTTAAGAAAGCTTGTGCCCATTTAATAGGGTCATCAAATATTTCTTTTAACTTTGCCGCCTCAGCTTTTGCTAAAGCCATTGTATCACTCCTTTATTTATCTTAAATCAATAGGAACTAATTCTCCATATTCATTGCCTATATAGTAGTCATTTGTACTTGTATCAAATATTAATTGACCTGTAGCTGCATATTCAGGCATTATATTAGTCACTATTACAGTATCATTATTAAGTGAATGTGTATCTAATTCTGTAGCCATTATATATCGTCTTGGATTCAGACTATTTAATATAGTTTCCATTGACATACTTGATATAGGTGTGCCTATTACATTTATCTTATAATCACTGCTACGTGCTGTAAGCATTCTTGCTCTATTAATAACATTATCTATTCCTGACTGATGATAAAATTCAACTATATGCACCTCATTTAATTTATGCCCCCTCATATCAGATTCTGATGAGAATAAACTTACTTGACTATTGTTATGCATTTTTATAGTAAGAATAGATTTATTACAAGAACTTATTTGATTATCCATGTTTATTTCTGTAAACAAATCTTTAATTTGTTCATATAATATTCTAGCTGAATCTCTTGAAATACATAATACTCCTATTCTGTAATTATCATTAAGAAGCAATTGTAAAACTATCTTAACAGCTGTTATTAAATTTTTACCATATCTCCTTGGGGCCGTCATTAATAAATTAGCGTCTTCATTAAATATGTAAGCTAACTGTTCGTTAGTGAATGTTATATTTAATCTTTCTTCTATCATATTTACTAATACGTATTTAGGGTTCATCATTTTCACATATCTCCTTAAAATAAAATTTATTTAATGATTATACTATATTAAAGTCTATGCATATATTGAGCTTCGTTGCCCATTATAGATTGTTGTAAGTTATACTGACTCATCTTAGCCAACTCCATACCAGCTTGTCTCATAGTAGCTAGTTGTTGTGTATCTTGGAATTGAGCTTCACCAAAAGTTTGTATTCTTGCAGTACTGTTCATCTTTCTTGTTATATTTTGTGTAGCTTCTATACCACTAACAGCTAATGTAGGCAATTGCTTTGCTAACATAACTGGCATCATCCAACCGCCTAGCATTTCCCCTGCTACAAATAGTGTTCCCGCTTTAGCACCTGCTTTTAAGACACCATCTCCAGAGTTTCTTGATTCATTATAATCACTAACAGCGAATCCTAAGTTCATTAACGCATTAAGGTTTCTACCACTAAGAGCTTTTTTAAGATATTGATTACCTACATCTTCTGCTCCTTCTTCTAAAGTTTCTTCTGCAACTTCTTTAACAACTTGTTCCGTTGCTTTAGATGTGGTTTTTCTTGTGGAAGATAAACTATCAATATAATCTTTGTTTTTATTAAGCATATTTTTTGCCATATTGTATTCTTCTTCATTGATAGCTTTATTACGACGACCTGCGTTGATTCTTGCATTAATAGTTTCAAAATCATTACCTTCATTTAATGCATCAGAGAAAAAATTATTTAAACTCTCATTTTCTGACATAATAAGACCTGTATGATTAACACCAAAATCTTCAGCTGTTAAATTAATTTTTTGTTTATTTACATCTGCCCATGACATATTATAAGTAGAATCATCTACTGTAAATGTCATATTATTAAAATCTGGTCCTGAGTTATTGTAATGTTTATTAAGTATATAATCTGCTTCATCTGGAGCTTTCGGACCGTGATAAGGATTATTGATATCTCTACCTATAGTTTGTTGAGTATTAATTTCGTTTCTAATTCTATTAGATTCTGCTTGTTGTCTTGCTTGTTCTTTCTGTTGTTGTTTTTTATTTGGTCTTGCCATATTACATCATACCTCCATGTCTTAGATTATTAAGAGCAAATACTAAATCTCCTGTTGCTCCACCATTTTGTGCATAAGCTGGTACTCTAGGTGCACTTGTTACTGGTTGATTATCATAATTAGTTCCTTGTCTACTTTTATTCCATGACTTAACAGCTTCTGGAGTTCCTGCTCCCATTTGAAATGTAGCCGCTGCTGCGACACCTAATCCTGTAGCTTTCATACCAAAAGGCAATAAGTTATCTCCACCTGTAGTTATTAATGGTTTTGATACAGCTGTTAATGTATTAAGACTTGTTTTAATTCTCCTATTAATATCATCAGCTAATAATGCTTTGTTAGATGCAAGTATAGGAGCACCTGATACATTTTTATTTAATTTAAGATTACCTATCTTTAATTCTGGAACTCTTCCTATTTGTTTATAAGAGTCAGGGTCAGTTAATGTATTCTTAATAACTTTACCTACACCAGATTCAACTGCTTTACCTATATTCTGATATGTTTCTTTTTTAACAGCTGCACCGACTACTTTTTCTCCTGTCTTCCAAACTTTCTCTGCGGCACCTGCCATTGGCTCAACAGAATTACCAATTCCTCTAAATGTACCTTTAAGCACTCCTTGTACTGGTCTAGAATGAAGTATACCTAAAGTTAAGTTAGAGACCGTATCTGTTAATTTACCTACAACTTTACCTAATCCCATATTGTATCACCTCTCTATATTTAAAAATAGTGCAGTCGTTATAACTGCACTTTTCTATTACTTCTATTATCTTATATAAATGGTAAACCTGGAATATTTATATTTCCATATCTATCTCTATATAATCCACCACCAGTAGCAACTCTACCTGCTACACCAGCAGTAGCCATTGTACCAGCAACTTTTCTTTTAGAGATTCTAGTTCCATTAGGTGCAGATTTATCTACTACCGAATGGGCTGCTTTAATAGCTTCTTTAAAATCAACTTTACCAGCACCCTTATCTAAATTATGTATAGTACTTGCTATACCAGTAGTCATTGTATTATTAAGAGCTTTTTTACCAACCTTAGCTCCAAATTGACCAGCTGAAGAATTGAGTGCTTGTTGAGCAGCTTTTCTACTATTTGCATCTAATGCTTCTCTACCTGCTTTACTAGCTACAGGTCTTAAACTTTCATTTAATCCAGCAGCGAAATTAAGCATGTTTTTTGCTATCTTTGCTCCACCTGCCATATCATATCACCTCTTTTAATTTAATATTTTATTGCTATTAAACTATTACTTGATATTGTCTGGTTTTTCTTCTATGATAAATTCTGTATCGTTTAAAGCAGAAGCAAGTATATCTTGTATAGAATCTGTTTTGTCTTCTTGACCTTTTCTACTCTTACGAGTTCCTAACATCATTTCTAATAATCTTTCTTTTCTATTAAGATTACGTTCATATATTTCATATGCTTTAGATACTTCTGGTCTTGTAAATTGTTCTCCTGATTCTGTCATACCAGCCACAACTTCAGTAATAGGAGTTTGCTCTTCAGATATTAATGCTTTAGTTCTTTCTAACATTATATCTATATTTATTAATTCAGATACTATTGTGCTATCAGTAAAACTAGCCGCATCTAAATCATAATCTTGCATATACCCTGCATATCTTGTTTCTATTAATGCTGTCTCCCATGGACACTTCTCTCCAAACGGAGCTAATCCATATGGAAGCAATGCACAAGTATTAGAATAAGGACATGTATCTGATTTACAAGTTATAGGTACTTTTGCATATAATCCTGTTTTAGTAGATAACATGGCCATCGCTGCCCTCTTAGCTTCTATTCCTAAACCACTATGACCCCACACATTGCCTATATTAGCTTCAAATCTTTGTCTAGCTTCTATAGCATCTCTATTTTGAACTTCTTCTAGTTCGTTTCTTAAGTCCATTTATTACACCTCCCATTTGTTAGACTCGTCGTTTCTATATTCCTCTCTTTCTATTTCTTTAATAGCTTCTTCTGATAATGTATCTTTTTTAACTTCAAAATCACATCCATCTGCTAATATAAATTCATATAAGATATTAAAATCATTTGTTCCAAATACTTCTTCTACTATTTCCACATTAGTTAATTTATATCTAGCTGACTCTATACCTACAATTCCTTCTATATAGTTGTGCATAGATAATTGTCCTGATGCTATTAATATATCTCCATTATCAGTTTGAACTTTACTTATCTTAAATGTCATCCTTCCTTGTACTTCTATTACCTCATTTTCATCTGTTGTTATTAATAGCTTTGCCATTTTAACACCTCCATATTTTCTTATATCTATATTATATAAACCTTTATGCCCACATCTCTTTATTAACTTTATATTAATTAGTCTGAATATTCTGAAAACTTTCCATAGATAGAAATTTTATATATTATATTTAAATTGTCAGAAAATTCTAAAAACTCTATTGAAAATAAAAAATTTATAATTTTTCGAGGCGGTAACAGGTTTATTGATAGTGTTAATGAAGCTAGAATTTTAGCCCCAGGTATACTAAGTATGATTAGTATGCTTGATGTATAATCTATCTCACTGCATGACACTATGCACTCTGATGCTAATTGTAATTAAATCTTAATAGGTAGATAGACAATGATATTTAACTCATAAAAAGAGTTCATACATTGCTATTAAGATAAAGGCAAAGACTGTTTAAATGTTAATTGACACAATAGTCAAGTCAACATGCTATGTCTTAAATGACAACACTTGTAGGGTAAGTAAATATACTTATCCTCTATTAATGCAACCATGTTATATAACATGTAGGTCACAAGTCCTAGTAAATGCAGAGTGGTAGACAATAATATTATAACAAATAAGGAGATAAACAAATGACAACAAAGACAATAGTAAAGAAAACAATAAAGAAAGTAGTTAAGACAATAGCTTTAGAAGTAGCAGAGGTAAACAATAATAACAAACATGTAGTTGAATTAGTTAAAATAGAAAAGGCTTTTAAAAGAGCTTATAAAATAACTAAGAATGTAAGATATGTAGATGTAAAGGCTAAAGGGTTTATAACTAAACCTAATGTAAAAGGTTATCATGCAGATAGTGAGATAGTAGTGTTCTTAGATGGTAACTTAAGAAAGAATGCAGAGACATTACTACATGAACTAACACATGCATATCAAGCACAACACATGACTAGACAATTTAAAGCAAGTAGACAACAAATGAAAACAGGGCAAGTAAGCTATAAGCACAGTTGGCATGAAACACATGCTAGACATTGTGCTAAGCTTCTTATAAATACATTAGACTTTAGCTTAGATTTACACTATGCTATGGACTATGTAATAGCAGCTTAATAGAAAAGGAGGTGAAATAATAGACACCTATAGTACAAGCATAATATAAAACAAATAATTAAAAGGAGGCATTAATATGCTAAAGAAGGTAATAAGAAAGATTTTAAACAAGTGTTATAAGAAGGTTAAAACAGTGAAAGATGAAATAACTAAAAAGGTTATTGCAATGACTAAAGCAGATGATGTGTTATATGACTTAGATTATAAGGTACCTATACACACAATAAAGAGATATGGATGCACATTCCATATTAAAGATGTAGATGCAATAGTAAGTGGAGATAAGGCCGCTTTAGTCGTATCAGAAGTAGCAGCTGTATATAAAACAAGTCAAAAATACACTTATGTAATAGCAGTAGATAACGTATTTAAAAAGCTTAGTAATAGAACTAAACAATTTGTATTAGAACATGAAATAGCTCATGTAGTTCATGGATTAGATAATCCTAAGAATAAGTTATCAATAGAAACTAAAGTTGATTTATTAGCAGCTAGAAAGATGAAAATGAATAACATTAAGCTTAGAAAGTGTTTAAGAGAAATAAGAGATAACTGTAACTACTTAAGTAGTAAAAAGATAATGTTAAAAAGAATTAAAAATATAGCAAGATAATTAAAATAAAAATAATAAAAATTAAAGGAGAATAAAAGATATGTTAACAAGAGAAGATATGAAAAATATAAACAATAGATTAAGAGGAACAGGAAAATATATGGATAAACCAATGTACAATACATTAAGAAACAGTGCAAATGGATTCTTAATAGCAGATGCACCAGTAGCATTAGTAGAAGAAGTAAAAGCACCAGAATATAAGATTGAGATAAAAGTACAAGAAGAACCAGTAGTAAGAGTAGAACAACATCAAGAGGAAGAGCTTACTGTACCATACTTTGTAACACCATTCTATATGGAGTGTAAAGTAATAGCAGAAGCAACAGGAAAAACAGTTGATGAAGTAGCTTATCAAAAACTTGCTAGACAGTTAGGAGTAACTACTAGCAAAGCTATTAAATTAGTTCAAGAGGGAAGAATAATAGTTAGATATTAATAGCATAACAAAGTAACAAACTATATTTACGTCGGGAGATATGCAGATGGGGGTCTGTATATCCATGGGGCTGCCAACAATCATGTGGGTACGTTGATATTTGGGGAAGTATCAATGTAATAGGAGTTGGTATATAGTTAATAGTTTTAACAATAGAGATTTAGACAGCCAATCTGGGGAGATTGAGCTAGTATATCAGGGGGAGATTACCAAATCATATTAGAAAGGACCAACAAAGGTTAAAGGTAACTCCAATGAACAAAAGAGAAATAACAACAATATTAGCAGACAGCTATTCTCCATTAACATCTATGGTAATGCCTATGTATTCTCAAGCTGGGGATATTTGTTTTAGCCAAGGTGATTCTTTCTTAAAACTAGACATGACGAAGGCGAGATATGAAAACAAGAATGGTGCTAAACAATTAAGACTAGTACAAACTAGTAAATCATTTAAATTTAGATAAGAAAAATTAAATAACAAATTATTAAATCAAAAAAATAAAATTATATTAGGTAGTGGTTAAGATAGCCACATAGAAGGAGAAATTAAAATGAGTAAATTAGTATTAAACGCAAACGGAATGATAGTAAAGGCAGTAGTAGAAAAGGCAGAAGACGTAGTAACAGTAGAAGAAACATTATCAATGGGAGCTCACAAAGGACATGCTAACGCTATAATAAGAAACATTCACAAAATGGTTCCAGTTATAGAAGGTATAATATTAAGAGCAGCACAAGACAAAGAATCAGATGAAATGTACTTATATGGAGAGAGATTCCACACTACAGGTTCTAACAACCCAAATGCTAGAGCATTAATGGAATTTGCAGCAGACTTCGATACAAATGAGCAAGCAGTAGTTCAATTATCTCACTGGGATGAAGATGAGAAAGCATTAGTACCAGATTATACAGTTAAGTGTAATGACACTACAGCTGACAGATTATACGTGGCTACTAAAACTCATACGCTTGTAGTATACGCTCGTCTTGAAAATGATATAAGAAAGATAATGAAAAACAGTACAGATGCAGAGATAAAAGAAGTTAAAAATAAGTTAGTTGATGGTGTTGAAACTATGGGTCTTAGAATAACTAAGAACGATAAAGTATATGTAGCTAATAAATCAGTAGAAGGTACTCACTTAACAGTATTAAACTGGTCACCATCTAACATGAGAAGTGAAACTCAATTAATGACAGCTATACAACCAGATGATGCATTCAAAATAATGGATGAAGTATCTGGTGGTGCATTATCTCAAGCAATGTCAGGTAAATTAACAGTTGCTGGTTTAACTAAGTTATCAGCTAGATTAGGTATATTAGGTGCTCCATCAGTAGAAATGGTTAAAGCAGCTAACGAAGAGTTTGGTTATGTGATAGTATTAGATGAAATACTAGGGCCTCAAGACTACAATGAAGAAACAAGAGAGATGTTAGAATCTAATGGTATAGAAATAGATGATAATACTTCAGATGGTGCTTACTGTATATCAGTAGAAATGATGCAAAAGTCATTCGCTAAATTAGGAAGAAACTTATCTATGGATAAAGCATTATTATTCGCAGCTCAAACTAGAGCAAATAAATACTTTACTAAAGTATTCGGTGAAGCTAAGACTCAAAAGAACATGCAATTCAGATTAAATAGATTAATAGAAATGTATGGTGAAGATAAAGTATTATTTGTAGAAGCTGGTACAGATGTTTCAAACTTAAACAGAGAAGACTACAAAGTAATAGTAGTAGGTAATAGAGAGACATTAGGATGCATAATAGACTACAATGGTGGTAAGTTATTAAAGAACATATCTTTACAAAAGATAGTAGAAGGTAATGTTACAACTCACTTACTAGATATAGCTAAGTGTTCAGATACTTCAACTTCAGGACAAATGTTAGCTAAGTTCTTAATAGCTGATAAAGAAGCTACTATAAATGCATTATTAGAATGCATGTCAGAAAACTTCGATGCAGAATTAGAAAATATGTTATCAGGTGATATAGATGCACACAAAGCTTCATTAGCTCAATTCATAATAAGATATGTTGCTAATGGTACTGAAAACACTGCTGCATTAGAAGCATTAATAAAAGAAATGTTACCAAGACAACAAGCTATGGTATACAAAAATAAAATAGATATAAAAGCTTACTTCCAAAGAGCTTTATTCGATGATACATTCTTCTTAACAGCTGGTAAAGTAGACAGCTTATTAGCTAGAAACGAATACAGTGGAAGATTAGAGTGTTACTCTAGAGACGTGGAAGTAAAATTCGCAGAAGAAATAAATGAGATAGAAAGCTCTAATGCAACTAGAGCAGAGAAAGATGCTAAGTTAGCTGAGTTATTAACAGGAGTAGCATTCAAATATCCATCTCCATCTTCTGATGAAAATGCTATAGTGACTTATGTTACTTCAGCACAATTAAAAGCTAGAATAAATGCTATGTATAAAGCTAAGCAAATAACTAGAGATGAAAGAGCTATATTATTAGACGATTTCTTAAACACTTCTTATGGTGTAACTAAGTTAGGTGCTGATAATACATTAAAGCATAAATTAGCAGGTATGGATACTGACTACGATGGTATAGCTGTAGTATTCGAAAAGAAATTAGTAGACATACTATTAACTAAATACAATGACAATGACGGATTAGCAACAATAATCTGTAAATAATCAGGGAGGGCATCAGGCTCTCTCTATTTTTATATAAGCATTAAAAAATAATAATATCAATTTAATTAAAATAAAAATAATAGGTGAGCTGTTAATAGACAGCAGAAGGAGAATAACAATGATGAACAAGAATATAAACGTAAACACTAAATCTATGGTAGCAAATAAAATGAGAAAGGAAATGTCAGACAACATGATACAAGACGCATTAGTAGCAAGAGACTTAAACAACTATGAAACAATAAAATACTTAAAAGCTAACAAGAAAACAGAAATAGAATTAAATCAACCAGGTTCTGTAGTAAGAGCTTTAGCTAGATTAGGATATGTAGCTGGGTCAATGGTTGGTATAATAACTAACTTAGTAGAAGTATCTGGAGTATTAATGGATAACGAGTATAACACTCAATTCATAAAAGAAGATGGTACTACTGATTTAATAAAATTAAGAAAAGTGTTCCCTACTGTAGGTACTAAGGGTAATGGAGAAGGATATGCTGCTATATTTATGGAAGCTAATAATAACATATTCTTAGTAGAAAACTTACAAGGAAGACAAATGAGATTAGTTAAAGCTCTTAAATCTGATATAACTACATTTGTTGAGCAATTAGAAATGAGTAGCGTATTTACTCAAGAAGACTTAGTAAGAATAGGTCAAGACTTAGAAAAGATAGGTAGAGTTATGCAAGAGCTAGAAATAGACTCAGCTAAAGATGCAACAGTTAAAGAAGGAATGATGGAAATAACAGAGTTCATGTCAGCTTACACTTGTAAGTTAGCTTCTAAGAAATTAACTGTATCTCATAACTTTGCTGAAATAGTAGCTAATAAGAAAGCAGATGCTAAGCATAAGAAAGATGTTAAATTCACATACTCTATAGATGACTACTTACCATTAGACAATGCTTATGACTATGCTAAAGAGCAATTTGAATTATTTGTAGCTGCTAACCCTAATGCATCTCAAGAAGAATTAGTTAAAGCTAAGACAGATGCTATAAAGGATGCAATGAAAGAATCTTTAATAAAAGACTCTGCTACAGAATTAAAAGAGTATATGGTACAACAACAATCTAACTTCATAGGGCAATTAGTAGAAATGTACGAATTATCTAATATGAGATTATTCGAAGAATTCTTAGGTTTAAATATAAACAAGGACGCTAATGCTATACATGATGTTAAAAAGATGGTTGTTATAGCATGTGAAATGATACATAATCACTTTAGATATGCTAAACATATGCCAATGACTAAAGTAGATGAATTAGCTGCTAAATTAAGAAATGCTATATATACTTTAGGAGAAGTTAAAGGATTAACTCCAGAAGAAACATTCAGAATAGCTTGTAAAGCTGGTTGGTTCAAGATAACTGAATATAAAGGAGAACAAAACTTCTCATTATTAAAGAACTATAGATACACTGCAATATCTGCTATGTTCAGCAATGAATTAAAATGGCACTTCAATGCAGATGCTATGTATAGCACTATAGAAGTAGAAATACCAGATAACTTTGCTATAGCTCCAGGAACTCCATTCTATATGGAAAATGGTGAATGTGAAGTTGAATTAGAAGATGGTTCAACTGATTTCATGTTCTGTACTGAAGAAGATGATTACACAGGAATAGTTATAGCTAAAGTAATAGGCGGTGAAGCTGTATTTGTTAAGTATGTAAATGAGTATGAATTCGAACAAGTTGAATTCTTAATGTTTGACAATGTTTGTGATTTAACTCAAGCTGCTAATGTATACAATGCTAACGCTGCTACTAGTGAAGTAATAGTTAACTCAGTTACTACTATGACTGAAACTAATACTAATGGTATGGATGCAGCTGAAAAAGAATTAGCTGAAAAAGCTGATGCTGCAAAATTACAAAAATCATTTGGTCTATGGTCTAATGCTATAGAGCTAAGTGTAAGCAAGAAAGATAAATACTCTCTACACACTATTAAGATAGGTGGTAAGTTACATCTAAACTTAAGAAGAGATTCAGATGCTGCATCTAGAATGTTAGGTAGAGTGTCACATGTTGTTAAAGCTAATAAAATGAGCGAATACACTAAGATGGATACGATTGTATGTGCTAAAGGTGCTATAGCTATATTAGGATAAGCAACAATATAGAGGGGTCTAATGGCTCCTCTTTTTAATAAAACTAAACTATAAGATAAAATAATTTAAATAACAAAGGAGATAAATATTATGAAAAACGTAAACGCATTATTAAAGAAAGAACAACAAGCAAAGGATATATTAGCTAACATAGGAAGAGAGAAAGAAGATTTAGCTATAAAGAAATTAGCAGAAGTAAAAGAAATATTAGCTGCATTAGACTGCTCTTACTTATTAGAAACGACTACTATAGAGAAAGTAGTAGAAAAGGAAATAGAAAAGATAGTTGAGAAAGTTATTGAAGTAGAAGTAGTTAAAGAAGTTGAAGTTGAGAAAATAGTAGAGGTTGAAAAGATAGTAGAAGTTCAAGTACCAGGGCCAATACAATTTGTACAAGATACGACTGAAATAGAAAAACATTTAGATACAATAGATGCTCAAAAGAAAGAAATAGAGGAGCTAAAGAAAACTATAGCTGAATTACAAGCTGTTAAAACACAAGAAGTAATAGAGACAACAAATACATCTGATGAAGATGATTATATGGCATTCTTAGCTTCACAAGAAGAAAATATAATGTCAGAATTAAAACACTATGAGCAACAAGAGCCAGTAGTGGAAGAACCAGTTAAAGAGGAGAAGAAAACTGAGAAGGAAGAGAAGAAAAATATAGACGCTCCACAATTTGTTAAAGTGTCTAATAGTAAAGTAGGAAAGAATCCTAACGCTAAACTGTATCAAACAGAAAAGTGTTATTTAATAGCTAGTCCTACTACAGATGAAATAACTTGGTTATCTCATGAGAAGTTATCTGATGAATATAAGATAGCTGTTGAGAATGTATTAGTAAATGAGCATAAATTCTTAACTAATAGAACTAAGTTATCTCCAATTAAAATAAATAGAGATAATGCTTATATGGCTAGAAGCTCAGCTATTAAAGGTGTAACTGAATTCTCTATGGAAGATGTTTTAGTTGGATATGTTAAATTAAATGGTAAGTTCTACTTATATAGCTACTCTCCTAAATTTGCTAGACCTAGTGTAGATTCATTAGATGCAATAATAGCTAAGAAAAGTAAGACTATGCCAAGCATGTCTATAGTAACTAAGGTAACAGCTGAGGTTATAGATATGTATAAAGAATATAAAGCATTATTAGATGTTAATAAGAAGGAGGCTGATAAGAAAGCAGAAGAAAGTGCTAAATTATTTAATGAGAAAGTAGAAGCTAGAAAAGCTCAACGTGAAGACGATGAAGCTTTAATAGCAGCTGCTGGCTTATTAGATAAAGTAAAGAAGGATAAGAAGAAAGTAGTTTCAACTGCTTCATTCTCAAGTTCTTCTATGCTTGATGACATAGAGGCTGAACTGTTCTAAGCCTAACTCCCCTACGGGGAGGGTACATTTGCTAAGCCCTACGGGTGTTTTCACAGAAAAGGGCACTACGTGACCCTTTAACAGAAGACTACGTCTCTCTACGAGAGACAGCAGAAAACAATCTTCTATGAAGATTATATCTCCCTCTTAACAGAGGGAGCAGAAAAGTCTTCTTTGTGAGCAAATGTCTTAAGGCATAGCATGTTATTTAACAGCTTATGTTAACATATTTGTTCATATCTCTCTACGAGTGCCTATCACTCTACGAGAGCAGAAAATAATATTTTGTGAAATTAAATTTGAATTTTCGGAGGTATTCTTATGAAAAAAATAATAAATTGTTCAATAGCATATAAAAACGTAGATTTTATCACTGAAGAAGGTTATGTTTGTGCTTTTTTTGATGATAAAACTGTTGAGCTTTTGTTTATATATGATATGTCAAAACTATGTTTTTATGAGAAAGAATTTATTGGTCTTACAAAAGATGAGGCATTAAAACTTTATCTTGAAAGACAAGAAAAAGTATGTTAGAGGCTATTAAGCCTCTTCTATGCTTAGATACAGAAAAAAGTCTTTTATGAAATAAAATATTATAAGATTATTGGAGGTAATTGAAATGGCAAGAAGAATTTATACTGTAGCAGGAAGAGCAGGTACTGTTGTAATAACAGATAGTAAGAAAAATGAAAATGGTAAAGGTGCACTATATACATTTGTAGATGAGAATCAAAATACTCAATTATGTGCTATTAAAGCATTAAATGATATATTAGAAATCGTACCTAGACCAAATCAAATGAAATTTGACCAACCAGTTGTATTTTTACTACCTAGATTCATAGAGTTCTTAAGATATGAAGATACTAGAAAAGTTTGGGTAACTACTGGATGTAAAAAGAATGGAGAAGAGATAGCTCCAGAGCTATTAACAGAAGTAAAACGTCTTGATAAGAATGTTGAGCTATTAAGCAATAACATACAACTATTTGGACAAAGAGGTTTAAAATCTCAAATGTTCATAGACTATAGAGACGCTACATGGAAAATAGTAGACAGTATGGTTCCAGCACCTGAAAGAGTTAGTGCAGTGGACGCATATTAGTCTACTCCCCTTCGGGGGAACAGCAGAAAATTGATTATTATGATTATAAAATATAAATTACAAAATAAAGGAGATTATTGATATGAAAACAATATTTAAATTAGGAAGTATAGAAGTACAAGGAGTAAAAATAAATGATATAGAGGTTACTCAAGAATACACAGCTAAAGAGGCTATAGACTTAGTATTTGCAGGAAAATCTTTCGTTAAAAGTTTAATAAAAGATTTACCTGAAATGCTAGAAGACTTAGAAGTAGTTTCTAATAAATTTAATGGAATAGATGAAATAGATGAAAGAGTTGAGTCAAAAGACATGACTAAGGAATTAGAAGATTTCATTAAAGAAATAAATAAAAATGAAGACAACTGTCCATTCAAAGTTGTTGGTATAACTAGAAGAGGTTAATAGCCTCTTCTTTTTTCATTATAAGCAGAAAAAGCTTTATATGAGCATTATGTTATAAAAGCATAAGCAGAAAATTATTATTTATGAAATTATAAAATTATTAAATTATAGGAGGTACTATCAAATGAAAGAGATAGTTATAGTAAGTAAAGGAAATAATGCAGTAGCATACGGAGAAGGTGTTGAGATTAAGAAATCTAGTACTACAGGAGTAAGTGCTAATTTAGCTGTATTGAATGAAGTATTAAAGAATCATGTGCCAACAGAGGCAGGTGAGACATTTAGAATATTCTTAATGGATTTAGTTCAAGGAATAAATTCTGGATATGCAATAGACTATGTTAAAACTGGTAAGCAATTAAATGGAGAAACTTTAGCTTCTGAAGACTTAGCAGGATATAAAGAATTCTATGATTTATATAAAGATAGGCTATTAAATGTAAGATTTAATCAAGTATCATATATACCTAAAATGAGAGATAACAAAGTATATATGGACTTAAGAAGTAAAGCATATGCTATACTTAACACAATGCAAACTGTTGCAAGTGTACCACAAACTACTACTCAAGTAATAGACCCTGATAAAGAGTTACGTGAAACACTAACTGCATTAATGACAGATGCATTAAAAGCAGGTGATATGGATACATATAAAATGCTTAAAGCTGAAAGAGACGCTTTAAAGGCACCAGAAGTTGTTACATTAACAGCTGGAGGAACTACTATACCATCAGAACAACCTAAATTTGAGGTAACTGGAGGAGCTAGTATAGATGATACAGATTTAGATAAAGAACTATCTGGAGCTGTAGCAGAAAAGAATAATAATGATGAACCAATTGTGTTCAATATAGAAAGTGCAGGAACAAAGCCTAGTTGGGACGGAGTACAAGTTAACGCTTAATCTCCTTCCCCATCTAGGGGAAATATAATATTAACTAATTAGGAGGATTTTAAAATGCAAGCAATAAAAATGATAAAAGGTGATGAAAGACTTATAGGAGAATTAATGGCTAATGTATTCATACCATTATGTTCTAATGAAGAAGGAGTAGTTACAGGAGTAGAATCTATGGGTTCTGAACAAGACGGTTATATGATTAAAATTGATACAGAAATGTTAAGCGACATTCAATTAATGATAATCGAAACTGCTTTAAGTTCAAGAGTACAATCTGGAGTATTAACAGGATATGAACCAGATGAAACATTAATACAAAATACATTTGCTTTAATAGCTAATAGTCCAGAGAAAATAGAAATAGTTCTTAAAGATATATTAGGCGGAGCTAAAGTAGATGAAAATCAAATAATAGTATTACAACAACCATTTGCACCAGGTATGTATAACACTTTAGTGCATACTATAATAGCTTTTAATTTAAATGATGACCAAATGAAAGCTATAGAACTAGCTACTAAAGTTGCTCAAACAGGAGTAAAAGTAAGTAACTTTACTAAGAAAGCTAGAATGATAGGAGGAGCTAGTGCTTCTGTATTAAATAGAGTAGGTAGAGAAGTAACTCTTGCAGGTGTTGAAATCGGAGCTACAGTTGGTGTAGGTATGGTTAAGACTGGTGTAGAGGCTACTGCTTGTGTAGCTAATATAGCTATTAAAGAACTAAATCACAAAGAATTAATGAAAGGTGATAATGTTCAAAACTTAATGAAAACTATAAAGACTACATTTAAGAAACAAGAAACAGCTAAGTTAAGTAGAGGATTCGGAGCTCTTTAAGAGCTTCGTTTCTTTTTAATAGCTTTATTGGAGGCTTATTGTAAATGTTAGAACTTATTAGACAGATTAATATAGCTTGGGAGCAGAAAAGTTCTCTTTATGATATAAAACCTAATATACAACTAGGTTATTTTGATTTTAGAAACAAAGTTATGTTACAATATAAAAAAACATTATAGAAAAGAGGATATTATTATGCAAAATCAAAGAGAAAATTTAATCAATATAATAGCAAGATGTAACTCTAAACAAGTAAAAAGACAATGGATTCACGAAATGGTTTCTTTAACAGATATAGAATGTGCAGAAAATCAATGTACTGGATGTTCTATAGAATCAGATTGTATAGAAGTATGTAATATAAATTAGAATAATAATAACTATTTGGAGGATGTTAAAATGAATAAGAATGTTGATAACTTAAAGGATTTAAAGGGTGCTATTTCTTTAATAGCTAAATTTGATACAGAAGAAGATGATAAGACTATAGATAATCTTATATGTCATGCCATTAATACTGGTTTAGATATAGAACAATATAATGATGATATACTATTAAACATTATATAATATGCCGAGGCCGCAAGGCCGAGGCTAATCTCGTTAGAAGATTATCTTATTTTGCAAGATTTATTATATCATCTTGCAGAAAACGTGTCTTCTCCCTAAGGGCTAGAGAACACTTTTTGAGCAATTCTTGCAAGTTGATTTTTAAAAACTTGCAGAAAATCTATTTTTTAGGAGGAACTTATGTCAATAAGCGTCAGCGGAAAAATTGTTAAGATATTAAACTGCAAAGATAGTTTTGATTTTGGGGCTAATTCAGGATACATTGTAAATAATGCGTTAAAACAATATTCTGGACCATACAAAGATATTGAGAAGGTTGTTTTAAAAGCTTTAAATCAAACTAGAACAACTAGAAAGCACAATTTATTTACTCAGCTAGTAACAGCAGAAAATACTTATGCTTGTAATGAAATAAATGAGGATTATATTCAGATATCTATGTCTGGTAAAGAAATAAAGAGTAGTTATAATACTCTTAATAGAGAAGATGATGTTAAAAACTCTAAAGGTATATATATAATCTTTAATAATAGTCTAAAAACTATTTATATAGGTGAAACTTCTACATCTTTTCATGAAAGATGGACTAGGCATTATAGTTCTCCTATGAAACAATTAAAAACTTTATTAGAAAAAGACGATACTTTATTTGAAATATTAGAGAAAACTAATGGTGATAAAGTAACTAATTTAGCTAGAGAACATTATTATATAGAGTGTTATAAAGCTAATTCAGACTATAAAGTACTTGGAGGTCCTGGATTCTAATCATATTTAGATATATTCCGCTCAACCCGTTTTGGTCTCTCTTGAGAAATTTATATATTTTGAGCGGGAGGACCTAGTCCGCAAGGAA